TGTCTTTGATTTGATATATGCTCGTATGCCTTAGCTACGGCTAATCTAGCTTTCTCTCTTCTTCGGCTTCCTTTTTGCTTGCGAGTTAATCTACGTTGTAAGCATCTTAATCGTGCGGAAGACCTTTCCAGATATTTCGGATTCTCGAAAACCAAACCGTTCGATAAGGTCGCGAATGTCTTTATCCCGACATCGATACCTATAGTCGTATCCGGATTTATAGGAGACTTGTCCGGTAATTTAAGGCCGCTGTTTACAAGGATACTGACATAATACTTATTTGTAGGTGACTTTGATACTGTAACAGTCCCTACCTTACCCTTAAACACTTGGTTAGAGTAGAATTTTACCCATCCTAATTTCGGTAGTTTAATCCTGTTGTTATCAAAATCAACGTGAACATTCATGATATTCTTGAACGATTTCCTTGATCCTCGCTTTGATTTGAACTTCGGGAAGCCTTTCTTCTCTCTAAAAAATTTGGTGAAAGCTTGATCAAGATTTCTTATTGACTGTTGTAGACATTCGTTAGATACCTCATTGAGCCAAGTATATCCCTCTTGTTTCTTTAGACTAGTCAATTTCTTGCATAGATCAACAGCCGTCAGTGATTTTTTATTATCTTGATACGCTTCGATTTTCGTTTGCAAAGCCCAGTTATAGATAAATCGAGTTGATCCGAAAGTTCTCTCCATTAGCGAGATCTGTTCGGATGTCGGATTCAGTCTATATTTATAAGCTTTTAGCATACCACTGTCTTTTGATGCAAAGGTATGATATAAAAAGTAATTATATACCATTTCACTTATGCTGTATAACATAGTAGTGCGGAATTGTGTATATGTTCACTTTGTTTTTCTTGTATATTTAATATTTTTTTTGTTTCATATCGGTTCTTATTAATACCAACTGCATGACATGACGTGCCTTGATGATGACATATATCACGATCTTAGGATTATTAATTTTTGAACTTTGTAACGCCCGCCATCAGGTGGGGTTATTATTAATTCAAAAATAAATAGACATGGGTACAAGTGGAGACAAAATCGTTTTGTTAGACGGTATGGGTTCCGGTAGTGGAAGCGCCACTAACGGTTTATTATCTATGATTCCGGGGATGTTCGCCAACTTAATAGGCGGAAATAAGATGGATCCGAACTTGGTAGCGGCCTTGATGAACGGTCGTAACAACCAAGACGGTTTCGGCGGGGCTAACGGTTGGTGGTTGTGGATCATCGTCCTGTTCTGGTTATGGGGCGGCCGTGGACGTAGCAGGCGTTCGGATGGGACTTACATGGGTTATGGTGGCGGAATATACGACCATTATGGCAAGGAGCATGACGGTAGGATGGATGAGCTAGAACGCCGTGAGCGTGATCTTGAAAGACGTGAGAGGGAGCTGGAACGTGACGAGCGTGAGCTTGAGAAACGTGAAAGACTCCATGAACGTGAGGACGAGATGTATCGCAGGGGATGGTTCGGTGAGCGCGGCATCCGTGACGAGTACGAAGGTACCGAACCGTATATGCGCAGGGGACGCAGGAGTCGTTACTACTGAGGAGCAGACGCCGATGACCCGGATTATAAGCGGTATATAGACACCCATGGATATCACTTTTCCAAGGAGCTGGCTAGGGAAGCCGCTGACAAGATGCTTAACGCCGACGGGTCCAAGAGAAGATGGACGATGGAGGACGCTAAGCAGATGTTCGATAAATGCGGGGCCAAGAAACCTGATAACGCCACTTGGGGAGATATCCAATACCTGTTCGCTATGTTCTATAGCGACTACTTTCCTAAGGTATTGGATTGCGACCAGAAAATAGTCAAGGCTGTCTTGGCTTATCTGGAAGACCCTGACGCCCCGGAAGGGACGGCGTTCGTAAGGTATCTGGCGGTGCGGTGCTTCGTCGGTGACACAATCAAATGGAGTGATATGATTTAGTTTGATACAACGTTGGAGAACCCTGTCGGCGATAGAATACCGATGGGGTTTCTTTTTGCCCGTAACTTTATTATGATTACATTTGTTCGAGGTAGATCTTTTGTTCATGGCAGGGTGGACGGGAATGGAAAAGGATATCCTCAATATTGAAAGTGTTTTTAAAATGAGATTGGTATATAAGTTTAACATAGGGAAAAATGAAGAGTTGTCTAGATTATGCAAGATTAGTAATAATTTGTATAATCAAGCTCTTTATATTTTTAGAGAAACTTTATCAAAAGAAGATAAGTGGTTGTCTTATTATGAGTTAAACAATATACTTATTAAAACAAAGAATCTTGATGGAGAGGTAAATTATAAGCTTTTAAAAGCTCAATGTTCACAACAAATACTTCGTGTTCTAGATAAAAATATTAAGAGCTATTACAGATCTATTCATGATTTCAAAAAGAATCCATGTAAATATAGAGGTAAACCAGAATTGCCTAAATATAAGAAACGTGGATCAGAGTTCTCTTTATTTTATACTAACCAATCTTGTAGTATAAGACAAGGAAGGATTATCTTATCTAAAGATTTATTTATTGATATTCCTCAATATGATAAATATTGTTGCCGAATATCTAATTTCAAGCAAGTAAGGATTATTCCATTATTTGTAGGTTATAAGGTTGAGATAGTTTATGATATTGAAAATAAAATTATTGAAGATATACGAGATGAGAAGGTAGCATCAATAGATTTAGGCATTGATAATCTTGTTACTTTGATCAGCGAGGATTGTAATTTTATTTTTAGTGGAAGGTTTGTTAAATCTTATAATCAATTTTTTAATAAAACGCTTTCACGGCTTATAAGTATAAAGGATTTACAAAGAATAAGAAAAACAACAAATCGTATAAAGAAATTATACTATGACAGGGATAGATATTTAGAAGATGTATTTCATAAGATAAGTAGGAGGATTGTTGACATATTGATTGATTCCAGAGTGACTAAGTTAATTGTAGGCTATAATAAAGGTTGGAAAACTGGAGTAAATATGGGTAAGAAAAACAACCAAAAGTTTACTCAAATCCCTTTTGCGAGATTGATAAGTTATTTGGAATACAAATGTAGATTATCTGGAATAGAGTTCGTGGTAAATGAAGAATCCTATACATCTAAATGTGATGCCCTTGCTTTGGAGCCAATATCCAAGCATGATTCTTATTTAGGCAAAAGGATAAAACGAGGATTGTTTCAATCTTCTGTTGGTAAACTGATCAATGCTGATGTGAATGGTGCATTGAATATAATGAGAAAAGTAGTCGGTGATTCCAATGGTGTTATTCAAAGGATAATCGATAGTGGGTTGCTGTTCAATCCGGTTAGGGTAAGAAGTGTGTTTCCTAGAGAATGTCTACTTCTAAACTGATAAAAATGTAATGTTTTTATATATTTAAAATATTTTAAGGCATGGCTAAAGGACATTATTGGATAGAGCCTGTGGATCAGACGTTAAATGATTTTCAGTTTTATAAGGCACGTATCGTAGGCGATCCTGAATATGACGAGAGACATCATCGAGTTATATTGAGAACTGATAAGTATTTCCCTGTCGGAAGTATCTTCCATGTCTTAAAAGACCCAGAGATGTTTGTTATAGAGAGGAAGTTTAAGACATGGGGGAATAAGTATGTCGTTAAGCCTTGTGAGGGTGAATGGGAATGGGAATCTGTCCAGAAACTTAAAGACAAGGCTATTATATTCCGTAGCGGATTCCTGCATGGGGACGGCAGCTTCTAACACCTGCCCGCATCTACCCCCCCCTTCGATTTCTTTGGGTTGATACATATATCTATATTTGAAAAAAAAATAATTGTAATATGGCAGATTTTCAAGGTAAATACAATGGCGAGCAGATAGAGCAGCTTTTGGATAAGGCTAATGATATTGATCTTACCAAATATGCTCTTAAGACAGATAATGCCCCTACCGCCACGAAATTACAGGCGGCTAGGACTATAGCGCTGTCCGGTGCCGTGACCGGTAGTGTTTCATCGGACTTCGGGAGTAATGTTACTATCTCCACGACATTGGCGAACTTCGACGCCTCTAAGATCACGTCCGGTACTATCGATATAGATAGGTTGCCTAAAGCGGCCTTAGAGAGAATGGTCGTGGTTGCTGATGATACGGCAAGGTTTAAACTTACTACAGCCACGGCTCAGGTCGGGGACACGGTTAAGGTGACGGCCACGAATAAGATGTATCTGGTCAAGGATGATAGTAAGTTGAATACCGAGGATGGTTACGAGCCTTATACGGCAAGTTCGGCGTCATCTGTGCCATGGTCTGGAGTGACCGGCAAACCTAGCACCTTCGCTCCACCTACGGCGGCGGCCTCCACCTTAGGTGGCGTAAAGGTAGGATACACGACTTCTGGCAAGAACTATAAGTTACAGGTTGACGCTTCTGGTAACGCTTTTGTTAATGTTCCATGGACAGATAATAATACGACCTATAATCAGGCCACGGCTGATACTTTAGGATTGGTTAAGATCGGTTATTCCTCTAGTGGGAAGAACTACGCCGTATCCTTGGACTCTAATGGGAAGATGTATGTGAATGTCCCTTGGACTGATAATAACACGACTTATGCTCAAGCCACGAGCGATAATCTAGGTCTTGTTAAGATTGGATACTCTGCCAATGGCAAGAACTATCCCGTTGCTCTTGACGGTAGCGGTAAGATGTACGTGAACGTCCCGTGGACAGATACTAACACCACATATTCCAATATGGGGGCGGCTACTTCCTCCGCTGCGGGAAAGGCCGGCTTGGTCCCTGCCCCAGCCGCAGGTAAACAAGCCTCTTTTTTACGTGGTGATGGCACGTGGGTTGTCCCTACTAATACCACATACGCCAAGGCCAATACATCGACCCTTGGGCTGGTAATGATCGGATATGCGGAGAATGGCAAGAATTATCCGGTAGAGCTGGATAGTAGCGGAAAGATGTATGTTAATGTGCCTTGGACAGACACTAATACGACGTATGGTGTTGTAGGAGCTAACGGGTCTACAGGTCTGGTAAAGAACGGGAGTACGGTAACCAGCGCTTCTGGCTATACCGCCTGTCCTATTGTCAGTGGTGTCCCTTATTATAAAGACACTAATACCACTTACGCCAATATGAAGGCAGCTACGGCTTCAGCGGCTGGTGCTGCGGGATTGGTCCCGGCTCCCGCAGCGGGGAAACAGACGTCTTTTCTTCGTGGCGATGGAACATGGGTCGTGCCTACCAATACCACATACGGATTAGCCTCTACTACAGCTAACGGCTTATTGAGACAGCTTAATGGAAGCACATCCAGTTTCATGCGTGGAGATGGCACTTGGGCTACACCTCCTAACACGACATACGCCGTAGCCAATGAGTCTACTAACGGTTTGATGGCGGCCGCCGATAAGAAGACCATGAACAGGCTTATAGGGGTTAATACGGTCACGACATTAGCTAACCTGCCTATTAGCAAGAGAAGTATCACGGCTACGTTATCAGCCGCTACCACCCTATCCGTGCAGTCAGGGATGCAGATAGGGGAGGAGCTGATGATCAGGTGCGTCCCGTCGGCGGCCTTCACGCAGGCTATACCCAACTCCGGGGCTTATGTAAGCATGAGTGGTACTTCTATAACCACTACGGCTAACAAGCCTTTCGAGATAAATATCTGGTGTTACGCTTCAGGTAAGTATAGTATCGCCGTTAAAGAACAAGATTAATGATATAAGATATGAGCTACGTATATATAAACAGGGAAATATATCCCAATCAATTAGTCCAGGACGATCCGCTTGATGATAATTACGCCAAGGGCTATAGTTATGATGATTACATTAACGGGAATCCCGCCCCATGGATAGAGCTTGGGGAGGAGCAATTGGTGTTCAAGGAGGCTAATCCTAAAGCTACGGTTAAGGAGATTATCGAGGCTAAATTGGATGACTCAAGGCTTCTTAATGAGGAGAAATCGGCTAAGTATGAGGAGATCAGGACTTATGAGAATAATAATCTTCATGAGTTTTTCTTGGATGACCAAAATATCTATATCCCTGAATATGATAGGCGTAACGCTTTGGCTGATGGGGCTATAGCTGGTAAGATAACGATCATGGGTCTGGAGTTTGATATGACGGAAGGCAAGATCTTGATCGGGATGATGGATAGGTACGATAATGACCTGATGTCGGCGTTAGGAGCCAAACAGAGGGAAGTAAGCTTAGCCACTACCGTAGAGCAGGTGAGGGCTATTGACGCTCAGTCCGGCTATCCTGATAAGGTAAGTGTTACCACGGCGTACATCCAGCAACAGGCGAAGGAGAAGGACGCTTCTGATCCCCAGAAAGTAGCTGCCAAATTCTCTAGGATGGTAGTTAATAATAAGGCCATATCTTTATCTTCTAACGAGAAATTGGATATTAAGGTCCTATTCCCTATATGGGGACAAGAGGGAGCGGAGTTCGGGCTGTCGGTGGATGCCGGATTCTGCCTCAGGGTGGTTAAGGACGATACGGATATCCTTTATGAGGTTATTCAGTCACATACGTTGTCAGCGGAATGGGAACCCGGACTAAATACGGCTTCCTTATACAAGGTCATTGATAAGGAGCATGCCGGGACCATAGGGGATCCTATCCCGTATTTCCCTCCAATGGAGATATTCAAGGATAAATATTACATCCAGAACGCTGATGTATATAAGTGTACTAGGGATAGCGGAACTCCTCTTAGTCATAATCTAAAGGACTTAGTAGGGTTGTATGTTGAGGTTGTACAGGGCTAGTCATATCTATCCCCCCCCTATATTTGGCTTGTGATATGATACAAGTTATTTTTGGCATAATAAAATGACATTTGTAAATATATTTAAGTATGGCATCACAAAAATTCGGTTTCGTAACCGTCGACCCGGTATCAGGATCAGGAGATCAGGCGGTTAATTTCTCCGGTGAGAAACACACCGGTCGTCTTCAACGCACTATCAACCTTACGGTCACCACGAACGGCGGGGCTAAGAAGGCGTTGGTAGTTAATCAGGCAGCGGCTGCTGAGGTGGTAAGATCAGACAGCCCTAACGCTTCCGTACAAAAGACAGGTGGTAATGTTACCATCACCGGTAAGTCTAACAGTACTAAGCTTACGTTCGCGGTCACGCCGGCTGAGGAGAACGGGCTTACGTTACAGCTCCCGGCTAACTACACGGCGGCTGGAAAGACTACGGCTAACGGAGCGATTATCGCCGACGATCCCGGAGCCGCTGGCGAGTTCGTTTGGAGCATCACGATCTCGGACGTACCGGCCAACGTCACGATCGAGGAACTGACAGCTACATTGAAGGTAACTGCCGCTGGTGGCCAGACAGCCAACGTGACGGTAACGCAAGCCGCTGGAGACTCTACTATCGAGCTTGACAAGGAGACTATTAACTTGGATGTAAATGGTACTCAACAGACGGTTAACGTAACATCTAACGACAGCTGGACTTGGGCGCAAGCAGCCGCCAGAACCGTATTGAGAATGATGGGACGATAATCAGTTTCTTTTCTCTTACTCAGACCCCGATCGACTTAAGCCGGTTGGGGTTTATTTATTTTACTATCTTTGCAATAGAACGAAAAAACGATATATATATGGCTAATGATTTGAATATTAATTGGAAAGACGGGGTAGGTGAGGTAACGGACCAGCCTCTGACCATCAGCCCGGGGTCCGGGACCGGCAACGCCGCTGTTTCTTTTGACTCGGTGATGAACAAAGGTCTTGACCGTACCCTTGAGTTGGAGATAATAACCCCCAAAGGCGTTAAGAAGACGCTTACGGTGAATCAGGAGGGATGTAGGCAGGCTTATATCACAAGCGACGGTAAACGGTGGCTGACTAGCGACAATCGGGTGTATGGGGTTTTGAAAAGCGATGCTCCGTGCGAATGCATAGGTGATTGTCCTTGATATTTTGTTTTTACGAATTTTGTAATTACATTTGTGGCGCATGTCCATCACCATGCTTTTCGTCGCTAATTTATTATAAGGGATACCGGTCTGTGATGGGATCGGCATCCCTCTGTTTTTTAATATGGAGAAGATAAATGTTTTCGATGTTCAGGTTCCTGATGAGAGACAAATCCGTTGTATGTCGTATAATAAGGTTACTTATTTTGATCTTGACGATATATGTAAGTTATGTTTTGACTCATACGACCTACATGATGTGGCTGACACTAAGGTTATAACCTTAAATAATATGTAAAATATTGAATTTTATTTGATGTTTTACATATATCAGAAATGATCAGGTTATTAGCCTAAGTCTTGAAATAAAGACTACGTTATTGGAGAATATATAGTTACCTACGGATGTTTATCCAAGTCCGTAGCTCTAAGGTAGGTGATTAAACAATGTTTGTATTTGGGACATAGTGTTGCCTATACAAAACCTTCAATAACATTGGCGATGGGTACTAACAGGGTTTTACCCTGATTTATGTTGAATAAACATTAAAAAAAGTAGCGAAAAGTGGTATACGTTCAAGATATAGACGGAAATCCTTTAATGCCAACAACGAGGCATGGGAAGGTTAGGAGGTTGCTTAAAGCAAAGAAAGCAACCGTAGTGAATCTTTGTCCTTTTACGATCAGGCTTTTGTATGATACAACCGGTTACAAGCAAGAGATTACGTTAGGCGTTGACGCAGGTACAAAACACGTTGGTTTGTCAGCGACAACGAAAAGCAAGGAACTTTACGCAAGTGAGGTTATTCTGAGAAGTGATGTTGTTGATCTTCTATCAACAAGAAGAGAGTTAAGGAGGGCTAGAAGGTATAGATTGAGATATAGGAAGCCAAGATTCAATAATAGAATAAAATCCAAGAAAGATAAATGGATAGCTCCATCAATCAGGCAGAAGATTGATTCTTATATTAGGATTATCGGTTTTGTATATTCTATACTACCTGTCTCAAAACTGATTATTGAGGTAGCCCAATTTGATACTCAAAAGATCAAGAATCCAGAGATATCGGGTAAGGAGTATCAGGAAGGTGAACAATTAGGATTTTGGAACGTGAGGGAATATGTTCTTGCAAGAGACGGGCATAAATGCCAGCATTGTAAGGGTAAGTCAAAAGATTCTATTCTTAATGTCCATCATATTGAGTCACGCAAGACTGGAGGAGATTCACCTTCAAATTTGATTACTTTGTGTGAAACCTGCCACAAGGAATTTCATAAAGGTAAAATCAAATTGAAAGTGAAAAGATCTGCCTCGCTTCGCGACGCAGCTGTAATGGGGATCATGAAATGGGAACTATACGATGAGTTAAAATCTTTATATCCAAATATCAAGATGACTTTCGGGTATATAACGAAACACGATCGCATAAATCATGGGATTGAAAAATCCCATGTATCCGACGCTTTTGTGATTTCAAGGAATTTTGATTCATATAGGCTTGGATATTATTACAAACAGAAATTAGTTCGTCGCCATAACCGTCAGATTCATAAGATGAAAATATTGAAAGGAGGAATTAAAAAGCCTAATCAAGCACCTTTTAAGGTTTTTGGATTTAGATTGTTTGATAAAGTAAGATATCAAGACAATGTATATTTTGTTTATGGTAGAAGAACTTCGGGGTGTTTTAATATTCGAGATATCAATGGAAATAATAACAAAAATCCAACTTTTAAGAAATTGACATACATCAGCCATGGATTGATTTCTGTTGAGACAGTTTGATCTTTTATCATAATGAATATTTCGCTCAATATTTATTTGTAAATTAATGAGATATAATAAATATACATAATTCATTTATACAAAATTTAATAATTCGTTTATATGAGAGAGATGGAATTTGATTTCGTGATATATCCATTAAAGTTGATTATCACGGCTGGATTAGATTATAAGACATTGTGTGATCGTTTCGAGAATATGGAACCTGAACACGAGGGGAAATGGGGAGATGAGGATGATATGGACAAGGAGGCGTCTTTCGCGAATTTGGTAAGGGATAGGGATGATGACGATAAATTCGCCATACTTTGGAATTTTTCGAGCGACGATGATTTAATAATGAGAAATATATGTCACGAGTCATTCCATATAGCAATGAGCGTATGTCAGTTTTGCAATATGTCTCTTGGTTTTAAGGTTGGAGAGGATGAACACGCAGCATATATAGCCGGCTTTGCTGGTGATTGCGTTAGTGAGTTCATCAATAGTAAGAATACGGATTAAGCCATAAATTATATAAGGAACACAAGAATATCAGCCTCCGCTTATTTGTGGGGGCTTTTTGTTTATCTTTGTCAAAAACATGAAGCTATGTCAAGTTGTGTAATTAAAAGAAATAGTAAGGGTAAGATAACCCGTGTCTTGACCCCTTCCGGCGAGGTATCTACCTTGTTCGATAAGATATCGGGTATAGCCGCCGTAAGTGACCTTAATAAGGCCGCTGAAGCTTATATGACTATTTATAACGATAAGTTTAGGTCTAAGTTCGGTGACTGGGCTAGATCTGTGCCAAGGAATAAGGAGGCGGCCAGATCCATAAGTGCCAGACTTAGCGCCAGCGAGTGGGGGCAACTTATGTCAGCCAGGGTCCTGTCCGCCATAAGCGATATGGATGCCCCGGCGTTGGCCAGAAGCCTTGGGAATAGCGACAATGTCGTGGCTTATCTTACCTCCGGAGAGGTAGGTGATGTCAATGATATGGCTGTGGTAGATACATCTACGGTACAGGAGGTGGATCTGGATTCCATAAACGAGGATAATATTGGCGATACGATACTGAAAGAGGCGTCATGGGATGATATAAGGGCTATCAGGGAGAATATAGATATTAAGGAGACAGCCCGTATGTTATGGAAGGCCGTGGAAAGCGCTTTTACCGGTCAACGACCTAATATCAGGGTGAATGGCGGAAATATAGATGGGGAGATCATATTTTCTGGTAATGTCTTGCCGTTAAATGATATTGAAGATTATACGCCCCCATCTTCAAGATTGGTGTATGATTCCGGTGAGCCTCGCCTGTTCTTTAAATCGGATGACGGCAAGATATACGACTCTTACGCCAACGCCATAAAAGGCTCGTCCGGCGGGCGGATCGAGGCCGGGTTCTTGGCCGGCAGTGTCGAGGAGAGCGACGTCCCGTCCGGTACGGCTGACATCTCCTTTGGCTCGTCCTCCATAACCCTTAACAACAGTGATTCGTTCATCCCGGTCCTTGGCATCAGCTCAGATTCTAATATAAGTACCCGTGGAGGGTTTGTCAATTACCTTATCAAGAAAGGTCTGTTGAGCGGGGAGCGTATAAGGCTAGGAGATAGGTATTATCTTACAGGGGCCGGCAACTCCGATGGTCTTAAGATTTATAACGCTATGGATGCCTTGTCTAGGCTAAGGAATAGGTTTGGTAGTATGTCTTCTGAGATGAACGTATTGGGTTCTATAGGTTTTGATACGGATGTAAGTAATGATCTTGATCTTATCACGACATCAGGGGAGAAGGTTACGGTAAGCAGATCGGAGATCAAGAGCATGTTAAGGCAAGGTAAGTTTGAGGAGCTTAATAACAAGTATGATGGGTTCATGGAACTAGCCTTGTCGTTGATGATGGAGGATAACGCTTTGTACGGAAGTAATGTCCGTGGGGTTATTGAGAATGAGAAGGCGGAGGATCTTCAAAACAGGACCGATATAACCAACATCTTATCCACATTAGGTATCCGTGTGATGGGTATGTCCGAATATATGGACAAGTATAAGATGCGTAATGGCGTGGATCCTTCGGCTAGGGCCTTATCTGACATGGCCAATGGGGTTATCGCCTTGGCTGAGGGGGCTACGGTAGAGGATCTCAATGAGGAGGTGGCTCATTTCTTGGTCGATACTTATCGTAACCAACAGGAGATTGACGAGGTGCTGGATTCTGTTGTCGGCACGTCGTTATGGAATCAGTTCGCTGGTCGTTACTATGAGGTGTATGGGAAGGAATACCAAGGAGAGGAGCTGGATCGGATGGTGAAGCGGGAGATCCTAGGTAAGACGTTGGGCCAGCGGTTCGTGCCGGGCATGGAACAGGCGGTAGAGGATCTGACCTCGTCCGAGGACGCCCAGCTCTCCTTGTTTGGCAGGATGGTACGAGCTATACGTAATTTCTTCTCCAGCCAAAGATCGGATTTAAATAAGGTACTTGACAGGATAAAGGAGTCGGCGTTAGCTGATGATCCAAGCGCCTTTGACGTGCTTCTGCTAAAGGATAGCGATCATCTCATGTACTCGTTATCGGACGTTGACGTGGCTAATAAGCTGATCAAGAACGGTAGGTCATTGGAAAGGCTATACACCAGATTGCAGAGGATGAGATCAAGCCAAAGCCAGAGGATCGGTGAGAGTATCTCCCTTCTTCGTGATATAGGCGAGAAGGTGAGACAAGTCGGGGGTGAGCTAAATAAGAATAACAACCTATTATCCACCAAGAGCGTCATAGCGACCGCCAAGGCTGAGGTGGAGTATTTGGTCACTGTCGCCAGTAGCCTACGTAAGAGCGGAAAAGGATTGGATTATGAGACGATACAGGTTATCGATAACGTATATGGGGAGATAGTTCCTCTGATCAGGAACCTTCGTGGATTCGTCAATAATCAGGCTGCTGATTATTATGGCAGCAATAAGGTTGGCATGGTAGAGGATATGGATGATATATTACGTATGGCTGAGACATCTATGTCTGATATAAACGCCCTTCGTAGCGATCGTAACGAGGATTGGCTGGATGGACAGCTCCGGATGTTTAATATCCCGGAAAGATTCTGGGATGGGATAAAGAAGTTGATAAATAACATCCATAAGGATATCAATGTCATGTCCCGGTTCTTTGGCACGCTGGAGCATAGTGGTAACGCTATTTTAGGTATGTTAGGCCAACGTCTAGCCAAGGCCCATAATGAAGCCCATACCGAAGGTATATCTAATATCAATAAGATGACTAAGATGATGAAAGAGCGTGGATGGGGGATAAAGGATAATGAGGATCTTATACAGAAGATAAACGGTAAGAACTCCGATTACCTTGACTCGTCCCGTGATTTCGCCAAATACGATTTACTATACAGGACCGAGCAGGCGAAAGCCATTATTGATATATATGATCTTAAGAAGGTTACGGGTAAGACCGAGAAACAACTTATTGATCTTCTTCTATCCGATAGAGGTCTTAAGGTGAAGACCCGTGACGACATAGTAGGATATGACGGGGATAAGCCTATTACGAAGGAGGTATATCATATATTCAAGCCTACAATCCAGAATTTCGATATCTCGGACATGACGTTCGAGGATCAGCAACGATATCTCGACGCGATAAATAGGTGGTTGGATGAGAATCGTGAGAAACCTATGGTACAAGCTTATTACGATAAGATCGAGAAAGTTAATAAGAAGGTCGAGGAAAGACTGGGTCGTAGGGTATCGCAAGCCACGTCCGATTTCATGACCCGTATCCGCAGGAGCAGGTATGTGGCTATGGATAAGTTTACCAAGAACGGGAAGGTGGATTGGGATGCGTTCCGGTCCGATCCTATAGCTTGGAGGTCTTATCTGGATATCTTACGTGATAGGGCCATAGCCAAGAGCGAGTGGTATTCTGACGGTACGCCAAAGGAAGAGGGGTCCGAGGCTCTGATGATGTCCGAGGAGATCAAGGCATGGGACGAGGCATGGGCCGAGGAGTTCGGGAATACCAACGAGGGTCGTAAGGCTTCCGCCGAGTTCAAGGAGATACTTCGTGGGATAGAGCGGTCCGAGGGCGGTAAGGCGGCGTTTGAGTTCCTGATAGCTGGCGGTCATCTTGGTTTCTCTAAGGATATGTGGGGATCCGAGGAGGGTGATTATTACGAGAATCTGGTTGATAAGATCACGGAGCAATCTGTATCATCATCAAGGATAGAGAAGGTAGAGGAGGCGATGGCAACAATAAATGAGATCAACGATCAGTTAAGACCTTTGCTTATCCAGTACCGGGATAGCACGAGATACGGGGAATATGATTTCGATAGGCTACGTGGATCCGCCTCATTAAGGAAGATAAACGAGTTATATGATCGTCTGGCTGAGGCTAAGAGTGTCATTAATGCCGCCGCTTCCGCTGAGGCTATTGAGATGGATATGCCCGATACGGTGGAGAGTGGAGTCACGGATTCTTACCGTAACGCTTTAAGGGATGCCATGGCATACGACAAGGGTATGGATGAGCTTAAATTCGCCAAGGACCATATGTCCGCCCGATCCCGGAGTCAGGTGGATAGGATGGCCGCTAAGCTATCTAGGAAGAACCCGTCATGGACGGCCGTGGAGGTATCGTTCTTGAGAAAGAAATACGGTCCTGATTTCAGTGATAAGCTGGCTAATGATATAGCTATGGGTAAGGCTAATAGTATACTTATCGAGTACGCCAGAACCCGGTTGTATCCTTATATGAGGAAATACTCTCCCAAGGGATATTCTGATTTCGTCAGGAAGATAAATAACGGTACGTATAAGGTATCCGAGTTCTTTGATGCCATAGAAAATGGTATATCTAAGGAAGAGAGCGTATCCCGTTTCGGGTTTGATATTAATATGATCGATCTGACGATCAATAACCAGTGGCTTGATGAGGCTGACGCCGAGAGTTCTTTCCGTAATCCTAATTATAATCCCGATCTGGGTTATGGATATCATACGCCTAGGTTCGATAAGTACAAGAACGAGGCTTTCTTCAAGAAATACGGTATTACCAACGAGGGGGAGGAAGCTACGATCAATAAGGATAAGTGGGAGATGAGGAAGGAGCTGCTTAACATAAGCCGTAAGGCTATGGAGGATTATGATGAGCGATTCCGGAACATCTACCAAATACCACAGATATCCAAGGGCGGCGTGGAGAGGATGGTGCAGGCCGGGGTTGACCCGAAGGCGGCCATCGGCAACGCCGTACGTGATATTGTTGGCGAGAGGGTTGATGATCCCATACATGGTCAAGGACAAGACTTAGGAGGGCTTGATGAGAACGATAACAAATATCGCATGATCCCCAAGTACTATCTGAGCAAGCTAGAGAATGCCGATGACGTATCCCATGACTTCGCGTACTCCTATTCCATGCTATCCCTTCAGGCGGCATCTTATAAGTATAAGAGAGCTGCTTTGGATGATGTTATGGGATATAGGAATATGATGCTTGAGACACAATATGATGGGGGAAAGAATCCGGAAGCCACTCATGCCTACAGGATGTTTCAGGACTGGGTTAACGCCAGTATCTATGACGTTAGGATAAACAATAAGCGGGCAGAATGGAATATAGGTAATTATAAGGTCGATCTTAATAAGCTGGCTCTTATGTTTACCAAATTCGTATCCAAATCCAACTTAGGCTTCTCCCCATTCGTCGCGGCTACCGGCGCCCTTACCGGGCAGGCCAACTTCCTTTTGGAGGGTATGGTAGGGCAGTATATAAGCAAGGACTCCATGAAATACGCCTATGGGGAAGCCCAGAAGCAGTTAAGTACGTACGTGTCGGAGATCGGGGATATAAACCGCACCAACAAGCTATATGTCGTTGGAGAGGCTCTAGGCGTGTTCAATGTCCGTAACCGTGTACGATCGGCAGCGTATAACAAAATCTGGAGAACCTTATTCCGGGACCTGCCGTTTAAGATGATGGAGGTTCTTAACTCCCCGTTGGATCCGCAGGTCATTATCTCGGTCATGGATGATACCCGCCTATACGAGGGTCAGTTCTGGTCATACTCCAATTTCAAGGAGATGATGATGAAAGACAGAAATATGTCCGCTAACGAGGCTAAACGCGATTGGGAGCGTTTAAGGGATTATTCTATGTGGAACATGGTAGATGTCAAGGACGGAAAGATCGTGGCTAAGAACGAGGCTAACAAGGATATTATAGACCGATATATACCCACCTTGTCCAGTAGGGTAAGGAGTATGGTGCAGATCTGTGACGGCGCCTTGAACGAGCAGAACCGGGTGGGGGCTAGCCGGAACGCTATCCTTAATATGGTGCTGCCTCACCGTGGATGGTTTATATTGGCCGTACAGCGGGCGTATAAGAAAGCCGGTTTCAATTTCCAAACCAACCAGTTTGAGGAAGGATATATGAGAACGTTATGGAGACTGGCCGGTAATGTCTATGGATCGATGTCCGAGGGCAGGATGGGAGAGGCATATGACGTGCTTAAGGAAGAGTATGATAAGCTTACCCCCTACGAGCAGATCAATATCAAGAGATCGATTATCAACATGGCGGTATTCGCTACGATGATGGCCATAGGACGGGCATTGATGGGATATAGGGAGGATAATGAGGATAGCTGGTTCGGGCAGTTCATTACCTACATCGGGTTCAGGACGATCAATGAGATCGCCTCCCAGACATCCCCGTTCATGGAGCTTAACGCCATAGACATGCTACAGGATCCGCTGGTCACCGCCCGGAAGTTAGGCGACCTCACCGATCCTCGAAACTGGGATCCGTTCGCTACTGTCCAGACCGGCGTATATAAGGGCGAGAGCAAACTATGGAGGCAGCTCATGAAGTTCTCGTTTGGTAAGCAATGGTATAATATCAAGACGGCTAGGGATATTAAGCAGACATCCGACTACTGGTTGATGACCAACGGCATGACGATGGGATTCTTTCTAGGTGGTAGGAATAAGGATGAGTCCGGAGAGGACGCTAATTGGTATTTTGACAGGGGAAGATAACTGATATGGTATGACAAAAAAAAATAGCCGGTCAATTGTTTAAGACAATTTGATTGGCTATTTTTGTATTCCCATCTATCCATCCCGGACGGATGGGAATAGGTAATTATTTTATGAATACAAATGTAGATCTTTTTCATGATTCCACGAACAATAGTAATGGAATTTTGACGTCCGAATCCAACGAAATGGATTTAAATACATTAATACCGGTAGTAGATAATAATAATCATAAGGTTGTAGACGCCAGGCTTCTTCATGCGTTTCTTCAAATAAGAAGAGATTTTACATCATGGATAAAAGATCGTATATCAAAATACGGTTTTATTGAAAATCAGGACTTTGTATTGATAAAATATGATTATTTAGGTAACTTACTGAATGACAGACTCCCCCATTTTGGTGAGTCTGATACTCAGGTAGTTGCAAAGACTGATTACCTGCTATTGATGGATATGGCCAAAGAGCTATGTATGGTAGAGAATAATGATAAAGGGAAGAAAGCTAGAAGGTATTTTATCGAGAAAGAAAAAGAATTAAAGAAGTTGGAAAAGTCGAATAATGATCAAGTAAGTCATTTGCGTATTCCCGACTTTTCCAATCCAGCGGAAGCCGCAAGGGCATGGGCTGATGAGTATGAGGCCAAGGTGAAGGCCGAGAAGGAAGCTATGTTGGCACTAGAAGCCAAGAACAAGGTCGAGGAGGAAAAGAAGATTGTCCAAGCCGAATTAAATACGGCTATAGATACGATAAAGGAGAATGAACCGGTAATTGATATGTTTAAAAGGTCTATTCCAAGAGAAGGTGTCCTTATCCGTGAATCATCAAAATATTTTGAGCAATTTGGCTATTATATCGGGATTAAGAACATGTATCCGTTATTACAGGAATTAAAATATGTTTTTAGGAATGAGAGAGGTAGGATAGAGGCATATCAGTCCGCTCGTAATTCTGGATTAGTTACATATGGATCTGATCCTGGTGATGAATATTGGGAGGCTAAGGCCGTGACTGTTATGATAACATTAAAGGGATTTGTTAAACTGGAAGAATTGTCAAGAAAAAAAAGGAGCGTTTTTGAGAAATATGGTCGGTTCACGATATGATGCCCCTCACTGCGATTATTCTGATAAAGGCAAGGCTATTAGAGCGCTTACTGGCGATAATAGGTTCACTAAAGATATTGATTATAAAGTTTTTACCCAAAATGGTAAAAACCCTACTGAGGGAAGATCAACAATTGTATATACGATAACTGCATTTTGCGTGGAATGTTTGATAACAAGGAAAGAAAGATGAGTATAAATAAATAGTTATACCATTGATAATTAATGTAATCCAAAAATGGATTTACATAATAAGAGAAGGATAGGCGATTATCATCCTATCCTTCTTATTTTCGTTATCGGTTATTATATTTATACACAAAATCATCCACATCCATATACTCACACCCGAAGTTTTCCGCCGTCTTCTTATCGGAGTCGGAGAACTGCCCTTCTTTTCCGGAAGCGTCCCCGATCATCATGATAGTATCGTATATGATCTTATTTTCCTCATCTACATTATCATTTATGAATTTGATATAATCCATATACTGGTCTATCATCCCCGTATTTGGTTTCCTATTGATGTTATCTTTATCATTGTTGTCGCAATAAAAGTTGTATACGGATATATTGGTATAATCCTCCAATGCGCTTGATATATAATCGAATTTATATTCAAACATCTCTTTGTCTACGAAGCCTTTTTCTATACCTCCCTGATTTGATATGATTAGTATATCATCAGGAGCGTAATTTTTGATAGCCTCAAATACGTAGAGTTTGATTTTCATATCCCATATACCTTTAGGGAATGTATCTCCTGACAATGTTTCAATCAGTGTCCCATCTAAATCTGTTATTAACAATTTATATTTTTTCATGATTCAAAATTTAAATGATATATAATTACCTTACTTTATTCATATACTACTCGTCCCATTGCTCCTAATAGCTCTTTATCATCCTGCTCCTTTACCTCTACATAATAATATCCCTTGAAACAAAATTTCTTTTGATCGGGATCTGACAAGAACTTTTTATATTCCTCGAATCCTTCATCTGAAAGATGATAAGCCTTTCTTTTTTGCTGAAGTAATTCATCTGATTCTAATATCTGTTTTTTAGTAGCCATAATAACGTCATTTTTTTTATTTTACGATTTTTAGACGATGAGGTATTCTACCTACTCCACAAAGTTCCCCATTTTCTGATTTGACAATTTTTACTCCATCAATAGAATGATAGATGTTTTTTTGTAGGATCATTCAAAAAATCTTTAAAACTTTCCAGTTCTTCATCTAATAAGAAAAATTCTTTCTTGCAAAGTTCAATGTCCATATAATGATTTTTTAAGGTTGTTATATATCTTGTAATAAATACTCTTCTATTTTCTTAGCCATATCAATAAGCATCTCACATCTAAGGTCGTTAAGATCCTTACAAAACCTCATTTCCTCCTCATGCTTTTCCTCCGGCGATCTGTTATCACTTACGCTGTAGCATGGTGATGAGTGTATCGGTATGGGCTTCATGGCATCTATGGCTAATTTGATAGCCTTTTCTTTGATATCGCTCATACTATTTTCTTTTTGTTCCCAGATCATGCCGCTATGAAGGCAATTAGGATCATCAGCATGATTTATTAAACAAATCCCTTTGTCGTAAAAACAACATCCCGTACAACTCTCTTCTTCTATCTCAGGGATAGCTATGTATTCTTTCCCTTTATATATTTTAACTTCTCCTTTTCTTATCTTATTCATCTTATTAGATTTTTATATCCTACATGTTTCAACTGCTCTTCGGTGGCTTTCTCCTTCAGGAACTTCCCGTGCCATTTACCGGGCACCACGACATCACGTCCGTCTGGGCTGGTAGCCAGCCTCCCGCATTCGCTGCACAGCCCCATGCCCTTGTACGGCTGTAGTTCCTTGGCATAGTCGAATTTATCCACCATATACTCGTTTGTCAACATCCAATAACTAGACGTAGCGGTATTATCAACGCAACCGCATTTAGCGCATACAAACAGGCTCATAGTAAGTTCTTTTTTGCTTCATTAAACAACCGTTCTACTAGATTCTCAAATTCTCCATCAGGCATATCTATTATGTCTTTTATCTGCACTTGTATTCTTTCTTTTGCTAAAGAATAGCAATTACTATTGACAGAGTAACGAACTACAGTGCCGTTTACGAAAATAAAATCATCTGGTTTTAAATCAGTCGTATAGCCATTTTTAGAAAACATAGGGATATGATGTATATCATCTATTCTTGTTATAAAAGAATCATTATATTTGGCATATTTTCCAACAATCCATTTATACTTCTCCTTTAGGTCAACTTGTATCTTGCTCATTTCTTCTTTTAACTGTTTTTCCAGTTCTTCAATCTTATTCATATCCTATCTATTTTAATGTTATTGTTATTAAATCTGTTTATCATCTCATCAAAGAATTGACGGTCTATCTCCACAAGCAGACAGCCCCTACCTTCCTCGTAAGCCGCTATCCCTGTCGTTCCGCTCCCGGCTACCGGATCCATCACCATATCTCCCGGATTCGTGTATGTCCGTATCAAGTATCTTAATAACTCCACCGGCTTCTGGTTGGGATGGATGGCAGATTTCTGCTTGTCTGTCTTGAACGTCATGACCGATAGCGGATATCTCTCCGTGCTATCGTATGTAGTGAGACCGGTCTTGCCGTATAATTCCGTTTCCTTGCACCCTGCTTTACTAGAGGCCTTGGATACTTTCCTGACATGACCATAAGTCTTTTGGGGATTATATGTATGCTTCCCAAGTGGCATAGGTGAGAATATAAGTATCAACTCATGATTCCTTAATGGAGCTTTCTTGGCGTTAAGAAAACCGGTAGGGGTAGTCTTATGCCAAACAAGGTCGTACCGGTACCATCCCGCTGGGGCGACCCTCATGATCTCGACCGCCGCCGTGAGGGAACAGGTGACGGCTACCACCCCGTCCGGACGCAGCATCTTTTGGATTACCTCCCACATCTCCTTATAGTCAAATCCTTCCTTATCGTATCTCGCTTGGGTTATCTTATAAGGAGGATCGGCAAAGACAAACCTTACCTTCCCTACCATATCCTTGAATACGGACATCGCCATACCCATATCCCCGTTAAACGCCCTTACTTTCCCGTTCATCATCAACCCTCTCCACTTTAATTGTTCCCATATCACCTGAAGGCAACGTGATATCACTATACACGTTATTCCAGTTCTCGTCAATGGCCAACTGATGTAATATCGACCTATATATCTGGTAGGTGTTACCGATAAGTCTCTTCCTATTTATCTTATCCTTACTACCCCCATCATATCCTATATGCTCATAATCCCCAAGATCAGGGAACAGTCTTCTTCTTATCGCTCGTGAGTTATTGATTATAAAGCTTCTTATCCCCAGCGTTTCCGCTCCATCCATATCATTTATCAACGTATCTGTCGTATGTTGTAGGTCCATGTCGCCAGCGGCAAATCTACTGATGTCTTCCACGCATTGGGATATCAGCATTAGCTGTTCCCTTGTCAACGTTATTTTATAAAGTTGTTTATTATCCATGATTATCTGATATTAATTTTTCTTTTATATGTTTAGATATATCAATTATCTCATCTTTTATATTGCAGTCATCTTTTAATAATGAACCAAATATACATGATATGGCGCTCTTTAGGCCTAGCGCTATCCCTATCTCCAATATTTTTTTATCGGTATTAGAGATTTCTACAGGTTCATATAATATTGATGATATGTTGTTAACGACGTATATTATATCATCTTCATTCATTGATGTAGATTTATCGACAATAGCTATAAAATCCTTTATAACCATAACATAAGCTATTTTTATTTCTTTTATCGTATCATCGCTTAGATGTCTATCTCTTATATGCCTTTCAACATACTTGTTTGCTAGATTCTCTATTTTGTTTGATTTGTCCATTTGTACTATCAATTATTTAGTTAATAGTAGATCATAGTCCTCTTCGTCTATACTCCCATTATTGTTGATGTATATAATGAAATCATTTAAAAGCACGGACTTATCCTTGGATAACGCTTTTATAATAAGCTCTCCATCATCTTTCAACATCACATGCACAGTATCCCAGATAACATATTTTTGACATTCTTTCTCAATCTTCTTGATTGTTTTAAGTATTATCTTATACGTCTCCTCATATCTTTTTACTATTCCGCACAGTTCAGTCGTATTATATTTACGTATAGCCGTGAATATATATTCCTTTTTACAATCCCAGCATTTTATCAGTTTTTCTGATCCGCACGCCTTATCCTCGTAGAAGAAGCAACCCTTACATGGCTCATTATGGTCGTAGCTTAATACTACAAGCAGCTCCACGCCATTCTTGTATATCACGTCTCCTTGTTTCATCTTGTCTATTTTATTAATCTCATTATCAATATAGCAAAGTTGGATATTATCCATACTATAGATATCCAGAATGTCGTACTTAACATAAGACCTATGTTCTTAGGTATAGGATCTACTCTCCTGAATGTCAGGATCATGTATATAAATGTCTTGAAGTTCATAATTTACGATGTTTTGAAAATATTAAATTTAATAAAATCTATTATATTTCTTTATAAGTTTATGAATGTGCTTTATTCGCTAAAACACATTCTTAATCCTTACTGGGTTAAACAATAACCCTCTATCGATTATCCTTTGGACAGATCCGCAGGAATCACCGACTACTTTTCTTATAATGTTTAATGCGCCGTTCGCATCAGCATTAATGAGTTTCCCTGTAGAGGATTGAAACAATCCTCGTTTCTTTCTATTTCCTAAATAGTTATCATGCTTTCCTATCGTTTCAAGAGCTAACGAATCACATTTGGATGTATAGGATTCTTCATGAATAACCATTTTTATTCCAGCTAATTCACATTTGTATTCCAAATAACTGATTAATCTCGCAAAAGGAATTTGAGTAAACTTCTGATTGTTTCTTTTCCCCATGTTTACTCCTTGTTTCCATCTCTTATTATAGCCTACAATTAATTTTGTTATCCCGGAATTTGTAAGCAAATTGATTATCTTTCTGCTTATTTTGTGAAATACATCTTCTATGTACTGTTCTCTATCATAATACAATTTCTTTATACGTTTAGTTGTTCCTTTTATCTTTTGTAAATCTTTGATACTATTTAATTTAGCTAATGTCTTATTAAATAGCTTATTGTATGATTTGATAAATTTTCCGCTGAAAAGATAGGTAAAATCCTCGCTGACTAATGTTACGAGATTATCGATGCCTAGATCAATTGAAGAGACTTTATCCATCCTTTCCTTGCTCGTTTCCGTATCTTTGACTTCATAAATTATCTCGACCTTATATCCTTTATTCAAGGGCTTTATTCTGACTTGATTAAAGTCTTTTATCAAATCCGAGTATTTTTCATATTGAGGTATACCTATCGAAAGACTTTTTGATAAGACAATCTTTCCATATTTAATCTTGCAACTTTGATTCGTGTAACATAAATAAAATTCCGAACCTCTTTTCCTGTAGCATGGAAGACATGGTTTTCCTTTGTATTTATTAGGATGCTTCTTGTAATCTTGCACTGATTTGTAATATCCTTTGATGTTTTTGTCAAGAACCCGAAGAATTTGTTGACTGCATTGTGCTTTCAATAATTTATAATTAATATCACCATCCAAGTTCTTAGTGTTCTTCATAATGGAATCAAGTTCAAAATAGGACAGCCATTTGCCTTCCTTTGAAAGCATTCCCCTGAAGATATATAAAGCTTGATTGTATAAGTTGTTGCTAATTTTGCACAACTTTGATATCTCTTCATTTTGTCCTATGTTGAACTTATATACCAATCTCATTCTCCAGATCTTTACTTAAGATTTCAAGTTTATTCTTTCTTCTTTTAGAATACTCAGATTCATTCGTTTTACTATCCTCATTGTTGTTTATGATAATTATATCTTTCTATATAGTTAACTATCAAGTCTTTAACTCCTTTTGGAACATCTGTTAGTTTAAGTTTTCCATGGAATATATCCTTGCCGTACTCATCCATAATCTCCCCGAATGAAGGATTCATGACTCTTGTTGACATGCATATCGGTTGATCGGTATCGAATTTGAGAACAATCGTTTTCCCGCTGTTTATCACCTTTTTTAAAGCCACGTAAAGCTTTCGACCTTTTATTATATCACAATTCCCTTTCAGGATATTAGACATATGTATGACATGCTCTTTCTTCGCATCTCCGGGGTTGTCCATAAGCTTAAGATCTCCTCCAACATCTTTCCATTTCCTGAAGCACGGGAAACATAGACTATGATTTGCCTTGGCGTGTCTAGGTATCATCCTGCTGATGCCGGCTGGGATCGTATTGCCACAGCAGATACACGTCCTATCCTTGTTGGTGCGCATCGGCACATAGCTCTTTATTGGGTATTCTTTTCTTTTATACATCTTCTTCTGTTTTCAAAATTATCATCACCATACTCATAATTAGGACAAGCTTTGTTGTTTGGCCGTCTTACGTAAGTAGTCTGCTTCCTGTTACATTTCCTGTTAGGGTTGATATAATGGTCGCAAACTTGCCAAATAGAGCAACATACCTTCCCGTATCTTTTCGCCCAATCATTATCATGCAGATGTACGCATGTAGAGCAAGTCGGATTCTTAAGCTTATCCTTGTTATCATCTATGATCTTATTGACCTTATCAAGAATAATATGCATTTTTTCAATATTTATGACGTTAAATGCGTCTGGCTCCGGAAGATATGTCATCGAGCTTATATCTATGTCTATTTCCTTAGACTTATCGTAAGCCGATTTGTATTTCCTTATCATCAAATCCTTTAATTGATTTACTTTTCTCTCGTAAGTCCCCATATTTCATTCGGTTTTCCATCCTTGTTTCTTCAATAGATCCACCATCATCCCCTTTATCTTAGGACTGATAGCCTCGGTAAGTATATCAGCGGCCAAGTTAATAGAGAAGTTTGTCATTCTGGATTCTCCTATATACTTCTCGCTGGTAACTTCTTTCACATAATCGTGGATATCCTTAATCATCTCATTTTGAGATCTTAGTAGGTCCAGTATCTCATCGAGTTTATCATTCATTTTTTTTCTCAAATATACCTGACAATAACCAGACAACCACTATCAAAAAGAAACACAACCCAAGCGCCTCATCCGGATAATCATGCATCGCCTCTAAAATGTCCCTCATAGCTTAATGTCCATTTTGCCAATTATACGATAGAAAATATCCCTAGTCAGCTCAATATCGTAAGTAGCGTCATGAAGCTTATTCTCGTCGATCTCAATACCCATAGTTCTGGCTACGGTCATCAACTTAAAGTTCTCCATATCGTTTCTTACACCCATCAGGAACGGTGTCACCATAACATATACATCCATACAGTTAGGATAGAACCATGATCCGAAATACTTATCCCCACATTGCTGGAATAAAGCCCGTAGGAAGTTGTTATCGAATCCAGCGTTGTTATACCCCACTAAATACATTTTATCCCTCTTATCGAACTTATTCACGTATTTGGATAATATACCAATTAACTGCCTGTACCCTTCTTCCATAGGCTGATACGACTGCACCTGCTCCAAGGTAACTCCAGCCACGTCCAGCGCCTCTTGCTCTATCGTGGCGGCAGGGTTCGGGGCTAGGCGGATGTCGAACCTCTCAGCCTCCTGCCCGTCGATATCCACGATCCCTCCTATTTGGTGTATCCCGTTTCTCCAGAACTTAACCCCGGTTGTCTCTAAATCGAAAAATAGCAATTTGCTCATGTCTATTTATTTTGTTAATTTATCGTTATCTAAGAACTAGTCGTGAAATGCTTTTATAATATATATTTCCATCAACTCTTTTACCTTCAAAGAAGTATATCCAATATTCTAATGAAGAACATCCAAAAGCAAGACATAGATTATTTATCGCATATCTAAAGTATTTCTTGCCTGAACGAAATAAGACTTGAAATTCTTTATTATTTAAATGGAGTCTTTTTTTGGTTTTTCTTTTATTCATGTTTATAGTTTTATTTTAAATGTTCCTTAATCTTATTCAATGCCTCATAAGACAGATAGTCGTTTATGGTCTTATCGTTATTTACTTTCATCAACTCATCAAATAGGTCTTTGGCCAGTACTTTCCACTGCTCTCCCCAATCACGGAGATTCTCGACCCTTGACCGTATATCCTCGAAATAAGAATCTACGTCTGATTTGATTGATTTTGAATAATATTTAACATCCTCCTCGTCCCCATCCATAATATAATCACATTGTGTCTCGATATTTTTATATGACAGTCTATATCACTACACATATAATCAACAGGTTTACGTATATTGAATATAGCTTCTGACGTAAGACCGGTTATATTTTGTATGTCTTTTAAATTATCCATGATTTAAACAATTAAACGCCAACCATCCACTTACAACTCCCATCGCAAAAATAAACAAAACCATAAGCGAGAACAGCGCCCAATCTTTTGTATTTAGTTTATTGCTCTCCTTCTTTGCTTTTATTTTTTCAAGAATATTCTTGTCAACATTGAAATCGAAATCAAATGTCGTATTATTAGCTATCTTCCCATCAATGTCTTTGTTATTAATAAATATCTGTCTCTTAACACTCATATCCCTAATATTTCTGCTACATAAACAAATCCATAGTATATATAATCATCATGTTCCTCATGCCATACGACGGCGCACGGGAAATATAATGGCATATCCTCAGCCATAGGATCCTCTTTGAAGTCATCAATGTTTATCTTCTCCCTCCACCTCCACAGGTCTTGGATATCGTTCAAGATCAATTTGTTCATAACAATCTGGTTTTTAATACTGATACAAAGATAGGATTTAAACAAAAATAAAAGCATGAATAATATTAAAATAATATTAATCATGCTTAAATATAAATATATCCCTTCTAGTTCTTACGGATATACGTATTCGTACTCATCTGGGAGAGATGTCTTATATTCAACATCGCACTCCATAATTTAATCATACTTGTCTCCTCTTCTGTATACTAACGCTACCCAACAGTCATATTTTTTTGCTGTATCCTATAAGAGGAACACCTTCCATAGGAGGATTATCCTCCGTTTTGTATCTTATTCTTGTCAATTGTTTCATATAGTCCATGTTTAATCAAATCTATCATCAACGAGAATAAAGCGTCTATAAGAAGTTTTTCGCTGCTCCAGTACACGGAGATATCGTCCTCATCCATATACGACACGAACCACTTGTCTTCAAATTTATAGCACTCTAACATATAACCATTTATCTCGGCTGGGAGTAAGTTCAATAACGTCCCTACATCCCAAACAGGATTGGATACATCAGGGGTAACGGCCTCTATCAACCCTATACGACCAGCGTTATCCTCCATAGAATGTAATCGATCCAGATACTTGTCTCTGAAGCCGCTGGCGGTAGAGATAGGGAGGCCGGCCTCGACCAGCACTCTCCCCTGTTCTTTTGTGGTGAATATCCTTTCTTTCATCTAACCCTTGATCTTTTTCTCTACAGTAACAATCGTATCATTATGCCATCCCCCATGAGCCACAAGAAGAATCTCCTGCTGCTCGAAGCCAAGCCCGGCCCCTATACCGCCGGAGTTCCACGCGCAGGTAATGACCACCCCGCCCTCCTTGGTTATCCTAGCTATCTCCACCTTCTGTTTCTTCCAGTAACTCGCCTGCGTCGTTTCCATATTGACTGTCTTGCCAAGTCTTTTATATGACTCGGCGACCTGCCTGGCGGAGTAAGGAGGATCATACAACACGACATCCGCTATTCCGTCATCCAATGTCCGGAGGAAGTCCGTGGCGTCCATATGGTACATGGCCTCGGTATCAGTATCAAGATCGTTGGTAATAGTCCCTATCCGGCTGTTCCGGGCGAAAGGGTCCACGATTACCATATTCTTGTGTGTATACCTACTGATAAGTTCCCTTATCGGTTTTATATCGAATGTATGGCTATTAGGCATAGCCCATATCTTATTCATTATCATACCTTTATCTTCTAAAAATGTCTTCTGCGGCTTTATCCATTACACGTTTATGTAAACCGGGTAATCTACTCACCAACTTAATCCCAAAATTCTCACCTCTTTTGACGAACGTCCATCTCCCTCTCTATATCCCTCCTATTCTTGGACTTTGATTTATTCGCTTTCTTCATGGTTCAATCCTAGTGTCTCTCATTATACTTATGATACAGATATAGGTACATGAACTGTATTGGGCTAGATACCATACCATCCTCCCTAGGATCCTCGTACCTCTCCAGCCAAAGGCGAAGCGCCTCCCAGTCGATATCCTGTCGGTCGCACACCATACAGGCTAGGTTAGCCCCGAACAGCTCTCCCCCGGACGCCAGCGACTTATTGAATCTTTTGGCCAGCCTTTTCTTGAACCCCTTGTTATACCATATACCGGAAGTGGCGGCATAGCAATAATAGGCGTTGTATTTCATCTTCACCCCCATCCTCTCGAATAATGGGGTATGCCATATCCGGTCAAGGAAGAGCACGATCCCACGATACAGGAATGTCCTTATATTTTTAGTGTAATCCATCATCAAGAACGCGTCCACGCACGCTGACGTCCCTCCGGAATAATACCAGTTGTTAGCTCCTCTCTTTACCTTATCCGTCATCTTGAACTTCTCTTTCCTGTCGTTCACCCTATCCCATGGCTTCAATTTACTCTCATTAAACGTAGGAACATAATGATAATAATGATTTATCCATGATAGATATGGGTTATAGATCGTATATCCATTATCTTTCACCCATGAGTTTATATTATATCCAATCTCTCTGGCCAATATGGAGTCCTCATCCGCCAGTCTCTTAAGTATAGGATTAAGGTTCCATATCTGGTCTTGGCTGACAAACATGGAATAGCATGGATCCTCATTATCACCATACCATCCTCCCATCCCGCTCACTATTTTATCCAAATCAAGTGAATAATCTTTCCCGGGTAAAAAATCATCTCTAAGAAAAAAACCTCTATATGGGATCATATCATGTATGCCGGGTTGGTCGTCAAATATGAACTTAGCGTTCTCGGTCAATCTAATCAATGTTTGCAAGACAGAGGATATATCTATGGGTGCATATTCACACCCATAGACCTTATTATTTATCCAAAGATATTGAAGAAGCTCGGCTATATTAATAGTCCCGTCCTCCACATATCCTGTCTTGTTATCGAAGTTTATTTTGGCTAGAGGTATATTACTTCCTTGTGGTTGGTCACTTTTTTCATTACAACAATGCACGAACCTGTCAAAGAATATATCTTTCCAACCAAAATATTTATCCCTTATCGTCATAAGCCTATTTCTTGTCGTATAACGACATGACGTTAATAAGATCAGCTTTTCTGGCCATCCCCTCAAGTTTATTAAAGCCATCCATGTTATCTCCGCTGACGATGATAGTAGGATATACCTCTATACCGTACTTGGATATCTCCTCATCCGTGGCTTTGTTCTCCGGGATCTGGTTTAACGTGACCTCACCCTCATACTCCTGTAACGTGTTGGCGATAATATATCGCATGTAATCGCTGTACTCAGCGTCTTTCTTCGTGAAAAAATCAATTCTTACCATTTTTAAATAGTTTTTAATTTGTTAACAATTAAATCCGCTGTAAATATAGCGTTATCTACCTCATCTACACTCAACCTCCTCCCATCGAAATCGTTGGACAATAAATCTTTTACGATCTGATATCTTCTCAACTCCCAATCTATGTCTATATCAAAATTAAGATGCCTTACACAATCATAATTCAGCTCCTTACGATTCTTATCAAGGTACTTAACTATCGGGAATGAAGTACCATTGTCAATAGTACGTGCGATCACATTAATGTACCTACCAGTCCTTTTGTCAATAGCTTTTAATTTCTCGTCTACTATTATTTCTCCTGATCCTTCCATTCTATTAACCCTTTGTTATGTTTATCGTAATATAATAACGCTATGGCGTTCCAGCAAATTTGTGCCAAATGCATCAGCCCTGTCTCCTTATCATATCTCTCGCCTTTCATGTACGCCGTCATATGGCGAAGTAAAGCCGCTCTATATCTCTCAAATCCATCAGGTATATTCTGCCATGAATTGTCGGCGTATTTCTTAGCCCCCTCCGTATATACCCTCACGATATCCTCTATCTCAGCCAAAGGAAGGAGATCCCACCGAAGCTTGCCGTCGGCCCGGTCGTCCTTGCCGCTGCCGTCTTTCCCTACAAGCGGTCCGCTTTCCACCACCGCGTCTCCTATTTTTGGCTTCCCGAAATTCATCGCCTCATCTGCCGTCTCATCATCAATAAGCCTTAACTTGATAGCCCTGCTTAACGAGACAACCATCTCCTCATCAACCCAAATAAATTTATATGTCTCATCAAATAACGGTTCTATTTTCATTATCCCCGTATTGTCGGCGGTTTCAAGTACCTCAAATACCTCACCATCATAAACAACCTTGTCGTATTTGCTAAATTCCTCTTTCATTTCAAACTCCTTTTTGTTTTATTAATAAAATTCACTAAGATCCCTGCATTCCGGTGTCTCTCCTGTCATAGAATAAAGCTCACCAGATGATAGATATACGCAATGCGAGGTCTTCCCGTCTCTCCACTCGCTTTGCTTCGTAATTCCGCAAATAGCGCAGCGTTGGATCCCCGGCCCCGCCTTTACCCACGAGTGCCGTACGTTTTTCTTTCTTGTCCTGTTGGTGTCGTCAAGTTTTCTCATGATCAATCCTCCAAGGCCGTTACAATTTTATCTTTCCCGATAATAACCTCGTTCCCGCTTCTTACATCAAAGCATCTCTCACCCTCTGCCTCCTTGAAATAAAGAACGCCATTGTACTCGAATAAACCGAAGCCGTAATCATCTAGCTTCATTTCGTTAAGTTTCTTGAATTTATACACGTTTTTCATATTCTCCATATTATATTGCATTACTGGAAATATCATTATGATACTTATACCTATCACAAGCAACCCTGTGTAAAACTTTTGTGAATCATATTTTTCCCATCCCTCCATCATCATGGCAAAGGAGATTACTATTATTATAATAATAGATATCAACCCTACCATATCACATCCTCCTTTCTTTCAAAAATCCCATCATATCCTCCACGCTAAGTTGGAAGCCGGCAGCCGCCTTATGACCGCCTCCACCGGGATTGGCCTTGCGTGCCAGCACCGAGACATCCACCTCCTCTTTGGTGGTATAGAACGAGCATCTAAAGAATCTTCCGTTCCAGCAAAATGGCATCATCAGATCATGTCTTTTAGGGTTATACATAGATTCAAATGTAGTAGAGTTAAACTCCGTGGTATTCATACATATAGCCTTGTACCCAAATACATCAGCCTCGAATGAGAATATATTTATCTCGCCCCTGTTTTTCTCAACGATATACTCCAGTATCGCCTCCCCGTTCCTTATCATGTCATATATGAAGTCATGATCGCCATCCATGGCCCTTGCCGCCATATCCACGTCAAGACCACAATATCCTCTCATCCCGTATTGGAACGCCATGACATCACTCCATTCGAAGCGATCATGATCCCATACATCATAAGCGCTCAATAATTTTACCACGTCAGGGGTTTCGATATCATCGAAAAGATATTCCCACGTAAGCTCACAAGCCGCCGTTCCGATACGTCTCTTGCCCTTTACCTCGTAATCCCTCATATCGTCTATGGCGGTCTTATGATGGTCTATCCATATGACATCTGTACCTTTCTCTTTCCACTCATCGAAAAGGAATCTTGTTCTGTTTCCAAATGACACGTCAACTGCAAACACCTTATCATATTTATTCACGTCAGGTATTTCCTTGCCGTAATTGTAAGGAAGAAGATCAATGTCCCCTTTGAAATACTTTTGGTAATTATATACAAGTTTGCACTCATATAATTAGTTAATAAATTTCTTAACTGGGTTATACCCAAACCCTGTATGGAGTGGCATTACTGCATCCCCCTTTACTTTTCTCATGATGTTATAACTTCCGTTGATGTCAGCGTTAATAAGAATACCATCTCTTGTCATAAAAAGACCTCTTCTTACCCTTCTACCAACATAAGTATCATGATGACCTACTGATTCTAAATCGAAAGAACTGCATTTTGACGTGTGAGATTCGTTTACTTCAACAAATCTTAGTCCTTGTCTTTCCGATTTATACCTTAACATTGATATAAACATCTCAAATGGAATCGAAACAAAATTCTGATTATTCCTTTTACCAAGGTTAACATTTTGTTTCCATCCATCATTATGACCTACTATCAATGTTGTTATATCCTCCTTCAAGCAAGTATTTATTATCTCCTTACTCGCCTTATGAAGATAATCTTTCACCTTGTTGTTTCTCCTTCTTGTTAAGGACATCAACCGTCTCGAATTTTCTTTTCCATTTACTTTCTTTAATTGTTTTTGAATATCTGACCTTTTTTTATTGTAATACTGATTGATGGATTTAAGTCTCCTTCCATCTATCAAAATAGGCTTATTGCTTACGTTGGTCACGATAGAAGCGAGGTTATTTACACCTAGATCAATAGACATGATCCTGTTGTTATCATCAAGTTGCTTTTTCACAATTGACTCATATACAACTTCTATGACATAACAATCGGATTTAGGAACAAATCTAATCTGTTTTACAGTTCCTTCCTTGCAATTAGTTCTTAAAGGAGATAATCCTTCCTTCTTAGGAAAATAGATAAAACCTCCTCTATGTTTAAACTGTGCGTAAGAATAAGAAAATACGTTCCTTCCTTTTGTTTTATGCTTATATTTTGGAAATTTAGGACAGCCGGTAAATTTCTTATTATCACGTTTCCATGCCTTGATAGCAGAGAAATAAGATTTTAGGTTCTTGTCTAAAGCCATAAGAACTTGCTGGGAGGATGATCCACTCATTGCTCTATAATCTATGTTATTCTCTGCTACCATCTTCTTGTTAAGATCTACAGCTCTTATCCATTTACCTGTACTAAGAAACTCTTGCTTTATTATATACAAAGCCGCATTATACAGATTCTTGGATAAGAAACATATTCGATCTAAATCCTTATATCTCTTATCGTTAATAGTAATTATATGTTGCTCCACCAAATACATATCGCAAATATAAATAGAATATTTATAAATTCCTATTTATATGTCATTTTTTAGTGTAAAATTATATATAATCACCATACTTTTTTACTATAGCCGCTGACATTACTCCGTCAAGATCAGCCTCATGATATATACATCCTGTCATAATCTGTTGTTTTTGATTAAAAAATCTATGTATTCTTTTATATCCTTGTTCCTGTCATTATCCCAGTCAAATGTCTCGTTTATGAATTTGAAATACGATACTGGAATCGAATGAAACATCCATCCACAATACTTGCCGAATGTCATCACCGTAGATCCAAGGGGATGATCCGGCCTTCCGGGAACAGGGGCGGCGGTTACGCCCTGCGCCAGCCCCCTCCTACGATCTTTCTTGGCGGCTTTGATATCCAGATCTGTTTTCGTTACCTTATCCCCCATCGGGATATTAGTTATTAGCTTATCGCCGATAAACATTCCCCATCCATACCCCTTGTAGTTCTCTATACTAAGTTTCCTTATATCACCGAACCTTGACGAGTTGTTACAACAATCAACGACCAAAGCACTATCCTTTCCGTCTTTTATACGGACTGCCCTTCCAAGCCACTGATAAAACGACGAGAACGAGAATGTCGGCCTTCCTACTATCACGCAATCCAGACCCGGATGATCGAATCCCGTACCGAGGGCGGAATAGTTGAACACCACCTTCGTCTTACCCGACTTGAACCCCTCGACTATAGCCTCCCGCTGCTTCTTTGGCGTGCCTCCGTGAACCACTTCCGCCATGCCGGCGCATATCTTGGCGTTCATCCATTCGGCGGCAGTATTACAGCTCTCAACAGAATCCATAAATACCAGTATAGATCTACATACGTCTTTTAATACCATCAACCGACGTAAAATAAGGTTGTTTAAGCCGTTTTTTCTCACCGCCTCACTAATAGACTCGGCCGTATATTCGGAGCCGTTAGAATTAAGTTTAAGGGCATCTCCATTGAAATCCCATGTCTCATATTTAAGAGGTGTCCAAAATCCTTGCCTTATCATCTCCTCTACCTGTATCACGTGAATCAGGTTCTTGAAATATACCGGTCTCATACGAGTGATGAAATTAAGTTGGGAATATGATGTCTGTCCTATCGACATGTTTTTAAGTCTACATGGCGTGGCTGTAAACCCTATCACCTTTCTCGGCTTCAGCTCATTCATGAATGTCATAAACTCACTGCCATCCTCAGGACTGTATCCGGCATGAGCCTCATCTATCAATACATTTCTGATTCCCATCTCCTTAAGCTGACCAACAACCTTCTTGATAGATCCTAAGGTCGCGTATATCATATTGGATAACTCCTTCTTACCGCATGACGCGGAGTAGATGGTTGCCGGTATCCCGTAAGATGTGATCTTGTCGTGGTTTTGTATTAGTAATTCGCGAGACGGCTGGAGAACCAGCGTCTTATCTCCCATCAATCTAGCCGCTTCTGCTATGAGGATCGATTTACCGCAACCTACAGGCCCTACGATCAATACCGGATCATGTCTATCAGAGTTTATGTAATCAGAGATGCTTTTAACGCAATCCTCTTGATATGGTCTTAGTTTATATATCATTTGGATTTATAGTTATCAAAAACAGCCTTTACGTATTTTAATTTCACTGGGCATTCACGATCGTCAAACATTTTTACCATCAATGTATCCATCGTCTTACTTATAGCTATCACCTCTCCCGTGCCCACCTGGGTATGGACTATATCACCTACCTTTATATCGCATTTAATCATGATCTAGTTTCTTATTAAATTCCTCTATCTTGCTCCTATCTGTCTCATTCACCATCTCAGCCTCTTCCTTGAATATGTCATACCCTTCCCGGATATTGTCTCCAACCATATTCTCTATCATCTCCCTTAGCTCATCGCTTCTTACGGCGAAAGATATTTGGAACGATTTACTTGTGCCTTTCATCAGGTAATCAATCTCCTTTTTACATTCTGTCATTAACCGATCCAGATTATCGAACTTAACGAACTTGGAGTTGCCGTTGGCTTTCCTTACCCCATCCTTGAAATCCTCCAATATCCCGTTAAATACATCCGCCATACACATCATGGAATGTAGCCATACCAGCATATTGAATTTATATTCATTATCAGCGTTATTCATCAAGCTTACCAAAGACTCGCTTTTTGTCAACATGATCTTCGATTCCCGGTCTACGATATCCTTTATCTCCTGCCGGCATTTCATGGCGCCAACGAAATCCATCTTAGAATAACATTCATTTGATTTCTCTACCAATTTCCTGATATCCTTTCTAGACATCAGAAGATCTAATATCTGTTTTTCTTTTTCACTTTTGTACATAATTAGCTCTTTTAGTGATACAAATATAATTAAAGCCTAGATATTTACCTAGGCTTTTTAATAAAGTTAATCTTTTTTATTCTTTCTTTTTGACTCATCCCAATCCGATGAGTACCTGCATGTCCCTTGTTTGTGGATCGAGAAATCGCACCAAAAACACAAGGGCTTGGGGCGGGGTTCAAGGCAGGCCGGCTGGCGTCCCATGAGGTAGCGCTTCTCGTACTTATACCCCTGTTTGGCGTCGTCCCAAACGTGAGCTTGATAGCTATCTATTTTATTTGTCTCGAAATCATACATGTCAAGGAGAATATCGTTAAGTTCCTTGACCGATCTCTCTACTTTCTCCTTATCTACCTTCACGTTCTGATTGTCCAGCATGCGGGTAAAGAAATAGCTGCACATATCCGGCAATACCTTGTACTTTCTCAGTATGTAGAAGGCGTATATCGGATGCTGGAGATTGTGAAGCAGCTTATCCTCATCGAATAACTTTCTCCCGGACTTCCAGTCTATCGTATACATAGCTATCCTGTCTTTTGTTTTATACTCTCCACGCCAGTCCACCGATCCTATGATATGTACCTTATCGTACGTCACGCCATCCAAAGTAAGTGGCTTGGGTAGCTTATAGGGCAGGACGAAGTCCTCCTCCACGCCGGCCGGCCTCGACCCCCGGATCACCTTCTCCATTGGCGTAAGATTGGACCATGCCTTCTTATAATTGCCAGCAGCATCCTTCTCAAACAACCCCACAATCCATCTTATTAACCTAGCCGCATGTTGCATAGACTCGATCTGGGATTTTACGCTATCAAAAGGAATCTGTTCTATATCGGCGTAGTAATTGAAAGCCTTACTCATATCCTCATAAGAAGGTCTGCATCCGTTCTTGAAGAAGTACTCCATCGTCTGGTGGATAACCGTACCATATGACGTAGCCTCGTGCTTCTCCGTGGATCTGTGACCCTCCACGTAAGTCTTATACCACTTATACGGACATTGGACAAACGTGTCTATCTGTGAGTAGGATGCGGCAAGCACCTTCTCGCCGCCTATGGTCTTACATAGCAAGTTATTCTCCGGAACGATCATAAAGCCTCTCCGTATTTATGTCACGCTCATATAAATCCATCGAAATATTCTGTAGGTTATGCAAATACCTTATCTGGATAAGCTCGCTCAGGTCATCCTCCATATCCCTAAGTCCGAGATAATACTCGTCGCCAAAAACCTCCATGGTCATCCCGTGTCCACGATATACGTCCCTATTCTTGTCACTCTTAAAACCGATAGCATCAAGAAGGTTATCGTCTATCTCAATAGGCATGACATCATCTTCCCCTGAATACCATTTCATTATCCCATCATCAACCTCACGTTCAAGGATTAATGATCCACTTTCATTACACATACCGGTAACGCACCCTACTCTCCATATATCGCCAGCTTTGTCTTTTACAAGATTGCCCGGCCTTAACTCCTTAACTGAAATCATATTCTTCCTCCTCATGATCGTCATCACAATCATCGACAAGAGGGGTCTCTAGCCCCTCTTCCCAATCATCATATCCGAAATCCATTTATTTGTCTTTTAGATAATCATACAACATACCCATAAGCTCTCCTACCGTCAATTCGTGATAAGGCTTGACGTTAAGTGCCTCATCGGGTATACATTTACCCGTTTTCTTTTCCACTTCCATTATGACTTCTACAAAATCAAGGGAATCCATAGCCATATCCGTATCCAGCTTATCCTCGTTCATTATCTGAGCGGCATGATCAAGACCATTAAATTCACCCATCTTCTCGAATATCGCCTCCTTGACTACTTTTTCAACTTCTTTTCTTTCCATACTAAATCGACATTTTCAATCTTCTACCTAATTCTTTTTTTATATCCGATATCCTTTCGATATCCATCTTAACATCGCCTGTGATAGCGTATTCCTTATCCATTCTCTTTGGGGGATCCGGAAGCCGGCTTATGGCGAACAACCATGCCAGCTCCTTGTTCTTGTTCTCCCTAAGATACAAGTCAGACGTCATGCCATACATTTTTATGATCGTATCGAATAACGTTGATTCCGATAAACTCATATGCACGCTATACACATTTGATGGTTTCCAGATCAAGTTATCCAATCTCATCGTATACTCACGTTTAAGATCTATGTGGGATATTACGGCTCTTACTATAGGTTCTTCCTTGAAGTTGGTATTAGCCACGAACCATACGAGCCTTTTCTCTACCTCCTTAATAGCCCCTGTATCCTTCCCCATATCGTTATATACCCCAACGATACGGTCCCGGATCCCCTCGACCTCCGGTGTCAGACCGGGTGTCTCTATCAGCATCAGCAGCGACCCTCCCCTTGGCGTTATCTTCCACTTCCCATTCTTCTGAAGCTCGATATAACCAGATGCTTTATAACTATCTATTTTCTCCTTTGGAATGACGCTAGCCATCTCCTCTTTCTGCCGGATCATCAAAAGATACCCGACATCAGACATCGTTAATCCTGATGTCATCATCTGTTCAAAATTAATATACATAGGTTATTATATACTATTTTACACCAGATATGTTGTAAAACATACGTATGTTATTTAATTTCATATTCTTCTTTTCTAATTTTGTTTCACTCAATCGAATCATATAGTCCCTTGTTTCGGACAAGACGATTGAGCAAAAGAGGTCTTTGATATAAGGTTCTATCTTGAAAAAAATCGTAAGATAGGTAAAATCAAAAACGTTTAGTTCAGTAAAAGAATCCGGCGATCTCACTCTTGAGCAACCGGTAGAGGGTATTGGTGATACCCAGTATGATGTTTCGTACAAATGTATATCATTTCTCATCTTTTTTTGTGTAAAATGGTATATAATCACCTATACATAAGCTAATGAGTTAAAATATTGACCTGATCTTTCTGGCTACCCTCTCGACTATATCGGGATGATCATTTCCGTTATATATATCTATTAGCGTATCTATTATATGTAACCTTATGTTTTTCTTTGATGAATGAAACCAAAAATCTCCATTTTTTCTGTTTACAGGTTTGAACATCTTCAGTTCTGGTATAAGATAACACGCCACACATGATCTTTCAGCAAGTGATAATTCAACCGCTGCCTTTTCTATTGCTCTGCACATAAATGTATAATTATCATTCTTTATTAGATCGTAAGCTCTTCTCAACACCCTAAGGGCGTCTGCTTTCGATAATCTCTTTCCCTTTTTCATACTGTTTTACCGTATAAGATTCATTAGCCATACCAACTCTACCAACTGATATAGATTGATTTATAGATTGGTTAAGATGCCCTACAACCGACATCTTAGCCCTAACCGTATTAGCGCATCTTAGAAGGATTCGATAATCCTCTAACGCCCTCTCGTATCTTACGTCCACCCTAGCCCTTTTATCAGCATCAGTCATGCTCTTACATGTTCCGTCCTCCCTCAGGCTTATAGCGATCTTGTCCCGTATGATTCTGATATCATCCTCGGCTATCACCAGTTCGGCGTCAAGAACCCCCTTGTATGAGCTAAGAAGATCCTCCACCGCCACAACTTCCCTTTTTAGGTTCTCCAATTCCAATATCATTGAGTTGTCATTTATCCTTTTATACTCCTGTACTTTATTGGATACCTCATCACAGATACTCATGATCTCCTTTTCCCGTTCCCGGTTTATGATATATCTGATGCTGTATTTAGCCATTTCCTTTAACGAGGATATAATTTCCTTTATCCCCATCTTATCCTCAACCGACAATACGGTCTTCAAGAACATTTCCAGCACCTTTATCACTACAAGCAAGTAATTATGTCTCAATCTCATGTCAATAAGGTGTTTCGTCATGTACTATATTGAAATCATCACTAGGCGGTATATATTGTTGCTCCAACGGGATACTGGGAGGCGGGGGCGGCAGCGTCACCACGGTCGTGTCCGGCTTGCCGCTACCTACAGGGGCATCCGAGCCTCCCGGTCTTTCTTGGCGCACCACCCCTCCATCAGGATAATATCGCTCATATCCTTTCATGATATCTACATGTATAGCGTCAATCTCCTCCAATGATCTTTGACGGACCTTTACGATATGATGGAACAATAATCCATCCACACGGAAGGATCGTCTTGACTCGCTCTTGAAACGTTCCAGATTAGGATACCATCCTTGCGGAAATTGCATGTATGAGGAGTACCCGTATCTCCTTGGGATATTCAACACTACCATAGCCGTACACAGCTGCCCCAATGAGTCAGACTGATAGAAATCAGACTGCCTTGGCATATGATCCTTCGGATCACGTCTGCCCTCTATCTCTCGATTAAGTTGCGATACGATAAGGAAGAAGATGTTTGGGAACGTTCTTTTGGCTATATTACACATATTCATCAAACTATCTATATTCCTCTTGGCATCACCCGAACCTTGTATAAGAGCTGTATGGTCTATGGATACAAATACAATTTTCTTATCCTTATTCGCCGGCATATATACATTCCATAGAAAATCTTTAAGCTCATCAACTGTTGTAGGTATGGGTATATACGTTATTCTGTTTGAATTTTCTTGTTTAAGACATTTTTGCATTTCTAGCATCTCCTCTTCATTCATTTTACGAAGGAGGATATCTTCTATGTCTTTGTTCATTTTTTTTGATAGTGAACGTAATACCAAGTCTTCCGGATTCATCTCGAACTCACATCTTAACCATACATAATCATCTGCTTGTGGATTGATGTTGACATTCATCACATTGTTCATGATCTTTTGCGCCAAATAGGATTTTCCAACCCCTGGTCTAGCTCCTATGGCTATCGCATGTTGAGGGTAAAATCCCCCCAGCAAAGCTTTGTCTAGATAAGGGTATCCAGTACGAGCCGGGAGAAGTTCTCCCGACTGGTATTTCATTATCCTCTCATAGGCGTCCATGATAATTTCCTTGGACGTCTTCCATATCCTATTATCGTTCATCCTCGTGCGTTTCTATCGCCAGCCGTATCGGATTTAGATCCTCTGTTAGCTGATCTTGATTTATATCTTAACCCCTTAGCCGTATGGCATAGATCCTTCCCCTTCCGATAAGCCTTACCCTTTAGCTTATCGGTCTTGTAGTTCTTGCGACCCAACTCCCGTCTCTTGGCTTTCTGCTCAGGTCTGGCGTTGATCTTCTTATCCGTCTCAGCCTTCTTCTTTCTGGCTTCCGGATGTGTCCTATAATATTCAGTCGATCTCCCCATCCTCTTCGTCCTCCTCATCATCAAAATCTATATTCTCTTGTATATCCAAATCCTCTTCCTTTAAAAAAGATGGATATTCCAATCCCAGACGCTTAATCATATACGAATATGGATCAGACGCAAATTCATCTGGTATCTCCCATGTGCAAGGGAATGTACCTATTACCTTTTTAAGTTTATCGGCTAATTCGCTACTCATCCCCATATTAACCATTTTATTATAAACTGTAGCTTCTACGCTACTCACATTGCCTCCAATATAAAAACCTGTTGGTTTGTGAACAAAATAAATTTTCTTCATTTTACATGTATTATTTATTTTATTAAAGGTATCCAATTTGATTCGATACTCAAATGTTCCATTATCATTAGCTCTAATGCTCATATTTATCCTTCTTGCGATCTCCATAACTCATATCCATATCACACACCACCGTATCGGTCGTGTCGTTTACCACATGGAACAGGAACTCCGGACACCCGTGGCAGGCGTTGCTCCCGATCGCCACCGCTCCGTGCCTAGGGCAAGCTTTCTTTACCATGGTTCTATCATATATCCGTATATGATTATCACCATATTTTTCAATATATCTCATGGTATTAAGTAATGATGGCAAAGACATCTTATATGGGGATACATGTTCTATTGGTATATCCAATTCACCAGATAGGCTTTTGTAAATATCCTGTACATCCCGTTTTGTTCTATACGCAAATATATTAATCTCAGTCATTACCATATCCATACTCCTAAGAAGATCCGGCTTAGCCAGCCTCCCCATCGGTTTCCCGAAAGGATCGGATCTCATCCAAGCCCCACACTTCTCGCACCCAACTTGCTTCCCCTCCACCGTATTTATTATAGTGGATGGGATCTTGCAATACGGGCATACAGATCCGTTTAACATAGCTTTCTGGGCTAAAGACAGCTCTTTCATACCTTTTCTTCTATCTCAACATTAAATAGATTGCAGAATCTATCAAAATTTCTGTTCTCTATTCTCATATTCTCCTCATACCTGTCAACTGATTTAATGAAATCATTATAACAGTCCTCGCACATCCATTGATTGATTACCGCTACATAATAGCCCACGAACGTAGGCCTGTTACACATATCGCAAATACCTAAGCACCCATATCTGGTGAGCTTATCCATCATCTCCTGCCTTGTTATTTCAAGCACCTTGAATTTCTTGTAATTGTTAACTACCTTTGCCATTGTAAATTTGTTTAATGATAAAATAATCCGCTATATCCATTCCCTCATTTATATTGGGTTTTGATTCGAGAAAATCGCTTATCTCTATATTCATTCCCTTCATATCCCTATCCACTTTCTTCTTCCACTCGTTAAACGCCGATCCTTTGTCAGGATATAGGACTATTCTCCTACGTCCCAATGCCTCTATCATCTCCCTTTTCAACATATGGATACCGCCACAGGCCATAAACAACCTACTAGGGTACACAATATTGCAGATAACAGCCGTCTTCTCTGACTCTACTATATACACCGGAGCGTCATTGGGATAGAAGTTGATAAGAAACTCCCCGAACAGGCATTGCCTAAGCAGGTAATCCTGACCGTCCAGTATATGCACCCAACATACGTGATCCATGGGAACCTTTACCCTCTTCCCGTCAGGCCCGTAGTCCATTATCTTTCCGGTCCGCACTACCCAATTCTTATCCAGTTGCCAGAACACACAGCACTTACCCCAGTCCCCGAATCTCATCATCCCCACCTTATACAAGCTAAATGCCCTATTGGTATGATATGATCCGAAGATATTGGATAGATAATCCTGAAGATCGGATGTCTCGAAAGGATTAAGCGTCTCAAACATCTTGCTTACCGGAATGCAGTTGGCTATATCCGGATCCATAGGAGGTCTGTACCTCCTTAATACTTTGTTTGAATCGGTAAAAAGATCATTGTTCCCAAGTTCGCTCCCTGTTGGATATTTAAAGTAACCACATTTATTTTTATGATCACACACCCCAAACTGCTCTCCAACGATCTGACCGGTGGTTACGTCCACGTACGGCGTAAAACACTTATCCTTGCCGCATTGCGGGCACGTCAGCTTCCTCCTTGGTTTGCTATGATCCAGCTCATACCGATGAACGCTCTTATTGAACTCCCTAAATTCCATCACCCTCTCCTCTCATTCATGACTCTATATATATAGTCCCTCAGCGGCTCTTTCCTTACCAACTTATTAACATCAAACTCGCCTTCTATATCTAAGGATCCGATTCTTGATGTAACCGTATAATTAGTTTTCTCGAACTTATACTTTCCTTGAAGATATACTACGGTAGCCATATTCAATATAGGGTTGTCAGTCTGTCTCTTCAACTTATATTGGCTGGTCTTTGCGGTAGGATCACCCGGAGCGAAGTTATATATCTCCTCTATCTCCAATATCTTTCCATAGTTCTCTAATATCATTCTTCTATATAACTCAAGTTGGAAAGCATACTCGTCATAGAAATTGCCTTTCCTGTTTGATTTGAAGTCCAATATAGCGAATATCCTCCTGCATCTCTTTATCTTCTTTTTCTCCGTCTTAGGCTGACCTTTCTTGGCTCCCGTCTTATAGAACTCTCCTGTCTCGACCTCTATCTCCACCATCTCCGGCTCGCCATCCATCTCCACCACTGCGTCCACCGAAGAAGCTACTTTCAATCTCCTTGACCTCAACATCTTTTCGATCAATACAGGTTTTACATGTCTTTCCTTGCAGAATATGGCAAATGATATCAGATCCTCTATCAGTTCATCAATGTTATCCACTAATATCCGCTCCATCCTATACTTGTCTATTCTTAGCTTGGCTTCCTTGACCACCTTCCTGATCCATGTCGGGATCAGCTTTATGTTAACCCCGGTCAGATACAACCCAAATAGATAATGCATGATAGTACCCAGATCAGCCCTGTAGTTAGCGTACTCATCAGGATCCTTACCCTTGAGCCTCATCTCATTCTTCCACTTCTCCAAGGCTCCGGACGTATCACAATACCCATTGGCGATATTGTTAGTGGCTCCATCGTATATGATAGGATACCCATCAACATCCATCTCATAATACACACGTTTGCCGGCGACAGTCATTCTATATAACACAGGTGTCGGGATATCCTTTATCCATTCAGCGGCATAATACTGTTGCTCTGTCTCCAGATCATACTCAACCTCCATCTCCTCATTAGGCTCGTTTTTAGGCTCTTCAACAGGCTTTTCCTCCTCGACCATATCTTTCTTCGGGACCGTTGATAAAACGTCTAATATGCCAAAGAAAGCGGTAAATTTAGGATCTGTATGATATGATCTTAATACTGGTAATGATGATCGCCAATAATATGACGACGCATTCTCGTCCTTTATCTTGCCTAAAATCTTGCCTAAAGCCGAACATCCTATCTCTCCATCATCCGCAATAGCCACATTGTGTCTCTCGGATAAACGAACTTTCATCTCATCAAACAATTCTTGATCGCTTATGACTTCTATGATCGTCCCATAACTATATACTGTGTCACTTATAGCCTTATATCCTAGGTCTAAAAGTAATCTTTGTTTTCTTCTATCCATGATAATAATCTGGTTTTTAATTTACCATCCTCCTCGACTTTAGGTGCGAGATCCCTCATCCGTCTGGCTGCCAACAGCCATACGTTGCCAAACTCGTCCAAGAGCCGGCTGAAATCCATCGTATCTAACAGATAATCGAATTTTGCATGCTCATCAACCGTCAAGTAGATAATGTTATCATTATCCTCGGCAACTGATTTATATTTCCGTTTAGGGTATAAGTGGCATATGTTGCTTACCCCCGGGCATGGTATGTATGCGCCGGTAGCAGATCTCCTTGTCATACTCAATCTAGCCACATGGGCGCCAAAGAAAACGGCTAGGCTCTTCCCCTTTGGCTTGGCCTTCACCCGTATCGCCGCCCTTTCCTTTGGCGGTAGCTCCTTGGCTCTGCACGCGGGACACAACCCCTTACTCCTTATGGTTACCATCCTCCCACATCTCTCACACGGTAACATCCTACCTCTCATGCCTTTTTCTTTTTATAACTTTTGTTGAACTCCATAAGGCTCATAGCCCTATACCTCTTAAGCCTATTAATCTTACCCTCAGTCCAATCTTGATCCTTGAAGTTGATGATCGTATCGAATATCTGAGCTAGTTCCCGGATATTAAAACTCCTGTTTTGTATCTTCTTATAGAACCCCGATCTGCTATATCCTAATTTAGAAGCTAGATAAGTTTTGTTAGACAATGTGAGGATACGATAAATCGTACCCTCCATTTTACTTATCTCCATCAACTTCTCGGCTATGGACGACGTGGTTTCGTAGCTAGCTTTACTGCCTACTATCCTCATTTTTCTCCGGATTCCTGATCTTACCATCAAACTCGTAGAAGTCCATCAGTTTCTTCTCTTCCTTGATACAAGTGACAACGAAATCTGATATGGTTCCTTTCATGCCTTCCTCGAAATTCTTTTTGGCATGATCAAGGTCATTGGCCCGAACGATGTAGTTAAACGCCTTGCGTTTCTCATTGTTCGATTTCTCGTCTATCGTAATATAATCAGCCGTGACCTTATAGAACCGGTCTCCATCCATGGCAAACAATTCCGCTATCCTGAATCGTTTGATATCAACGCTAAACTCACCGGATATGAATGGCTTCATCTCCTCTATGATTCTAGCCTCACATTCGGTATAAGAAAAGGCATCTACTAAATACTCTTCCTTTACCTTCTTCTTCATGCCGTTCTCGGCATCGGTCTCATAAGAAACCGTACATTTAAACCAATTGTGCATTTTAATCTATATTATTGTTAAACAAAGGATAATCTTTTATTCCTTCACGAATATATCTTTCCGTATCATCATCCACGCCATAAGCCTTCTTGAAAAATATCATAGCCTTATCCGTATCATTATCCACCAGTGGTAGATATTCCCTTGCAAAAAGCGACCTAAGATAGTTCATATTATCAATCCTATGTCTTATATCGGCTACTTTATCCCATATCTCGGCCCGAATTTTACTCATTTTCTTCATATTTCTCTCATATCTCTCTAGCTGGTCTTTATATTCCGCCTCAATCTTATCGTTCTTATCCTTGATAGACTTATAGGTCTCCTCGTCTTTCGTATCAAACATCGGAGTATGTTTGATATTAATTATATCCAATTTGCTGTATAGCTTTTCATTGGATACGGTGAAATCATATCTAGTCCTGTACAGATCAAAGTCACTTAAGAACTTAGCTATTTTAATAGCATCATCCTGATCAAGAACGGCTATATTCAATCCTTCTAAATAGTAGAAGAAATGGGATGGAGAAATAGGTTTACAGTCATATGTCCTCATGATTGGAGGCTCATCCATAAACCTGACACCTTCCTCCGCACATCTTATTACGATCAATTTCTCTACCTGCTCATCAGTAAGATCATATATCTCCTGATCGGTCATCTTATCAATTGTCTTCATCATCCTCATCCTCCGATATCGTTACAGCCTTTGTAAACTTTTGTTTATAGACCTCACCCATAAGGCAGGCGAAAGTCCTATCATCCATACTAGCCATAGTATTGGCCTCTACCATAAGATTCATCTCGATGTTCTTTACCAAGATTTCATAGTTATCATCATCTTCTTTTTTATAGAAAATGACTTTACCACCATACTCGAAACCATCATCCCCGGTCTTAACCATATCGATGATCCTCTCTAACTCCTTTACAAATTTACTCTTTTTCATATGTGTAATTTTTATGTGTCTACAAAAGTAGACATTTTGTTTTTGAATTAAATTAAATAAACATTATTAATAGTTAATACGCTTAGGTGATTATATACCATTTTACACTAAAATCGTAAAATGGTATATAATCACCTTATCCTCCATATATCTTAAGCCCTTTTATATTGTATTTGCTTATATCCATACACAAATTACACCCTCCATGACAACAACACCACGAGCAAAAGGCTAGTCGCTCCTGCTCCGGCCTACCTTGAAACTCCACTGCCGCCCTATACCATGCCGGGGATAATACCTTGACCTTCTCCGGTACGGGCGGTGTCATGAGCACCGATCGCCGCCTTCCTTTGGCATCCTCCCTACCTCTCATCTGGATTATCTTTTAACAGTTCAGCTATCTTCTCATCCTTCAACATATTTTGCTTTCTCATGTTATCTACGATAAAGGCAGCGAACGCCATATCATACCTTTTCCTTAACTCATTGACAAAAGATTTGGCTTTTGATTCTACCATTGTCTCGATGTTTCTGTCTACAACTTTCTTCATCCTGCCTCTTATAAACTCGTCTACTGTCAACTCCTCATCCATATAATCTAACCTGAATCTATATTTCTTCTCGCTGGCGTTCTCGACAAGATCGTTCATTGATTCTCTCGCTATATCCTCAATCTTCTCTGATATCGGATTGGATATTTCCCTCATTAACTCATTCTTGAACTTTTCTTTAAGCTCACGTACTACGGCTAACCTGACCGAGCTGGTAAACTCCTCTTTCAACGTCGCTTCATTGTACATAGCTTCCTCGAATACATCTTCCAAATTTAATTCTACTTGAATTTTCATATCATTATATTTTAATAAATTATAAATTTTTTAGGCATATAATTATCATGTATTATTTCCCCTCATCTTTTAATATTAATTTCTTCCCGATCTTTTTAATTTTTGTCGGTCTTGATAATCGATAGTCTCTTTCTATCGGTCTATTAAGTACATCATCCTTGTGCCCCTTGTATCCTTTCTCGTAAGCACTAACCCTTGCGCAAAACTCAACCACATCGCCTGGCGATAAATCAGCACCACTAAATCCTTTTGTTAAATCGAACCACAAATGATCTGATACTATTTTGCTATCAAGTGTCACATCTTGTAAAAGCATCGTTTTTTACAGGTCCAATGTATCCATTCCTAAATCCAAATCTAACAAAGGTTGCTGTAAACACATGGCGTCCTTTTGATCCTATTGTTCTCAATTCTTCTCTCATCTCCTTTCTTATTTTTTATTCATAAAACCAGTAATTTTCTTCAAATACCCTTTTGTCATCTCAATAAAGTTCACGCAATCCAGCTTGCTCAACTTGTAAATCAAAGCCGGGTTATGAATTACGGCTATAATTTGTGTTTGCGGTTTATGAAATGACAATACCTTGTACAGATCCATGATATTGTCAATATCTAAATTCCTGTCCGGCTCATCCATAAGGATTGTATACTCAAAATCCTTCTCCATTAATACCACATGATTGTCTTTGTAGTATTTTAAAAGATTGTCGATCCTGTTTGCCCAGAACTCATTTGACTTTTTCTTAAATTCCATAAGCTTCTGTATCGGAAACGCATACTCATCTTGGTTAAACACAAAATCAAAGAGCGAGTTCATGGCATGAAGGTTCTTCTCCCCAGAGGACCTAGATGCTCCATTCATATACAAACTTAAATTATTGATATTATCCAATATATCATCCTTTCTCATTTCAGTTTGCTGTAGGAGATGGAATACCTTCCCGATATAATCCGACTTAATACTGATCCCGTCAAGCACCTTGTCATCATCAAATATATCCGGGAAATACAATGCTTCTGACGGTAATTCAGAACACATCTTTTTCTCGCACAACATGTACTTCGATATCATATTCAGGAGGGTTGATTTCCCGCTCCCGTTCTTGCCTACAATCACATTCACGCCGGGCTTGAATATAAACTCAGAGCCATTTTTGAACGCTTTTATCTTTTGGATATATTTAAATGGAGTCTTCTTGTTGTCGTCTATCCTTATAGAAGTTATCATCTTATATGATTTTGTGTTTAATTATTTAAGCCTTTCATCAATCGCCAAATCAAATATCTTATCAAGACATTTCCTCATCTCCGCCGCCCCGATGATCGCCTTTCGATTCCCGAACGAGAGCCACGAAGTAATGAACCCACTGACCTCCGCGTCCCGCCCGGAATACCGCCTTGGGAACTGGACGGGATCGCTGGCAATAAAGTCGGCGTTTTCGTATTTGTCCGCCATGCATTTCGGCATGTCTACAAATTTGTCATTCATTGTTTATCCCTTCATTTGTTCGCATGCCAATCTTTCAAGTTCCGGTGTAACGTTGGTATTCATTATGCCTTTCAAGCAAGGGCATTGTCGCCAGACTATATCATAAATCTTTGACAATTCAATCAAAGCCTCATTGTTTGATTCAACTGTCATAATCCAATTGTCCGGCGATATCTCTATCTCCCTGCATGGTATTTCTTTCTTGCCTTTTGGCATATATCCGTTCTGATAGTCTTTTACATTACATCTACCAAAATATCTTCCAGTGAGTATTCCGTTTTCGTCCGTCTCAAACAACCCTCCTATCCATCCTATCTTATGGATGTTCTCCGTCCACGTTCGAGTGGCGAATAAAAACTTTTTTACAGGAACTTTTGAAAATGCATCAACATCATGGATACTCCCGTCCGGCTCTTTGAATATCGATGATTTTCTTTTATTCTGGCAACTCCCGTCTAAGCCTATTTTTTTCCATTCGCCATCGTCAAATCTCAAAGGAGAGATTATATCAAAACTGCAAAGTTTCTTGACGAGATTGATTTCAAATGGTGCCGAGAATCCGCTGTTACCATGAGAAGAGAACAGCGCGACAGCTTCTATTACCTGTTCGCGCATCCATTTGTTAGGACCGTCCTCTTCTTTGCTATATCCGGCTAATTCCAATTCTCTTATCGCATGTTTACATAAATTACTGTTTGCGATAATATACCGAAGAGCCTTCTTGTTGATAAGGCTCTTCTTGCTCATTTTCTTTACAATTCTTCTACTCTTTTTCATGTTTAATGTTATTTAATGTTTTAATCACCAATCTCCTCTATCATTCGTATTGTGCCATGACCATCTGTTTCGCGAAATCTTTGTACGCCACTATTTTTCGCAGGTTTGCTCGCATTCGTATTTCCCCGATACCGCCGACCGGAGACAAGGCGCCTGTATTAACACCTCTTCCCATGTTTATTCCTCCTTGTTATATAATTGCTTGTTTTTATATTCCAACATCCTTCCCATCCTCTTTAACCCAATTAACTGTATCGCAATACCAACAATACCCTGTCTTGGAATCCTTTTTATGAGAATGGGATCCACATGTGGCGCACCAATAATTATCATCCATATTGTATGTATAACTTTCATCCTCATGCATTTTGGCTATTCTAGCTACCCTATCCTCCAGCAGATCCTTTAGATAATGGCATTCGTAAGGTCTATCCTCTTCCTTTAATATATAAATATCGATATCCATCATGCTCCCCATCCTGTCCGTACACATACACTCGGCGGCATGGCGCACGTTCCCTTCCGGCATCCCCGGAACTATCTCCCGGATCACCGCCTCCATCTTCTCTTGGTATTCGGTGTCTACCTTGACCACCAAATCCTCTAATTTATCTATTAAACTCATGATCTTTTTACTTCTTTGTATATGACATCTGTATTGTCTTCCCTATCTATATTGCAACAACAAGAATACATGCAGTAATAACCCCTGTTATTAAATACACATCCATCACAACTGCTATCATCAATCTCTATTACCTCCAATTCTATTTTCTCCATGCCGGTATTATATTTAAATATACTACCTATCTTATGATATCCTATATCCTTCAAATACCTTATATGATTATTTTCGTTAAATAATCGGTTGATAAATACATCCATTTTATCGTTTAGACCATTTTTATCTAATAACCCCTCGCACTCATTTTTATTAAATCCAAAGGATATCATAAAATATTTTGCCATATCAAACCTTTCCAGTTCCACCAATTTTTGTATGCATAGCCATATTCCTTGTCTTATGCCTTCTTCTTTGGCTTCTTGCACTCTATCTCCCATATTATTTTGTATTAATTAAGTAACAATATTTCTCTTCGCTCTATTTTGATCATTGATGGATTATCGTCATGATCATACCAATATAGATACCATATACCTCCTCTATTGGCCTTCCACATCTTCCCTTCATATTCCCCCGATGGGATCGTTACTGAATATTCTCTAAGACCCTCAAAGGTTTGTTTGGTCATTAAAGCGTATTCCTCATCAATTTCTATGTATCTCCTATGGGGCTGTTTCCATAACATCCCACGTTTGTCTGTTATCTTAGGTATTATATTCTCTCCATTCATGATGCTTTGTAAATTATGTATTAACTATTGTATATCTAACACTCTCCCCATCTTCCCTTTCGCATCCCAAGCAACCTGATTTTACGCAATCATATATATAATTTTCAAAAGCGCATCCCGAACATCTATCACACTTATCTACTCTTAATGTCATTTCAGACATACCAACTTTATAGTTAAAGACTTCCCCTATTTTATGATACTTAATATTTATACATATAGTATCGTTTTCACTTATAGTACTGCCTTCACTTATCATATTCTCACGTCCAAACATATTGTCAATAAACTTAATCATCTCATCATTGAATGATTCGCTTTCTTCTTGCAGCTTCCTACATTCATCCTCGGTCAATCCACAAGAAGATATCAGCTCCTCCGCGGCTTGCGTCCATCGCCCGTCGTGGGCTAGCTCCTGAACCGCCAGCCATATCCCTTGATTCATGCCCTCCATTCTTGCCTTATCTAAAATATCCTTATCATTCATATCCTCAATCATTTATATCCTTGTTTCTTACAATAATCTCTATATTATCCAACATCTCATCTCGTAATACCTTTTCTACCATCCTTGAAACGATGTTAAAATCTCTGTTTTGAAGCTCATTCTTCACCATAACTTTAATCCATCGTTCTAAATTATTATCATCCCCGTAAGTATTACGCATACACCTCTCAACACATTGTTTTATATCAAGTCTAATCACATTGATTATATCTTCCTTGGTAAGCCCAAGCTCATTATGGATATAATTCTTTATCGCTTTATATTCTTTATTCATGGCTTTTTATTATTACGATTTCTATTGGCTCATTGGCATTTGAGCTTTTGATCTCTCATCTCATTCTTATCCTTGAACATCATTATCCTGTTAATGATCCCCTCCGATTCCATGTACGTCGAGAATCCATATATTCTTAGATATTGAATAGCTGATAATGATTTCTCTAATATCTCCTTATATTCTATATCTGTTTTAACTGCTTTCTCCATGATCTTTTTCCTCCATTTCTTCTAATATGATTTTAGTCAGATACACTACCTCGTCTATCTGGTCGTAAAAAACATTTACCCCATCAACTTTATCATTGTTTTCATCATATCCATCAACCATCAAATTATCTTCCCCCGATAAATATACGGATGTTATAGATAAACAAATCAATCCGATATCGGTAAAGATCCTTATTTCAGCCGGAAAATCATCTACATGGTTTCCGCTATCCATATCAAGATCAAGCCTTCCTATCTTCTTAATTAGGTCAACGATAGCCCCATAAGCTACCACACGTGCGTTCAATAACATCTTATTCAACGCTTTTACTCTTTCTACATCCTTCATAACATCCATCCCCTTTGTATTATATCGTTATATGTTATCCCATTATCTTGAATCAGTTTCATAAAAGAATCTTCGGTATAAGCCAAAGATTCCTCTCTGTTAGCCCTCTCTATATTCTCGCTCATCATCCCCATAGCCTGTATTAAGGCCGCTGAGGAGTTGGCTATCAATTGAGCCGCTTTCATTATCCTATCATCGTCCATAATCATATTACTTTAACTTCTTCGTTCCACAAATGTCTTTCATATACCATGGTTATTCCTATCAAAATCCCCATCTGGATCAATAACCCACTCTACATCCCGCTCATCAATACAAGCCCTAGGCATTCCTATTGTCCGTACATAAAGACGTGATCGGTGATCCTTGCTTAACACCGTCCCGATATACTTTTCCCCTTTGGCATATCCTATATTATGGTTGCCGGTTATATTAAATACAATTTCAGCTCCTATCTTAATTTCATCCATATTCAAGATGTTTGTATCATTTGTTATCTTTTTTATACAAAAAGAGGATATAATGGCATAATATTATGATATCAAGACACGAATGCGTTATCTATCATATTATCATACATATCCTCTATACAACGTCATTTATGGCATTATATCGTATATGATGCCGCAGGTTATAAATACATCTAATTAACCCTTTTTTAAGGGCTTATTGCCATTTAGGTAACTAGCTATGCCTAATATTTTCGAAATAAGGGCTTTTTTAGCCTTATACTCATCGTTTATCCCTATTATCGCATATCTGTATACCATCCCATCCTTCGACACCTCCACGCCCACGTATTTAGGCGCAACGGCATCCCTATGTAATACGATAAACGGGCTTTTGCCGTCTAGCTCATTTATCAACTGATTAAACTGTCGCCTCGTCATCTGATAGTGATATTATTTCCATGTTATAAATACGATCTCTCTTTACCCTTATCTTCTCGCATAGCTCATCGAAGCACTTATCTTCTTCTAACTTATCAACATAATATGATACACTTGATTTAGAGCTTCCTTGAAGATATATATTCCCTCTTATATTCTTTGAGAAAAAATTAGGCAAGACCATCTTTTGTCTCTTATCTTTATTATCCATGTAAGATATAACAACAACCCACAACTCTGGCTCCCGTTCTTTTACCGATAACATAAGATCGAGACTCGATTGACTATTGATATTTCTCCTGCCAGTTTCGTTATAACGTAGAATAATATAATCATCCGCGTTATCATCCTCAACCATCACGACTATAGGACGATTACCCTTCCCATTATCACATAATATTCTTGGCTCTTTCCCGTTGCGGAGATATACCTTATCGTAATCTCCGTTTTTGTATATCTCAAAATCAAACTCTATCACCATATCATTTCCTCCTATTGATATATTGTTGTGTACGACCTTCTTTTATTTTTTCGAAATAAAACTTATTTCCATATAACCGGGTGAAGCAGATGTTATATCCGAAATGCTCCGCACGTCTGATCTGCGCATATCCTCTACTAATATCCTTATCGTCAGCTAATGTAACAAAACAGTGCATTCCTACTTCTGTATTCAAAACCAAACTCTCCCAATCCTTTACTTCCATATCAAATTTCCTTAAATAATTTTTTGTTATAATTATTGTTATTGTACCATCCATCAATATCCTTATACTGCTTTGGATAAACCCCATAAGCCTTACACCAACTAGGCAACGGTCCGTTCAGCACGTCTAACGCCGTCTCAAGGTCGAACGTAGCTTCCTCCTTGATATGACACCCCGATCCACTTCCACGGCTCGGTATATAGGCTCTACTATATGCTACGCTCATCCCATATTCCCCACGACTCAGATACCCGATGTTAGGCGAATCAGGGAAGGCGTAATACAACATTATATAATCACCCTTACTCCAACTTCTATTATAAGTATCATCCTGCCACGCAAAAACCCTGCAACCGGCTTCTTTCAGTTCCGCTGCCGCTCTTTTTAAAACATTGTCCATATTATCTATATTTAATTAAGTTGTGCCAAGGCGCCGGGAACCGACCCCGGATCATATCCGTACACGTACGATCATGATATATCCTTCCGCCCCGCCAAGGTTTGGTTCAACATTAACAAACTTTCATATCCTCACACATCTTAAAAAAGACCTCTCTTATGATCTTCTTGTATAAGATGTATATCTCATCATCATCCTCATCAAACTCCACTCCCCATGAACGTAATAAATATCTAATATCACAATCCGCTATATGAATCCTGAATATAGACGGAACGCTCATTATGTAGTCCTCGAAAGCTTTCTTAATCCCATCCCTTTTGATATGTTCTTTATACTCATCCTTAAACACGTTAAGCATAAAAGCCAGATACTCCCTATCATATCTAAACTGCTTTTTGTAATTATCAGTATCTATATGATCTAGTATATATATTTCTATAGCGTCCCTGTCGTATTTTGACATACCTCTTCCTCCTGTTTTTGATATTTAATGACCCTTTTCTCCCCATACGCCTTCGCTAACTGAATAAGCTGGCCGGTAAACACCTTGGTACGGTGTCTTACAATCTTATCCACCAACTCCGGGCATCTGGTTCTCCACCTATAATTAACCTCACCTTTAGCTTTCTTCTTATAATACCTGTAGAATGTTACGGCTACTACCACTTCTCCATTCTGCTCAAAAGCAACCAAATCGTAATTGTTGTAAGTTATTTCGTTCATCGTGTAATATATTTTATAAATTCAATCACTTTCTTTGGCAGTGAATCTATATCCTTCACTCTTTTACCAAAATTGTACATATGACTTCTATGCGGATAATAATCTCCCGCATACATCCCCACTCCTAATGGATGGAATGGATCCTCACTACATGAGAAAACAGGATAATACACCACCCCATAACCATCCTTTATATTTTTATTTACATATACTATGGTATATCTATCAGCCACTTCATCGCCAAAATCATATACTCTTACTTTTACTTTCACGCCATTGGCATTTGTTATAATATTATTCATATGCACCTCCTTTGTTATTCACTATCCGACTAATCTATTTCCTTCCCATATAAGGTATATGAGCCACACCATCCACGACTCTCATTTGATATCCGAATATGATTCACAGGTTTATCCCCCGCCATACAATTAGCGTAAGATAATACCGCCGACATGCTTCTAAACCCAGAATCCATTGCTGATTTAATAAGCCTCCTATCACATCCAAATACCAATATCTTTATAACATCCTTCTCTTTTACAGTTCTTCTTACACGCATAATCTTGCCATAAAATAAACAAACATAAAATCTATTCTCTCTTTGTCATCATCCATCCTATGTCCGGTGATCTCAAAAATAACCCGACGCTTTTCTATAGTCTGGATATTATCGAGCTGAACAGATATGTAATGGTATTTCATGACTTTCTCTCTATTACCGCTATTCAAAATAGCGTCAATATCTTGCCTACGAAAATACATGTTTACCCCTATGTAGCTGGCAACCAAAAGACACTCATCTATCACCCCATCAGTATCGAATAGAAATAACATATCATCCTTCTCTATAGTATATTCCGCATCAAGAATCTTGATACGTTTGCTCCCGTCCTTCTTATCAGCTATAAGAATCGCTAGCATCTCCTTATCGGTCGTAAGGATATAATACGCCTCATCCTTTGTAATATTATCACGAAGGTAAGATAGCGCTTCATCTTGTAATCTTAGTAGTTCTATTTCGTCCATATTTATTTCTATTGTTGCCAAGGGAAAAAGGACGGCGCTGGCGACAAGGCCTATCCAGCCTCCCCGCAGCCGCCCGTTCCCCTTGGTATTATTCTGCCACCTCTAATTTCCCGTAATAAGGATAAAAACAACCGTCTCGATAAACCGAATATCTGAGCGTTTTATCCTTTGCTTCATAGATGGAAACACAACCGCTGTTATAAGCGTTGGATAGTTCTTTTGCTACAAATCCGCCTATTTGTTTATAGGTTTTAGGCGTATCCCTCAACGGTCTGCCTACATATATTTTTACTCTTTTGCTCTTCTTGTCGCCTACGTATATATCCTTTTCTCTAAGCTCCGTTAAATACATGAATCTCATATCAACCGATTTTAAATCCAACATTCCTCTACCTCTATCTCCATATGATCCTCCCAATCACATCTATCAACGTCCTCGCCATCCTCAAAGTAATAGTAAGCCCATACCTGTACGCCTCCTACCTCTATATATCCATCACTTTTCCATTCTATCAACCCGTCTTGCCTTACCACGTTGGTAGGCTCAGCCCCTAGCGACAGCAGATTATTTACTATACTACCGCCAAATACGTTCCTTGCTTCTTCTTTTGTCATATCACTATCAGATTTTTAATATTACACTACCGCCAAAGGGGAACGGAGACGGACGACCAGCGGGGCCGACCCCACGCCACCACCGCCCCCGTTTCCCCTTGGTTTCCTCCGCATCGCCCCATACCAGTAAACAATATCTACCCGCCATCGCTCACAACCGCCTTGCCTTGACCGGAAACTCCTACCACTTGTAAACTTCTACATTTGATCGGAAGATACCCCTTGCTTGAAAGGCGTTTCCCTTGCTTGAAAGGTGTTTTTCTTGTTTGAAAGGTATTTCTTCTTGTTTGGAGGTGTTTCCCACTTGTTTGGAGGTGTTTTTCCCTTGCTTGGAAGTGTTTTTCCCTTGCTTGGAAGTGTTTTTCCCTGTTTGGAAGTGTCCCGTCACGAACAACCGAACCATCCCCTCAAGAATCCCCATAAACCCGGACCTTCCGCTACTTTGTTCCACGTGGAACGCTGATTCAGTCTAGGATATTGGGGTCTTTGTTCTTGATTGCCTTATATACTTGAATAATACAATGTATTGATAATAAAGCCAATAAAATAACTATGATTAAAGGCAGGGCGTCGCCCGTAGCTATAACATACCGCCCCAACTCAAACGCCATATACCAACAAAACAAGATGAGTACGAAATATATAAATATACCCATAAAAAATATACAATAAGTAAACACGATTTTAAAACAACACTAAAATAATACAACCAATTGAGTATCAACAATATAATATATATCAATCCCTAGAACTACCTCTAAAGAAAGACAAGACTAGATATAGATAAAAAATATACAATAAGTACCGTCTATTATATACCTTTTAGGATCGATTCACGCACGAAACCATACATAAGGGCACAATATACCCGTCTGTATGGATATAGATATATACAAAATGATACATAATAAAGCATTTTACTTACACATTTTCGATCAAGGCTTAAAATTTGCCGCCTCAACACTTTTATGTGTAAGCAAAACATATTAATATGCTATCATTTTGTAAAATATAGGCACAAAAAAGCCCTTCCGTCCTATATCACTACAATACGAAAGGGCACAAACTTTAAAATCAAATAAAAACAAACGATCTATTGTCGTAATTTGTTTGCCATGTAACTAACACGTTTCCGCCTACATTTATCAGATTCCCTACTACAATCTAATTTATTAGACTTGTATAGATCTTTGGTAAGCTCAATATAAAACTCCATTTGAGACTTTCTTACAGCCTCTAAAGTCTTTTCTTTTTGAATAGATAGTTTCCTATTCAAATTATCGAATTTCTTTTTGTACATAATATATTCATTTAATTACACCAATAAGAACGGACACGGCTATAAAGGCACAAGGCCGCCGTTATCAATACAGCTAGCCGAGCACACCACACCCGCCCGATTCCCTTTGGTTTTGTCCCTTTGCCCCGAACGAACGAAGCCAAATACGTACATACGTCGCCCGTGATACGTACCGACAAGGCGTATTAAGTCCGTCAATTTAACCGCACAAAATACCCTTGTAAGGGTTGTTATTTTGCTACTACATATAGCGCATAAGTATTTAAGCCACCTTAAACGCTATTGTTTTGATACATTAGCACGGTTATAACTCCGTTATGCACTCCATACGTGTTACTCTAGCAACGTATGGACATACGCCCTATACATGCGTATATACACCAACGTACCCCGTGATTTTACACGGCCTACTAGGTTGCCTAGTGTACTTACCGGATTGATATAAACCTAAAGATAATAGTACTATTATAGACTATAATAGTACTTAAACCACATTGTTAAGCGGCGGCCCACCTATTGCAAGTTTTCGATACCCTAATTACTAGCAATATGTTTATATCAATATGTTAAATATCGTGTCCATTTAGTCTAGATCAGTGGCACGGCGTGAACGTATGGACATTACCACCATAACGCCCCTATACATAAATAATATAGGAGCCGATTACTTGCTATCTTTCGTTTTTAGGATGCGTCAAATAGTATGTAACACATTTAGCAATAAGATTAAATGTATATCGTTTGATAGGTACGGCACACTTTACTATACGTTTGTCTGATCCGTTAAACACTTCATAATATACTCCCCCCTCATATTCTACAGGCTCGTTATACCCAAAGCGTTTATGTGCTTTGCCTGTTATCGATATTTCTGCCACTTTATCCTCTGATAATTTCGTGTTTTTATTCTGCTCCTGTTTATCGAAATATACTCTTTCGATCTCCTTGTAGGCGCAAAAGGTTTCATCCACACGTGGTAGTATCTCTTTGCAAAGTTGTATTACTACTTCCTTGTCTTTAGCCAAAGCAATCAAAGCTGGTACTATAGCTTTGTCTACTTTTATATCATTATCTTTCAAAATATCGTTGATTTCTTTGCCTGATTTAAACAGGTTACACCATGCTTTGACCGCACCGGTTAACGTTTTCTCACTTGCTTTCTTTACCTCATTCTGCACTTTGTTTAATTCTTTATTTGTCATTAGATTTGCCCGTACCCTCGGGACTTGTATCGGCATCTGGTGCGCCTCGTTTGTTAATATTGTTATCTCACATTGCAAATATAATACATGTTTTATTTTCAAACAAATATTTTACAATAAAAATTCAACGATTATATGTAATAAATCTAATCAAATGTAAATATATATTAAAATATTGGTTTATATGATTGATAATCAGCAAGTTAAATACAAAATAAGCATTCTTTTTTTCGGCTCGTTGATCGTTTGCCATTCCTATCTCCCAGCCTTTGTTGACGGGGGGGTGGACCAAAAAACGGCAGCCCGGCCGGGCCGATTTCGGGGAGGTGGTCCGTCCCGCATATCCCCGCATATCCCTACATGTCCGGCGTCCCAACATATCCCATCTCTCATCCCCTAACGACTTTCTCATTAATTTTATTACATTTGCGATATAATTAAAACATAACATATTATGAATAAAGAAGTTGAATACATGGGGGGGGGTATTTTAACCCTCAGATAAGGAGGGGGTATGTTTAGGCGCAGGACTTCTTCTCCCGGAAAGATCCACTACCGTATTAATATAGACAAGAGCATGTGCCCTGATTTTGTAGATATATATATTGATGGAGATACATATCAACTTGGTTTTGACGGATCTTATCTTGATATATATCGCAATAAGAAAATAGAAGTTATAAGAATAGGTGGTCAGATAGTTCCAAAGGATCAACAATATGAGTACAACGTTTTATTAGGCACTACTGGAGGTGTTTCAAAAGGGACTCTTACGTATCTATATGATTCTGGTGTGCATTGTGATTTAGCTGATACGGAGTTATACGGGCATAGGATAACTAAATTTACTCCTATAACGGAGATAACTGATCCTGAGGAGATCATCAATTTCACTTACATGCCTGAATTTTATAATCAGATTACAAGTAACAATCGTATAACTTGGCAAGGTAATCTTATAACAAGTGGTTATTGTATAACAGCCAATGCCTGTCAGGGATGCCAATCTGTTGCCGTTGGAACTGGCATTTACAATAACACCTATAACGTAAATATAATAATTGTAGCACCATCATGATATCTTGTTAGGAGGATGTAGTACCAAAGGGAGGTAGGCCTCCCTTCATCCCTCCGAGCCTACCCATCGGGTCTTCCGCCGGCTACTTCCCTTGGTATATATCTTTATGGGATAATTAGATAGGTGGTGGCACGACCACTACCTTAATATTATAGATCTCGTATCAGTCTAATTCTTTTAGGATTTCTTTTATCCGATACGCCTACTTGACCGTAGCCTGAAACCGCCCAATAATTTCTATCATTACATTCAGAGCTTGTCATATACGCCTCAGTTGAGGCTTGGAACATCTTACCTCCAATAAGATACAATATATCATTTATATCAACCATCCTCATATATACCAATGACATTTGCGGACAAGAGGGGATATACCAGTCATCGAATCCAAGGGCGTCGCTACTATTTATGAATCCATTAAGAAGATTGCCTGAGATAGCATAAAATCCTTGTTCTGTGGCTCCAATCTTTTTTAATACCTCTGAATTAGATTTACCATTCCAATCGGACATCACTCCGGTCCATTGAGATATGTCATTTGGTATATGTGGCTGACCATTATATACCCCGGAATTACTCATAAGATACGCACTAGTAAGGCCAGGGTAATCGTAATCAATAGTATCATAATTAGGGATCTCATATTGATCCACCAAATATTCTCCCCATACAAAGTTGTCACTGGCCAACATACCTTCTGTTGCCTGTTTATAACTAGGATTTTTACTCTCGTTTTTTTCTATCATAATCCTATGTTCTTTATGTATCAAAGCAACTCCAATACATTCGGCATCCACCTTATTAGGTGGAAGTAACTTTAGATTTTCAGCAACTCCATATACTCCATTGCTGGCGTTAGACGGATGTATTCCTGATGAATGAAATCTTCTTCTAAGCATACTGATAAATTTTTATGGAGGACGAAAAATACCCCCCCCCCATTGAATTAATTTTATTTAATATCATATTATTATGCATTTTGTACATACAAATATATGATTTATTCTCGAATCATGTCGCTGAATCCAAGGGAACGGGCTGGCTTCCATCCTTCCGGGCATCCCCCGCCCTCCCACCGCCTCCCGTTCTTTTTGGCTTCCTTCTGGTTTTATCCTCAAATTTTCATATCTTTGGGACAAAAAGATAATCATGTTTAGAGACATACTTCATAAGATCAAGATCTTCTTCTGCGATGACGATATCGAGAAGATAAATGTAAGGGATAGTACGGTTATCCGCAACAACGAGATACATAGGATGTATGATGAGATACTTAATGAGCTAGGTGATTTGGCCACTGTCGTGTCTAGAAACTACGTATATGGTAGGATAAAGGACAGGACGGGATTAAGTATCCGTCATATCAGTAGGATAATAAACCATACTAAAGTTGAGGAGATATGATTAAGGATACGATGGAGCGGAATATAATAAATGAGATATCGGCGTTATTCGTGATGATATTCACGGCCGGGTTGATGTTTGTCATGCCGATGTTAGATATAGAGTGTGATGATATTACTATCATAATAGGATCAGGAATAATACTATCTTTTATACTAACCATAATACCGATCTTGCTTTCTTATGACATAAGGGATGAGATCATTGAGTTGATTGAGGATCTGGATAACCAGATAGTGGTAGACACATCGGTATATAAAACGGATCTGCCCTAGGAATTACCTAGGGCAGGTGGTATGCTATTTTCTTTTAACATACTTATCTATCAGATCTATTGATAGTTTAGCGCCCAGTTCTTCCTCCAACAGGTTAAGGTAGTTCCGGTGCAGGCACCCGCCCCGCTCCACCTCTCTGAAGCCTGCCCCGTCCCGGATCCTGACCAGCCCTTTTCTTGGATCCATGTCGATCAGATCCCGAAGCTCGTTCATATTCTTGAACCGGTTCTCTATTACCTTAAATACATCGATCTTAGGTCTCTTATCCTTATTCTTAGGCTTTATCTTAATTCTTCCGCTCATAAGACATTAATCACTTTCCAGTACTACCAAACCCTCCATTTCCTCTCTCTGATTCTCCAAGATCTTCTAACGACCCTACTTGATCCCATACGATGCGTTCCCGTCTACGGATAAGCAATTGAGCTACCTTATCCCCTGCCGAATAAGAAGGGTCTCCATAGTGATCTACACGTCTAGTCACTACCATAATCTCCCCTCTGTATCCCTCATCTACGGTACCCGGAGCGTTTTGGATAATTGACTTAGTTTTTGTAATGCTACTACGTGGACGGATTTCCATCTCATAATCCTCAGGTAAAGCTACATGCACACCAGTATGGTATATAATCCTACCCCCGTCAAGTTCTATGTTTTTAACGAACAGATCCATGCAAGCGTCCTCCTTATGGGCGTACTTAGGCAATATCGCTCCTTCTTCCAGCCATATCTTGACCTTACAAGCATCTATATCTTCAAGTAATGATTCTACCTCATTATAACTCATTGGTTGTTCTGACGCCAATGAAATAGCTCTTGCCAATACATTTTTAATCTTACTCATCGTATCTTGTTTTTAAATTCCTTTCCTTTCGGACATTGTAATTTACATTCCTCGCCACAAGCGGAACAGTTGGGTCTCATTCCGGGCACCCCTCTTCCCCCGTACGGCCAGTAGGCATAATCGCAGACGCTCCAGAACGCCTCCATCGCCCTGATCTTGGCATCGACGGTTATCTTCTCCTTCACCTTTTTCATGCTCTTCCTGAACTCATCTTTCATATCCTTCCCTTCTATCTGTCTGGCCTTACGTCTCTCGTTCCACCAATTGTAGTAGAATTTGTCTGCCATCTTATAAGCTTCGGGATCAAATTTATCACGATGCAGGATAGGTGCGTCCTTGATCTTTCTCAAATTCCTGCCACAAACATAAGCAAGCCCGGCGTACGGAGGTATGTCCTTAGGATCAACCAACCCATCCGGCACGCAGTAGTAGAAGTAATTGGGGCGGCCGTACCTAGTCCAGCCTCCGGCCTCGTACAGAGCTTGCCTTCTAACCTCGAACCAGCCTTGCATTACTTGGTGCTTTTCCTGTTTCTCGAAATCCTTGTTATAGTCAGCTAACGAGATTTTTACCTCAACTTCATAAGCGTACATAGATCTGGTTATAGCCAGATAATCGGACTCCCAGTTATATACATACAGGTTATTTATCACCCATTTAGGAGATACCAAGAACTTTCTGTTCAGGATATCCAATATCCCTCTTTCAGTGTACTCAGTACCTTTATTTGATTGCCGTGTTCCCATCTCCAGTAAGAGGATTATTCCTATATCCTACCGCCATTATAGCGTTACCTATCAACATTCTCAACTTATCCATATCTTTATCATGGAACGAGAAAGCGGTTAGGATATGGCCATTGGTCTTATCATAAGATTTTATCATCAACACAGCCACATACTCACCCATCATCTTACCATTCATGATATCAAGATCAATTATGCCGTGATCTATTAGATCAACCACATCCCATCCTAATGGCAGGTACTTTTTTATTTGATTAATGTCCATACCAAATATTATTTATAAAAAGGAGGGCCGTGCTACCCTCCTATGGATACACACGAAAAATAGAACTGAAAGCGATCCTAAGCACGTAGGATTTTATTAATTCCCGTAGGCTGTCTACCGGTTATCATTAACTACCGACCTACGGGAATATGTTTAAGAAAACACCATGTGGGGAGTGGGGGAATCGAACCCTTATCCACGCTACGATTAGGAATCGTAAATTCTATCCGTTAAATTAACTCCCCTTTATTCAAAGATCTATAAATTGTATATAATTACCAAACAATATTTTAGCGAATCCGGCTGGAATCGAACCAGCATCTCCAATATTATGGTAATCATCCAATGATCCTCGGATCCATATGTCCCGATCCTCCCGGACAAGGACATCAAACAAAATCTAAACTCTAAATCTAATGACAAACTCTATTAATCCAACTGTGGACCCGACCGGGCTTGAACCGACAACCTTCTGGTTATGAGCCAGATGATCCAACCAATTGATCTACGGGTCCTAAATAACCACATCGGCTTTCACAAGAGGATGTGGATCGGAATTTCTCGAAAATTATATAGTAATATCATGAAACTATTGTCCAACATTCTAGCATATAGCACCAATCCTCGAACGGGAACGTCTCTACACCAGACCTACCCCATCCCGTCCCCCAACTGTTCTGTAGGACGAAGCCGGCCTTGTCCCAGCCGGTGAGGATAACGGCATGACCTCCCAAGTTCTGTCCTTGGCCTTTCCAGAATCGATTACCATAATTATAGCAATACAGACCTATAACCAGAGGGCCATTCAGCATCAATGCTACCTTAGCCGATACCGGATCTATGATCCTAGCGTAACTGTTTATTTTCTCCCCATCTACGCCTACGTTCTTGATAGACTTGATAGCGTCACGAAGAACCATACCGTCCTGATCCTTATCCTCTCTCAGATCATATATATCGTAGGGAGAGATCTTAGCCGGTCTTTTAATAGCCCTTATACTCTTTCTCCAGTTAAGTATCTCAGCTAAGCTTACCGCAGCGCAAATAGGAGAAGATCCTTGATCCACTACGCTATCAACGTTGTTGACCTTATACTCATCAGGGACAGCCTCATGCTGCATATTCATAATAGCGTCTCTGTCATCCACAGGGGATGGTATATATCCTAACCCGTAACTCATTTTTTATCCTTTTTATGGTAATCAATTATCTTGATATTAAACGTATCGGATCTTTGCCTTACCTGTATAGACCCTCTAGCCTTTCCCTTGGCGTCGTACAGGGCGGTGAAGCCAAAGTTATCGACCCGGCCGTCGTCCAGCGTAAACCGCCACTCCTTCCATTGGCCCATCACGGTTCCGGAAGACACTATGGAATCTACTACATAAGATATATCAGTAGTATCATATTCTGTATAGTAGGTTCTTGACGTACTGCATCCGACAACCGCTAAGGTAAATAACGTTAACAAGAAAAACAAGATCTTATTCACTTTTCTTAGATTTTTTACGTTTCTTAGATTTCTTCTTATCCTCCACCTTATTCTCGATATTTACCTCATTACCGGCATCGGCATCAGTAACCTCAGATACGTTATTTTCAGGTATATCAATATGACCGGAATTAGGATCTATCTTATCCTCATCAACAACAACCTCATCAGGAACATCGATGTCTAAAATCTCTGCCTCCAGATACTTGATACGATCTGACATAATTTTATTCTGGTCCTCAAGTTCCTTATATCTTCTTCTAGCCTCATCGAGTAATTTAGATGATAGTTTATGTTTCTTCTCAATATCCATATAAGCCCTTTTAAGAGTCTCTTTCTCTTTCACCGACTCATTATATAACTCTCTTGATTTACTAAGCTCATTCCCCATCTTAACGATATGAGAATCCTTGGAATCTATATCCATATCAAGAGAATCGACAAGCGTATCAAGATACTTTATTTTCTCTTCTAATTCCGTTATCTTCTTGCGGGAATCCTCATAATCTCTTTTTAATCTACTTGAATAGCTAACAGCCTCATCAAGATCCTGTTTTAGAGTATTTATATAGCTACTCTTTACTATCTTCAATCCGAACATCTTTATCACTGTTATAGGTTTCACGAATATCGGCTTTTATCTTGCCGACTATAATTAACTCAGCTATATGTTTGTCTTTCTCGACTATAGCCATATCCTTACGGACATTAGTGACCCTGATCATGATATTCCCGTTATTAGACGAGACGAACGGTGATCCCACCAAAGTAAGTCCCGTATCGCCGGTAAACGACGGCAGCATCATCAACACCCCTATGGTATTATCCGGGAACGATGCCCACACCCCTGTGTCTATATCAAGGACATCACCCTGCCCTAATGGGAAGGCATTACCCTGCTTGATAGGAATATCCTTACCCAACGAGTTCCATGCTTTCGAGAATCTTACGGAGTTAAGGAAGATCTTTCCCTCTTTCTCCACCATCCCTACCATAGGTTCGCAATTCAATCTAACCTCGTTTTGTTTATCATCCGGCTTCTCCTCAAGCTCATCAAGGTCTCTGGCTGATGTAAATGACTTACTCTCCAGAAGTTTTTTGATATCTTCAATTGTGGCCATATTATAATTTGATTATTAAATACACGATCTTCAATCCTAACTTCAAATCAGATGTCTTTTCGAACATCTCCCTAAGAGGTAAGATAGTAGCGTCAAGATCTGACGCTACCCATTCTCCATCCTTATAATACATATTCTTTTCCTCGGAATACGCTACACAAGGTCGATGCCCTAAGTTCTTCATAACCGTATCTACCTTATTTTGGGTAGGCATCGAGACACGGTTCACTTTAGTAGATATATTAAAATTACTTTCCATTAAATTATTCATTTTCAATTAGTTAATCAAAAAGGTAGGTCACTATCGTCTCCAAAAGGAGGATATTGAGGAGGTTGTTGCTGACCTCCAAAAGAAGGAGCTTGGGCTGTCTGAGGCGGAGCCTGCTGGTATGATGGAGGAGGCGTCTGCGGCTGGGCTTGCGGCTGATATGACGGTGGGGGCGTTTGCGTTGTAGCCTCACCAGCGTTGTTTTGGCTTGCCGACTGAACGGGTTTCACACCATCTGTCTTAATACTTTGAATATACTTATTAAGCACTTGATAGGCAAAAGCATCTTGAGCCGTATAATCAAACTTCTTATTCCCCATTATATCAGTACTCTCAACTCTGTCAGGCCATCCATTCTGACCATTCTTATAATATTGCTGTATAAGTTCATCCCTTCCATCAGGAGTTTCCCTAGCATATGAGATAAAAAAATTACCCGGGGCATATTGATCTCCTTTCCTAGCGTGAGCTGGATTGATTACCACCTTACGCTTTAAATCAATATTAGGCAAGTATCTCACCAATGACTTAACATAATTATTAATACCTCCTTTTTGAGTCATCAAAGGAACATTTATAATATAGTTTCCTTCGTCATCGCTTATTTTTATAGCTACGTATTTAGTTTTTGCCCCGTTATAGTCAACCTCCCTTATCTCAATATCTGATAAATATCCCTCTATACCATTCCAAAATACTTTCCAATAAGATACAGCCCCGGTCTTATCATTCACATGTTCCTCATAACCTTCTTTAGGCTCCTTGGATGATTGATAAAGAACTCCACCACCACTTATCTTAAAGTAGTGATTATTAGATCCTAGCGAATTTTCACGAACTCCCATATTATATATATTTAAAAATTAAACAATAATTGATGATGATAAGAAATACTCATTCTTATTATTTTCCCCATAAATCTTATTAAAATGAGATTTATGGTCATGCTCGATAACTATCCTATTATATGATATGCTTTTAACTATACCAAGATACCTACCACATAGCACATCGCATATAATATCATTACCGTTATGCGATAAAGCCGTAAGCCTTTCCTTACAAGATCTTCCAGACATAGGGTTCTCTGACATAATACCGCATCCTTTTTCAGTGAATATCAATCTACAATGATCGAACTCATTTACCTTGATATTATTCTGGAGGGCCTGGACGAGTAGATCCTTATCAAAGACATAGGTACTTGTTTTGACAAAATGCTCGTCCACGAACCTCCAGTTAGGATAATTACCGTCAAAGTGAATCTCATACATATCCATATCAGGGGTAGAGAAGTAAGTCCTAGTATCATCTACTTTGATAGACAACGTATCTAATGACTTATTTATATGTTTATCAAGTAATAAAGAGGAGGCGTTTGATACCGGGATAAATACCTTCTCTACCTTATCCTGATTAGGGATAAAATACCTGTAAATAGTATTCCTGTCAGTACTTACTATATTAATATTAATATCATCAATATCAATGACCACATTCTCTATGCAAGGATAAAGCTCGTTGATCTCCGTATAATTACTGGCCTTGTTAAGGACCAATACATAATCATTCATCTTAACATTAATACCTCCATCAGGGATATTATATACCATAGGGAAAGTATTTACGTCAAAGGCCGGACAGCTATACTCACCAGAGGCGTAGTATATAGTAATACTGTCCTTCTTATCGGAAAGCACGATCTTAATCTCACCATTCTTCTGTTTTTTTACAAACCTTATGAAAGAGCTTGCCTCTACCAAGAAAGAGAAGTTAGAATCAGACTCCACTTCCAGCTTCTCTATAACACATACCTTGGCGTTTACGGAAGTAATATAAGCTAGACTATTGATGATATCTATCTTAATATTCTTATAGAGTGAATTAGATCCGGCATTTTTAACAACCAATTCTAATTTACTTAACTTCTCATTCAATGATTTCGACAAGCACTTAAATAACATAATGAACAACCTTTATATTACATTGCAAATGTAATCATAATTATATTAATTCAAATACAACAAACGCTTAATAGTATTAAAATAACTTAAACTTACGTCTAATATACTCGGCTATAAGCGTAGCATCGCACATTCCATCTTGTATTTTGGTAGGTTGAACTCCTTTACCTGACCATGGTTTTACGAAAGACACCAAAGGGAAAAGGCGTATGGCGCATCGGATGGAGGTAGCTTTCGTATCCAGCTTAGCCGCCGTATACACCCGATCGGCTGTCGTATGAAGCTCCTTCTGCCAGGTTTTTGGCTGTACCTCCTCGAACATGAACCTGACGTCCGGATGCGAGTGGTATCGCTCCATCATCTCCACCATCATAGCGAAGAGCGCGTTTGGTTCCCGGCGCCGTCCGCCGAAGGTGAAGTTGCTGGCGGCTGAGCTGTTGTGGATGCTGTGGACGTCCTCGACGGCGATCGCCAGCGTTCCCCCACCTTCTTCTTGGATTTTATCCGCTGCGTCAAGGAAGAAACTTGATATGGCCCTAAGATCTATATCCCCTTTAGCTGATATCCTTGGTGTCATGATTACCTTAATCTCTCCGTTCTCCGGGATCATAGACAATCCTCCGGTATCTATACCCGGATCTATACCTATCACCGCATTCATATTTTTAAGGTATATAATGAGTGAAAATCCTCCGGTCTAAACACCTGTATAGAGTTATCTGGATACAGACCTATATAATAACCGTAAAAAGCCCGTAAAACGCCATTTTCTAGTATTATATCCAAAGCCTTTACCTTATTACCATCAACCATAACATCAACCTCATCAGTCTTGTTAGATATCTTATCGAACCATTCAGGTACAGGATCAATACCGTACCTAAATGCGTTTACCGTTGATTTTATCGAGATATATGTTCCCATATTAGATAAGATTACAATCGTCTCGTTTAACAACCTTAAAATCGCCATTTCTAAGTAATATCGCTACATCAGATCTCGTATATGTGAGAGGCGTATACGATACCAAATGATAAGAAGCCTGTCCTGTCGCTGGTCGAACCGGTCTTAATACGGCTATGGCTATATCGCCGCCAAGTTCCGTACCACCGGTGACACCCTGTAGGCACATGTATATGAATCCCTCATACTCATATCTCTTCCCGATAAATTCACTCATGGGAATACCTACGAACAGATAGTTCTTTACATCCCCCTTCTTAACCTCGACAGCGTTCTCTACGCTGGATGGTATTACGTCTACAAATTTTACTCCTATTGCCATGATTACAAATTCAATTTAGTCCTTAACTCTTGACACAATTCTTGATTATCTCTCATGATACTTAACGTATTCTCAACGCCATTACCGACCCGGACATCCCCGTACCAGTACCATGATCCTTTACGGGTAAAGATACCGGTTTCCTCGCATAACTTCAAAAGTTCAAGTTCCTTATCAAACCCCACGCCATAATACAAGGCTGTCTCTGCTATTTGGAACGGGACGGCTGTCTTGTTCTTCAGAACCTTTATCCTAACCTCATGACCTACTGAAGATCCGTCCTCTCCTAATATAACCTTCTTTCTCGCCATCTCCATACGGATAGAGGCATAGAACTTAAGGGCGTTACCTCCGGTCGTTACCTTAGGATCGCCGTATATAACACCGATCTTCTCTCGGTACTGATTGATGAATACCAGAACACAGTCGCTTTTGTTTACGATTCCTGTAAGAACTCTCATGGCTTTAGACATCAAACGAGCCTGCAATCCCATGTTGCTGTCTTCCATATCGCCCTCTATCTCCTTCTTCGGTACCAGATTGGCTACAGAATCTACGACAATAAATCCGACCTTCCCAGACTCGACTAACTTGGCTGTGATGTCAATAGCCAGCTCCCCGTAGCTTGGTTGGGAGATCAAAAACCGGTTTATATCTAATCCCATTTTCCTAGCGTACTCAATATCGAAAGCGTTCTCCACGTCTATTATAGCTACTAGCTTATCTGGATGTTTTTTCTGGAACTCGATCATACTTAACGTACACATCATGGTCTTGCCACAAGATTCCATCCCGACCAGCTCATGGATGCGGCCTACCGCCCATCCGCCGCCGAGGGCCTTATCCACCACCAGCGATCCGGTACTTTCCCTTGGTATGGATATTATAGGCTTATCATCACCGAAGTTCATTATCGAGCCTTCTCCAAGCTCTTTATTTAAAGATGATACTAACTCATCTACGTCTGAAAAAAGTTCTTTCTTAGCCATTATAATCCGTATTCCTCGAAGTTAAATAAATCCTGTTGTTTCTTAATCATATCCTTCCCGATATCAGATATCTTTTCCGGATTCAATACACCCTCATTCTCATCCACCTTCTCTATAAAGTCAGATATCTTATCGCTTAGCAGTACCATATCTTCCTTAGGCACTGATTTTAGATAAAGCCCGTCTATAGACCTACATCTTGAAAGAGCGGTATATATCTGTCCTATCTCGAAGGCTCTGCTGATGTCTACAAATATATTATCTAAAGTCATTCCCTGGGATTTATGGACAGTTATGGCGTATCCTAACCTCAATGGATATTGTATTATATAGCCGCAAGAAATGCCTTCAAGGGAATCATCTACCTGCTTATACTTCATCTTCTCCCATTTCTCTTTAGTTATCTCCACCTCAGTATCGTTATCTAGATGAACATATATCGTCTCATCAACAGTATCTATGCTGGTTATGATACCCATCGAGCCATTGACATACCCGTTGCCGTTTCTGGTTATTATGACCTTAGCTCCTACCTTTACTATAAGCTCATCCTCACAGGGCGCTACAGGCTTTTCCCCGAATACAGTAGCATCGAACTTAAATACCTTATTATTGATCTTATCAAGATTAGTCTTATTTATCTCATAAGCTTCTTTGTTAGTTGAGCATATAATTATAGTATTATCCATATTATCCGGGTACTTGACCCTACTATCCAATATCTGTCTTGACTCATCGGTAATAACCCCACATCTTATATCCTCAAGTACGGAAAGAAGCTGAGGATCTTTTTGACGGAATACGTTCTCGAAGGTAATGACCGAGAATCCTGAAGCTCTTAATGCCTTTGATGAGAAAAAGAACCGGCTCTCATAATATTTGTCGATAAAATCATCAGCCGTCACCACAGGCGGTAGTTGTGATAGATCTCCAAACATAATCAACCTAACTCCACCGAAAGGTTCCTTGCTACGCCTGCATTGTCTAAGTATGTCAGCCACCTCATCAAGCAAATCAGGTCTTACCATACTGATCTCGTCGATAACGATAGTATCAAGGTTTCTGATCTTCTTCTTCATAAACGGACTTACATCCACCTTATTAGACAACATACCTCTCTCGATAGAAGGGATATAAGGATCGTTCTTTATAGAGAAGAACGAATGAATGGTCTGTCCTCCGGCGTTCAACGCCGCTACTCCAGTTGGGGCTACGATAACGCACTTACCCAAGAACTTTACGATACGTCTCATGAACGTACTTTTACCACTACCGGCTCTACCGGTAATAAACAGATTCTCCCTAGTGGTGAAAATCTTCTTCAAGGCACGACCCTGCTCTACGTTTTTATCCACCGTCATAATATGACGAAGGAGGTCGTTTTCGTTTCTAAAATCCTCTTGTACCATGTCTTTTTAAGTTTATGGTACAAAGATACGAATAGTTATAATTAACTATTAAAAATAAATGTTAATAATATGTAAATATTAAATTTTATATCTGATACTCAAATCATCCAGCTTTACTCATCTCGGAAGATTTTTCTCCTAAAAATACATCTCTTATGTATTCTGTCGATATAAGGATATGCATATATTTCCCCTTGTATAATAGTCTTAAGCATCCGATAGTTACGTTCTTTCTGTCTTTGGTATTCACCACTCCATTGTTTTTTTTTACCTCGTCATACAAATCGGATATACTCTTCTTACACATGTCTAAGAACATGCTTATGTATCTGTATATAGTAGATTGAGATATTTCACGCATACCTATGCCTATGAGCTTCTTATTCAACTCATTAAGAAGGTATGCTACATTGAACTTAACTGTCTTTCTTTTAGTTACCTTGTATATGTGATGTACGTTTCTGGTTCTGGCTCTGAATATTATTTTGGAAAGGATTCTCACCCTATCAAGCTTCCGGCTTTTGTTAGCCATTCTTCGTCTAGAATCCGAATCAAGATTCTTATCAATGCAAGTGTATATGGATTCTCCTTTCTTTACAAACATATCCTTTATCCTTGGTACCTTACTAGCCTTATGCTTGTATTTTACGATATCTGACAATGCTATTCTGATCTCTCCTTCAGCCCAAGCCTTTAGACTTATAAGTTGGTAGTTTATATCTTCGTGAGAATCTCTTAATACATGTCGGTAGCAGAAATAAGCGCATCCATCCGATAGAATATCAATAAAATCATTGGTATTGATCTCTATCTGATCTCTGTTTCCATCTTGCATCCTTTTTCTTAGAAACACATGTTTGAGTACGTTTATGATAATAAGATATATCATTGCCATCTTACATTCATCGCTGATCCGGATTCCCGATCCATGATACTCCTCATGTTTCAATGAATATTTTATGGCTGTCACTTTCTTGCCTTCCTTATTAGTAACAGGCTTAAAATCAACTGGACATATAAGTGATCCGGCTGGAAGTTTTACACATCCTAGCTCATCTTTCTTGGTCTGAATATTACGTGGAATATACTTTTCGGTAAGAATCTTATCGAAATTTGATTTCATTTTCTGTAAAAGTGCTATCTTTGTTCCAGACATTTTTTTTAAAGTTTTTGCTGCGAATATACAAGTTTCATCAATACGAAACAAGTTATTCGGATGGATGGGTAGCCTGTGAAGGTCGCCCATTTGTTGTTTAAGGAGGGTAGGTGATGTCCGTAAAACGCTGTGCGCGTGAACGATGGTTTTTCTCAACCTACTTGTTACGCGCGCGTTAATAGGTATATTATTAAATATAATTAACTCTATAAATATATTTTACTTACTAATATCTCTATCCGTACACAGAACCTCTCCTGACGTCGAGTTCCTGTGTACTCCACTTAAAGTCTCTATTTAATAAAACATTGCTTTTTACCGCCAAGGTATGGTGCCGCCAGGCAGGATACCGCAGGCTAAACATGGTAGAAGCCGTATCTTATACCGGAAGCCGGAACCCCGGTAGGGGGGATCGGGTGGAGCAAAAGCCAAAGAAGAAAAAGCGAGGTCTTGTACGATCGCTCACGCTCCGGCCGTCCGTATCTTCTACGGCAGGCTCCATCGCCCAAGGCTTCCCATTTCCCCTTGGCTTTATATCCCATAACATAGCAAGAAGGAATCCAAAGGGAAAAGGGGTGGTCATGTCCCTTGAGGCAGGATAGGGCTGTCCACCGCCGCTCGGAGGCATGTATGGTCTGTGCTCCACTGGCCTCATTGCCGTGTCTTACGGTGGACTTATCTGGCTTTCCTCCGCCACTTCCACCGCCTTTTCCCATTTGGATGTTATTAAATACATGTTAATCAGCATATATTATGTTGATTATGGTATAATTTCTTGACAACGATATTTTTTTTAAGTAGTTTTGCTGAAAACTAATTTCATATGCCGGAACAGAGAAAAGCTTTCGTATTTGCGTTGCCTTATGATACTAGGTTGGATATGATCCAGCAGTTCTTAAGGATATACAACGGCTATCTGGATTCCAAGGGTAGGAGCTTGATTACTGAAAGGACGATAAACTTACTTTCTTTCTACATCAACTACGGATACTCGGATGATACCAGGGCCAAGTATATGGATTGTTATGGACAGAAGGAATCTTATATCGCTGTCCTTAACAATGAGCTAAAGCGTGGCGGTTTTTTAGTAGACAAGAAGAACGGAAATTTCCGTACCCGTGAGCTGTCTATTGAGATGAGAAGCCTACGTAATTATTTTGTTCTTGACGGAGAGGGTGATGACACACGTGTAATGGGATTCGTATTCAAGAGAAACAAATTGAATATCGATGGATAGGAGTCTTATTTCGTTCGACAGGGATATTGTCGATGAGGTGGTGAGAAGATCTGGAGGGAAGTTTACCAAGCAGCAGGTCGAATGGTGCATGAAAGCATCCGTATCTTATATCCATCATCTCGCCAGATATACCGATAATATATCTATCAGGATACCGTTTATCGGATATGTTATATGCAATCTCCGTGAGATGCGTGTAAGACGTGATAAGATACGTAGGATATTTGTCAAGGAAGGTAATCGTTATCCAGACGAAAGGATGCCTATTGAGCTTGATTGTCTGGATAAGAAGATAAAGGTGATAGAAGGTATGGAGGGATTGAAGAACGGAGATCCACTTATACGCGACAACCATGAGGCCATGTACCAATGCCGGTATGGCATGACATGGGAACAGTTACAGGATTTTCAACAACAACAATTTAAAAAATAGTTATCGTGCAAACAATTGGTAAAGCCCAAGTAATAGCCCAAGCTTGGGAAGATAGTTTATTGGGCAGGGTCCCTAAGAATAAGAAGGATTACCCGGAGTGGTACAAGAATCGTCTTGATTTATGCGAGAAATGTCCTAAAAATTCATCTAACATCAGTTTCTTCAAGTTACCTGCGAAGGTATTGCTCCAGAGATTGATGGGACGGCAGGCGTGCTCGTTGTGCGGCTGCTTTATCAAGGAGAAGGCTTGGATGAAGACCGAGGTATGCCCGATGAAGTTCGTGGAGGGCGAGAAAGCTAAATGGAACGCCATGGAGGTCATAACAGCCGATCATAACGATTTTAATATCGAGAGCCTTAACGATAAGTTTGATGTGGGATTATCGGATGAAGGAAATGAGTTTTATATAAATCTTTTCGATCAGAAGATAGGGGATAAGATCGAGATAGTGCTGTTTATAACCCACAAGGACGGCTTCCATGTCAAGGAGCACCACCTTGGATGTGGATGTATGGGTGATGTATCGTACAACAACCATCCTGATAATGAGAATAGGACCATATTTCGTATGACATTGGATACATCAAAATACTCGGAAGGTCATTTTGAGAAACATCTATCTCTTACCGGTTATACGAAGGACGATCCTGAACGTAATTTCAAACATTTCCCGCTACGTATTATAGGGGAAGCTTATAAATAATGCTGTGAGAAATCTCGTAAGAAGCAAGATAGATGACCGTATCCATGCCCTTATTGTCATGGAAGTCGGATGCCGTGAGTTGCCTGAATATTCGTTGGGTGATATACTTTACTCCGCTTTAAGGAGGATAGCTAGGGCTAATGGTGGTAATGTCCGCTTCTTGCGGGATGTTAGTACCAGGGATTTATTGAGGTCTATAGACCAAAGCATCAGTGATGAGATTGAGTTAAACAACAATGATTATAATGCGTAATATGGAAGATAAAGATATAAAAACAGAGATTAGAGATTATCTTAAAGAAGAGGCGGATACTCATATAAGGCATTGGATAGCTATAAAACGTGAGAGCAAGCGTTTGTATAGCGATATTGAGGATAGGACTAAGAAGATAGCCCTTAAATCATCTTCGTTGATAAAAGAGGAGGATTTTGTCGTTCTTCATGAGATGACCCATAAGATACAGATGTTGAATATAGAGGCTGTAAAAGTCAATTCTAGGTTGATGTTCATAATCCAGTTGGCTACCAGCTTCGGTATGGATCTGGATTTAGATACGACATATGCGTCCACCGCCAAGAGCATTATAGAAGACAGAACGTCTGGATTCGTGTTTTATGATGACAAGGAACGTCTTAGATATGCTGACAAGGAGCTTGAGGATATGTTCCATGACATGAGCGTGACGGAAGTAAGTAAGATCGGGGTTGTTCAATCTTATGAGCTTCTTATGAAACAGTATAACGAGTTTAAGGATATGAAAGCCAATGCCACAGGGAAGACGAAAGCCGACGAGTAAGGACGTCGATCGGGTAAACGATAATCTTGAGGTCATATCCAAGGCCGTGGATGACGCCAAGACGTATATCGCCAAGCATCCATGGGATAAGGAGAAGCCTGAGGATATGGCTAGGGCGTTCGATTTCATATCCAAGCTGATCGATAAGATCAACGTATGGAATGACTCGTATATGGAGAAGAGTGGGATTATGGATGTATACAGGAGTGTAAGCAATGTCCAGAAGAAGGAACGTAAGGGACAGGTTTCCGGTGGTATAGAATCCGTATTAAAAAATATGCGATCATGAGTTTAAGCACGAGTCCAGAATTTTATGTAAACATGAAGAATCCTCCAGTGTGGAACGATTTGTTCGGCTGGGAGGATCAAGATGATGATGTTAAGCAGTTCTTCACGGAGGAGGCTTATAAGGTCAAGAACGGGGTGACTATCAACGGTACGTTCATCCCGCCATGGCTTTATTGGCATGTTAATTTCTTTCCCGTATTTCAAGATCTTCCAAATGGGGAGCGTGTTCCTGCTATCAGCCGGTTACGTGATAATGAATGGTTTTTCGCTGAGATGTACCAACGTGCCCGTCAGGAGAAGAAAGGGCTGGGGATGTTCGGTACCCGTCGTTTTGGAAAGGCCCTTCTGGACTCGGAGCTGATATATACTCCTTATGGACCTAAGAAGATAGGGTTCGCTGATATAGGGGATATCATATATGGCGATGATGGTAAGCTTACGACTGTAGAAGGCGTATATCCTCAAGGGTTCGTTGATATGTATAAGGTTACGTTTGAGGACGGGCGCAGTATAGTATGTTGCGGTCAACATCAGTGGAAGGTTAAATATCATGGTGATTATAAAGTCATGAGCACCATGGGTATCATCCACTCTGACTTCCAGAAGATGACCATAGACATAGGGGAGGCCGTGGATTTCCCCGAGCGGCGGTGGCTGATGTCGCCCCAGCTCCTTGGGTCTCTGACCGCCTCTTTCCTTTGTGGATCTACCGACAGGATCTTCGAGTTAAGCAATAAGGAGATGGATGATATTATTTATTCATCCAAAAAACAGAAAGAGTTGTTTATAAGCTCATTCATGAAGATAGCTTGCGGCATAAGTACTGGTGACGATCGTTTTAAGGTCGTTTACAAAAGTGAGTATATTATATCCTTCGTAAGAAGAATATTCTGGTCTATGGGATATTATTGCGTCATGGATGGTGATGATATGTATATATCCAAGACCCATAATAGGCTTAGGATATCCGATATAGATTATTACGGGAAGTATAAAGCTACTTGTATTGAGGTCGATAATAAGTCTCACCAGTTCCTTACCACTAATTTTGTCGTATCCCATAATACGACTATCATGTCATCCCTTCTTCAGATGAACGCTACCATGACGATCGGGCTTAGTCATTCCGTGGTAGGTTTCAGCGATAGCGATTTGTCTAATATAGGTGAGTATTGTGAGTATGGTCTTGATCATGTGCATCCTTTTTTCAGGATTAACAGGACCAAGACCGATTGGAGTTCTGGTGTCACCTTAGGCAAGCGTATGTCCAACGGGGTTCGTGATGTTCATGCCATAATATCCATAGCCAACATCAACATGGGTAGGAAGACATCCACGCAGAAGACTGCCGGTCTGACCCCCGCCACGGCTATTTTCGACGAGGTAGGTAAGGGACCTATCAAGAAGCCGTACACTGCCGCCATGCCGTCATACGACACTCCTTACGGCTGGCGTCTCAGTCCGATCTTGGCTGGTACCGGTGGTGAGGTGGAACTATCCAAGGACGCTCAGGAGATGTTCTCTGATCCTGATACATACAATCTTCTGGTCATGGACTGGGATATTTTAAATCGGAGAGCCATGAAAGGGAAAACATGGAAAGAACGGAAATGGGCGATGTTTGTTCCTGGTCAGATGGCTAACTCCGGTGTCAAGAGAACTATAGGTCTGGGTGATTATTTGGGGAAACCTGATGATAAGAAGCTTAATAAGATCAAGATTGACGCCACGGATTTCGAGGCTAGTACCAATAAGCTTAACGAGGAACGGAAGAAGCTATCTACGAAAGATAGGGTAGCTTATACCTCTCATACCATGTTCTATCCATTTACGATTGACGACTGTTTTTTAAGCTCATCCCAGAACCTATTTCCGGTCGAGTACGCTATCAAGCATAAGAATGATCTTCTTGAGTCGGGGCAATATAGCGGCATGCTGTGTGATGTTTTCCTTGAATCGGGGAATAAACTTGGTACTACTAAATCGAATAAGCAATTGGCTGGTTTTCCGTTTAGCGGTGGTGTTATTGACGCTCCTGTCCAGATATTTGAGATGCCTCAATCCAATAGGTTTGATGACTTTATATATGTGAGTGGTAGCGACCCCTACAAACAGGCTAAGTCGGATACGCCCTCATTAGGTGCTTTTTATGTATTCAAGAGACGTGTTGGTATTCGAGATCCTTATGCCTATAGAATAGTTGCCTCTTACGTATCTCGTCCATCATCCATAGATCAGTTTTGCCGTACGTGTGAGGTGCTTCAGAAGGGATATGGGGCTATATGTCTTATGGAGAACGCTGACCAGATGTATGAGCAGTACCTCAACCGGAAGAGTGGTATGCCCGCTTCTTTCTTCCTGTTCGCTGGTGAGGCTATAGCCAATAAGTACGTGAAGGCCGGCTCCCGGCAGAACAGCAAGCTGGGGCTATACCCGACCCCCGGCAACCAGAACCTGCTCTTCTCCTGCGTGGTGGATTACTGCTGGCAGGATTTCGTTATCGGTTATGATGATCAGACTGGTCTTGATATAACTGTCAAGGGTATTGAGCTGATCGATGATATAGCCCTACTGGATGAGATAATACAGTATAAGCCCGGATTGAACGTCGATAGGATAATAGCGTTCGGGCATGCGTTGGTTCTCGCCAGATATTTTGACGATAACAATTACATGCCTAAATCGAAGATCGAGGAGATGAATAATGCCCGCAAGGAAGACGCTTATAAACACCATGAGGTATATGCATCTGCATTTGGATCGGTATCTATAGGAGCTTTTAGGTAAATGAATGTCAATTAAACGCCTATATTTGCTGTAAATAAAATTGAATATAGGTGATTATATATAACTTTACACCAGTTTTATATAGTCATGATTAACGAACGATACCGGAGGTACGCCGGGAATTGAAGCACGTGGAGAGACCTCTTTAGAATCAGTTTCGTGCAAGCGGATTCAACAATGTCCCTGTGAAGCGTGAAAATATGCTTTGGGTGTAGAAAAGTATATAAGTACCTTGAATAATCATGGAAATGTTTAATAGAGATCATTCGTTTCCAGCAAAAGGAGCGTTATTAGGATTACCTCCTCAGGCTATTTCCACGAAGAAAAAGAACAGGAAATGGAAGGAGGATTGTATGGATGCTCTTGAGACGATAGGGTTGAAACAGTATGATCGTAACCAGATGTACCGTGACTATTATCTGATGGCGGATGGTAAGTTATCTTTTATGGAGATGGCGGATGTTATCCCTCAGTTAAGGGACGTGCAGAAGTTAAGGAGCGATATAAGGATACCTTCTTTCTTGAAGCATTATGATATAATAGGTGGTATCGTAAATGCCTTTGAGGGATGGCTGACAAACCTACAGGATAAGTATACGGTTAACGAGGTAGGGGATATGGCTATAAGTGAGTATGAGGATACGATGTCAAACTTACTTCATCGTCATATACAAGAACAGTGGGATATTATCGTTAATCAGCGTCTTGTGGAGGCCGGTCTTGATCCTACATACAATGAGTTTAATTCCGAGGAGGAACGTCAGGCTTATGTTCAGCAAATCCAACAGGCCAAGGCGTCTATGACCCCTGATGATATCCAGAGGTTCATGAGTACAAGATGGAAGACGCAGGCGGCGGTATGGGGGGATCATACGATCGAGGCTGACCGTAGCCGGTTTTATATGGATGAGCTTGACAGGGAGAATTTCCGGGATCGTCTTCTTAGCGGAAAGATGTTCCGGAATCATTTCGTTGGCTTCGACTACTATCGTCCGGAGGTATGGAGTCCGAGGGAGGTTTTCCATCCTGATGTGAAATACCCGCAATATGGGTCTTATGTGGGTCGTCTTCATTATTACGAGGGTGTTGAGTTGATATCAAAATACGGTCATAAGATGACGGCAAAGGACAAGCGTCGTATTATGGGCGGTGACGATGATTATGAGGGATGGGTATCTAATGACGGTACTAGGTATGACTGGAAGAAAAAGAAGCCGTCTATTACCGGTATGTATGAGAATGAGGTTATTCCATGGAAAGGATACCATGACTATGAGTCTATAGTTGCCGCTGAGGACTATTATGGTGTTCCGATGGGCGAGTACCACACCTTCGGGCCGGACGGGGAGGAACACACCCAGCCCCGCTTCTTGCCCCGCTTCCATCCATTTGGCTATTTTAACTCTGACATGTCCAATGGCAAGAGATATGAGATAGACTCTCGCCTTTTTAGGGTAATGGAAGGATATTGGGTATCCATGAAACCGGTATTCTTAATAACTTACATGACGGAGACCGGGATGGTGGATCAGGAGCTTGTTACCGATGAGCTTCTCCCGGAGTTCTTGGAGAAGAACGGGATAAAAAAGGTGAAGAGGGTGATGGCAGAAGCCGTTGGTGATCCTGAGGTGAACACCTACATCTTGGAGTATGTTCCTGAGGTTAGGTTTGGAGTTAAGATCACCGGAGGTAATTTAATGGATAAGCCTATATATATTGGTGGGGATCCAATACCTCATCAGATACATGGTGACAGCAGTCTGTATGATTATGTCATTCCGGTTTCGGGATTTATAGGGGCTAGTCTAGCTGATCGCATACAGCCGTTCCAGATGATGTATAACCTTGCTATGAACCAGTTATACAATAACGCCGAGAAGGAGATCGGTAAGTTCTTCTTAGGCGACTTAGGATTCCTGCCTACGGAATATAAGGATATGATGGACAAGAAGGGAGCTTTGGCTACTTTTATGCAGATCGTGAAGTCCGTTTCGTTTATGGGCGTAGGTGGTAACGATACGAACAATCCTTACCAGAATCCGCAGATGAGTAGCATATATAACCAGTTCGGTGTATATGATCTTACTAATACGGATCAGATAAGATCCCGTATGGAAATGGCTTCTTACGCCTATATGATGGCTTATAGGATGATAGGTATATCCGAGCAGGCAATGGGTCAGTCAACCAGATACGAGAGTTCTACGGGCGTAAAACAGGGAGTTAACGCTACTATGCTACAGACTCAGACTTACTTTAATGATTTCGATGACTTCAAGAAACGGACATTGGATATTCATCTAGCCGTGGCTCAAGTATGTCAGAAGGAAGGATACGATTGGACCGTGATGTACAGAAACAGCGATCTTTCCTTGGCTTACATCAGTCTTACGGATAATAGCTTGTCGTTACGTCATCTTAATGTTATGGCTGTCTCTAATTCCAAGAAACGTCTGGAATTGGAGAATTTGAAACAATATATATTACAGACAAATACGTTAGGTAATGACTTACTTGATATCACTAGGATGATGAGCGCCAACTCAACGGCTGAGATGAATCAGATCGGAAGGGATGCTAGATCTTACGCCGATCGTGTAAGGCAAGAAGAATACCAGAATCAACAGCGACTTGTCCAGCAGCAAGCCGAGGCCGAGCAACAGGCACGTAATGATGAGCATGAGAAGGATAAGGAGCTGGCTTATATCAAGGGCAACTTCGACTTAAGGGGTAAGAGCATAATGGCCGCCGGTCAAGCGGCTAGGACCGAGAACAACTCTGAAGGCATGGATTATGTCGAGGCTATGGCTGATAGGGCTTTAAGGGAAAGAGATCTTGATATCAAGGAAGAGGAGATGAGAACCAGACAGGCTAACGCCGAGGCTGAGCGAAGATCTCGTAAGGAGATAGAGAGAAGGAAGCTGGAATTAAAAGAAAAGGAGATAGACGCTAGGAACAAACGTTCTGATACAGATAGGTTTACGTCAATAATAAACAAGAATTGATTACAAGTTTTGTAAATATTTTTACAAAATCTGTAATCATTTTGGCGTAAAATTCTGTCATATACTATAATGGGTTTGATTTAATTGGTAATTGGATTAATAATACTTTTGTAAAAAGCAAAAAAGGAAATTGTATGAATGACATGGGTGATTTCGCTAAGGGTTTTAAGACCATGAGTGTCGAGGAACTTTTTTACCGTGGTGACGGTGATGGCGATAAGAATAATATCGAGGGTAAATATGATAAGGATGGTAATCCTATAGGTGATACCAAGGAAGAGCCTGCCGACGGCGGAGCGGCTGACGGTGGCGGGGATAAGGGCGGCGACGCTACCAACCCAGACCCGGATTCCTTTGGCGAAGGCGGTACTGATAATAATAACGTGGTATCAGGTTTTAACGGGAAATCTTTCTTGGAGAAGATGGCCGCCAGAGGTATCATCGACAGTATCGATAACCTTGATATTATGGTAGATGATAAGCCAGTCGATCTTTCTACTATCACAAAAGAAGATGATCTACTTGATATAGTGGAGGGATTGATCAAGGATAAGGCCGATGAGTTGTTGAAGGATAAGGTTGATACCGGTTCTATGTCTGACTTCATGAAGAAGATGATAGAGGTGGATAAGGCTGGAGGTAACGTAGGTCAGCTTCTAAACCAATATCAGAACATTCAGGCGCCTTTGGACAACCTTGATATGAGCAACAAGAATGATCAGCTTGCGGTCATCCAGCATTATTATAAGATGTTGGGTATGCCGGAAGACGAGATAAAGGATAATATGGAGATGATGATTGGCAAGGGTGATGAGTTCATTGAGTCCAAGGCCAATAAGTTCCATGATATCCTGAAAAAGGAGATGGATAACCTTATCGAGGAGGAGAAGAAAAAATCCGAGAAAAGGAAACAGGAGTTGATTGAGCAGATGAAGATCTATAAGAAAGGTCTTAAGACGTCTATAAGCTCAGGGTTCCAGTTGACTGACACGATGATAGGTAAGGCTGTCGATTTCGTTACCAAGCCGATAGACAATCAAGGTCATACGGCTATAGATAAAGCTTATTCGGAGGCTATCAAGAATCCGGACATGGCCGCTGATCTGGCTTTGTTCTTGATGAATAAGGACGAGTTCCTTAAACAGAAGACTAACAAGGCTAAGATGGAGGTTAATAAGAAGACCATCACTCTTCTTTCTGGCAATAAGGGAGGAAAGCAGAATAAAAATAATATCGATAATGATACTATAGAGGCTAACTTCCTTGATCTGAGTGGATCAAAGAGTGTATAACATTAAAAGATAGATAATTATGAACCCTTTTTTGACAAAAAGTTTTCCGGCTACCGTGAATGGTGATAACGTTATTGCCTTCACCGATGCCAAGAACTATAAGACATCGCTCGTAGAGCATAACTTAGGCTCATTGGCGAGCTGGTATTACGAGGATCCGGACAAGAATCATTTGGGTCTGTTGAACTTGTTCTCTAATATCGCCAACTACCCTGTTCCGATGTATATGGGTATGATTAATAACGGTGCTACGATTTCCGTTAACGGTATCGGCGCTTCTTTCCGTTATGATCTTCCCGTTACAAAGACATTCGCTGTAGTTACGGCGGAGGATACTTCGACTCATCATCTGAAACCGGGTATTGATGGAAGTTTGTTTGATATCGTTTTGAATACATCTGAGTTTACGGCTTATGATGTCATCACCTATGACGCCGCTAACGGCTGTAATATCCTTATATCTGGTGAGATCCCTTCAAAAACAGAAGGTGATTTGACGCGTTATTGGGGTCGTGTTATCGGCGGAAAGGCCAAATACTTCCCTAAAGAGAAATTACGTCCTGGTATCCGTTATTGGAAGATCGGTCATGCTCTTGGTGAGTACAGTACCCAGTTCTCTAAGGTATCTGGAGCTGACAAGGCCGGTTCCATGACTTGTGAGTTCCGTTTAGGAAACCACCGTGGTGTTGAGGGTGAGACAACTATGTACGCTGGTATGAAGTCCATGCAGGCCGCTCAGAATAGCACTTCAGAGTTCGTGGAGACCGCTCTTCGTCGTATGAATGCCATGAGAAGTGAATACGAGGGTAATATTCCTGATTTGGCTATTATCGGTAGGACTGTTAATGGTAGACTTGATTTACGTACGGCTAAGGTAGCGTCCACGCTGGAGGTATTCTGTATGGCTGAGTTGGTTAAGCTGGAAGCTAGACAGTTAATGTGGCAAGAAGGTGGTATTATCATGGATCAAAATGGTCCTATCCATTTGAATGAGGGTATCTACCGTCAGCTTCGCCGTGGTTATACTATCTACTATAGTCGCCCGATGGGTATTACTAAGGATACTCTTATGGCTGCTGCCGCTTATATTTTCCGTGGTCGTCAAGATCTTCCTATTACGGAGCGTAAGATTAAGTTCAAGGTAGGAGCTATGGCTATGGTCAACTTAGAGAAGTTGATTAGAGAGGCTTTCTTTACTACGTTGAGTAATTTGAGCTGGGGTATGGGTAGTGACCGTATGTTGCCTTCTAATCCTATCTCTGGTACTAATGATGCTATGATCTTAGGTCCGGTACAGGTTAAGGGCGCTTTTCTTCCCGGCATCGGAAATGTAGAGTTCGAGCACGATCCTTCTTTGGATTACGCTGACATGACAGATCGTAGCGAGTTAGTGAATGGCATGTATCCTAGATCCTCTTATTCTTGTATTATTGAGAATATCACTGACGCTGGATCGACTAACGCGTATTCCGCTATTCCTAATACGGCTAACGCTAAGTTGGGTAATATGAATAACAACGTATTCTATATCAAGCCAGAAGGCGTAAGCATGTGGTGGGGTTATGAGTATGGTCGTTGGGCACACAAAGCTAACGGTAATGAGATCGTATCATCCTTGCCGGGCATGAAAGAGCAATTCTGGTGCCACTCAGCTTCAGCGGCTTGGGTTATGGATAACAGCAAGTTCTTGATTATCGAGCTTCAACCGAACTACTTCGGCTAAGTTTTTTTTCATATGTAATTTGGTTTTTAGAGGGGAGGATATTCCTCTCCTCTTTTTTTAGGAAAGTAACGCAAAAATAAGGAAATGAAAGAGATTTTAAAATCAAAGAAGGTATTGGTCGAGGTAAACGGCTTCAATATCATGTCAGATACCTTGTATGAGGTAGTAGGTAAACACGACGGAAGCGCTCCGCAGGCCTTCCAAGACGCCAATATAGCCAAGGCTCCGTTCCCGGAGAATGCTACTCACGTATGTTGCCCGTGGGATGATTTCTCAGAAGTTTACAATACCGGTTTTTATCCAAGATCAAGATGTTATAATGGCATGGATAAGGATGAGGTTGATAAGTTGGTTGATCAGCGTGTCAATAATATAATGAAGCCTTTTGAGAATATTTCCCAGAAGGATCTTTCCCAGACCAATTTCGAGTTTTGGGATGATGCTAAAGACAAGATCTATATGGGTAAGGTTTATAACACGGCTAATACCGTTGAGTTATTTTATTTATATCTGGCTGTATTTTCTGGCATGTTGACTCCTCAGGAAATGGATGGTGATCCTATTTTCATGAACTCCATGTTCTGTTTCATTGAGAAAGACAACGCCAAGGATTTCGTTCAGCAGCGTGAGATCAATAAGATGAATATCAGCTATAAGTTCATCAACGCCCTTAAGAAAGGTGGCAAGGAACGTCAGGCTGTCATCGACCTTCTTCTGTACATCGGTATCGTGACCCGTCCTGATTTTACGGAGGATGATTATTACACCGGATCACTATCAAACTGGATGAACGAGAAGAAGACCAACATCGATTATCTGCTTGATATTTGGGATCGTTCATTGGAGGGTGATTTCAAGGAAGTTCTTGAGTTCTATCGTATCGTAAATGTCCTTCAACGTAACGGTCGTATCAACATGACTCCATCTGGCTTGCAATATAATGGTCAGATCATAGGTCCTGACACCCGTACGTCCGCCGAGTTTTTGGCTACCAAGAAAGATCTTATCAGTGTAAAGGCTAATGTCTTGGATGAGTACGAGGAACTTATGTCTATTTCTAATATAGACGATAAGACCAAGAAGGTTAAGGATGTCAAGAAGAAGGAAGACGTAGGGGAAGGTGATAAGGAGGAATAACGATGACGATCCAAGAAGCGTATCTAAGGTCTTTGCAGAAGAATGAGCAGAATCTCGCCAATGGCGGGATTAAGCTTGATCCAGGAAGGTTCGTGCTTTTGTTCAATGAGGCTCAGGATAGGTTGATAAGATACTATCTTAATAGGAAGGATGATGAGACCATCCGATCTATACAAACTCTTCTGGTATACTGGAAATCGCTTAATAAGATCAATCATATTGATGACCCCGAATCGACATCATTCGGTCTTCCTGATGATTATTTATGGTTCTCAAATATAAAAGGAGCGTTTTCTTATAATGGATGTGAGGTTGGAGATTTTGTCATGTGGGAGGCTAAGAACGAGAATGTCCATGAGCTTCTTGGGGATGATAATAATAAACCTTCTTTTGACTATCGGGAAACGTTCTACACCATAGGTGACGGGAAGGTCGTGGTGTATGAGGACGGCTTCCGTACAGAAGAGGTCAGGATGACCTACTACCGGAATCCGGTACGGGTGGATCTGGCCGGGTACATCAACGCCGCCGGCGAGCGGTCCACGGACATCGACCCTGAGCTGCCCGATCCTTTGGTGGAGGAGATTCTGGATATGGTCGCCAAGCAATTCAACCTTAACGAGAATGAACTAAGTAGATATAGGATGGATAAGGATAATGTGGCTTCCTTTAAATAAACACCGTTAGTTTGATCATTAAGCCTACTCGGAAACGGGTAGGCTTTTTGTTTTACATAAAATGTAAACATCATATTATGTCGTATACTCACGACCTCATTTTATTGAGGTGATGTTGTTTATGATTATGTTTGCGTTAGGTAAATGATTTTTGAACTAAAAAGTTGATAATATGTTGCACAGACCGCAAGACCGGGTACTTTTCGTACCCCCGCACGCTAAGATGGTGGATGTTGATTCCATCTTCTTAAAGGAAGGTCAGCTTGGTATTTATGATACTAAGGAGACTTCCGAGAACGGTTGTAAGGCCGTGATTGATTTTACCGGTAAGCCTCGTAATGACAAGCGTTATGAGATCCGTATCGGTCGTAATGAACAAGCGGCTTCCCGCTCTATATATGATAAGGATTTTTCCACGCCTTTGTTCTCGTTGAACGAGATCACCGAGATTTACGCTTCTTGGCCGAAGAAGGATCACGCTTATGTCGATGACGTTATCTTAGGATACAATGGTGTCTCTGACGACACGGCTTTCTCCGTTTCCAAGGGCGACCGTATCGTTATCCGCTTGATTCTCGCCGGCAGGGCTTTCGAGCTTCTTGGCTACGAGGAAGGTCGTGTTGAGATCAATGACGCTATCCTTTTGGATGATTGCGACAATACTCCAAATCAATGTGAGGAATGCGATCCTTGCGAGGAGGTTGATTTGTTACCCGCCGTATTGAAGTGTATTGAGCGGATGAAGAATCAACCTATTGCTGGTGGTGGTAAGTTATCTGATTATATCGATATTACTCCTGTTACAAGATGCACCAACGATGCTACCGAACCTGATACGGAAGATGTCAACTTCTATTGTATGGAGGTATGTGATACTGGTGATGATCTGGCCTTGGCTGAGGTTCGCGCTCAATATCCAGGATTGAAGATCGTACGTGAGACTATCGAGGGTAGCATGTCACGTTATAAGGTGATGAAGAAAGGCGCTAAACCGGCTGACTATACTCAACGCCTTATCTCTATCATGAAAGGATGTACGGATTGTCCTCCTAACTATACCGAGGTTAAGGGTGGCTATCTGTATTCTATTTCTTTGGAGGATGATGGTGTTGATATGTCTACTACGGTAGAATCTTTACCTAACGTGGTAGCTGATACGGTTAATAAGATGAGCCAGATCAAGGGATCGGGTTTGTATATCGCCGCTACTTCAAAGAAATTGACGGATGAGGAGATTTCTACTTTCGTGGAGGCCAATCCTACAGCTATCATCTACTATGTGGCTAAAACATCCGATATGTGCGAGAATCCTACGGTTCGTACCGCTTCATGGTCAGCTTGCGGATCTTGCAAGGTATCTAAGGAGAAGTATTATATCACGATCCCGGACAACGAGTGTGGTGAAAGTGCTTTGGAGGAAATCAAACAGGCTTTCCCGGAACTGGAGATCACTGACTACGGTACTCCTGCGGCTTGCCAGCATAGCTTCCAGACAACGGTATATACTAACATGTTGTGTGATGAGTGCGACAAGGTGTTCGAGGGATTCTTCACCAGCAAGGCTCCGGCGTCCTACCGCAACCGTATGTGGAAGAAACTGGAATCGGCTCAGGAACTTGGCACTAACTGCAAGTGCGGTATCCGTTTCCGTGGCAAGGAAATGTTATTATCTCCGTCAGAGTGCTTGATGGATAAAATGACTTATGTAGAGGATAGCGTTGAGATCGTTGGCGCTAGCGGTGGTTATCTTGATTCTCTTGATGAGGGATCCCCCATTTGGTGGGATCAGCTTCACTTCGAGAGATTGTCCAGCAAAGCCCCGCGTACTCATGTTGGCGGCAATATGATGGATGATGAGTTGAAGGGTTACGCTCATTTCAACGGCTTCCCGAAACATCAGGATTTCATGGGACGGACATTCATGAACGAATACAGCCGTGTTGAACAAACAGCCCAATACGTGGACTTCCAGATCACGATTAATCCTCATAGATACGCTCAAGGATTCGGAAAGGTTATCGCCGATGATCCGGTTAACTTGATCTTACGTGTACGCTATGGCGCTCATGAGGGTGTTCAGGAGATGATTAACATGATCGGTGCTGCCGCTGGTCTTGGCCCGGCTATCGTAACCGAACCGAAATAATTTGACCTTTTTTGCGTTCATATAGTTGTAAATCCCATAGCGTTTCATATAAATGCTATGGGATTTTAGACGTTTCAACGCGACTTGTGGACTTATCGCTCGACGTCCGATTATAGAGGATGTCAACTCCCATCCTCTTGATATTAATAGCGGCGTTAAGATCTCTATCGATCTTATTACCACAATTCTCACACACAAAAATCCTGTCGGATAACGTAAGATCCTCCTTCTTCCAGCCACATGATGAACATGTTTTTGACGAAGGATAGAATCTGTCTATTACAACTATCTCTTTTCCGTACCAATCACATTTATATTCCAATTGTGAACGGAACATGGAAAAAGAAGCGTCAGATATAGATTTGGCCAATCTGTTATTTTTAAGCATACCCGATGTGTTAAGATCCTCAATGCAAATGATATCATAATTATTTACCAACATTGTGGTTATATTATGAATGAGCCATGATCTTTTGTTTGCTATCTTCTGGTGAAGTCTAGCTACTTTAAGCCTACATTTATCACGTCTTTTGCTCCCTTTCTTCTTTCTTGACAGATTTTGTTGCATCCTCTTTAACTTTGCTTGGCTTTCACGAAGATAATGAGGATTATCAATAATTGTATTATCAGATAAAGTTACTAATGTTTTTATTCCAAGATCAATACCTATTGTTTTACCTGTTTTTAGTTTGTTATATTGTTCGATTTCTACAAGAATTGAAATAAAGAACTGACCAGAACGGTTCATGGAAACAGTACATGATATTAATCTTGAGTTATCTGGGATATTCCTGTCTATAGAAATCTTAATCCATCCTATTTTTTCTAATCGAACTTTATTTTCTGAAATTTTGAATTTAGGGGATGGAAGTCTGAATGACTGGTTTCCATGCTTGTTTTTAAAATTAGGTCTACCAAGTTTTTTAGATCTCTCTTTATTAAAATATTGTTTTGAAAATTCAATGAAATCACGTTGTTTCTGTTGCAGAGTTGCCGCTGAAACCTCATCCAGCCATGGTTTATTTTCAATTAAATCTGATTTCGATATGATTTTCGGATTAGGGTTTGTTTCTTTATCATATGAATTAAACGAACTAACGCATGCGTTCCATATAACCCTTGTACAGCCAAAGGTTTTCAATAACATCTTTTCTTGGGAAGATGTTGGATACGCTCTGTATTTATATGCTCGTTTAATCATTATCTAAATCTAATTCCCTTATTAGTTTTTCGGTATTCCTTTTGCTTCTTCTTTGTCCATATAACCTAGTAGTAAAAGATGTTATTATGGATACAAAATCCTGCATCAGGTCATCTCTGTCGCTGTTTTGTGTATTTATTACCTCTATAGTCCTATTGTCAAGCTCCAGCAGCTTTTGTATATAATTCATGCCGAATCTACTGAATCTATCAGAATGCTCTATAACGATCCTTGTTATAGACCTATCTACTAATAACGATTCTAATTTCTTCCTATTGTCATTCAATCCGCTTCCTATTTCACAAACTACTTTATCAACCCTATATCCTTTCGCTGCACAATAGGATAAAAGTCTTTCTTTCTGTCTTTCGAGATTAGATTTGTCTTCAGAAGAAGACACCCTGCAATAGACAGCTACTCTTTGATTTTTGTTTTCATCGACAATAACCAATATATGACCATTCGGTGTTGTCTCTGTTTTTAATAATCCTTTCTTGACTCTATTCCATATAGTCCTATATGTAACATTTTCTAATTTAGCGTATTGACTTATTTTGTATTTCATGATGCAAATATAGAAAATATTCTACATATATAGTATGTTTTACTATAAAATTTATATTGTTTTATTATACTAGTGAATGGATAGAATTTATATCTCTTCTTTTTTTGTTATCTTTGAGGCAGTAGAATTAAAATATGATATTATGTCTGCGATAAATGAGTATTTAAAGAGACTGGCTTCCATATTTGGTAGCATGGGTTTCTCCGCCCCTCCAGATGACTTCTCCGGAGTTGTCATAAATGGGGAGACGTATCCGGTCATGATGAGGAATGACGGGTGTTACGTGTACTTCGATGATAAAGGAGTAAAGAGACTTGTAAGCGATGTCCCTAGAAAGGACTATCAGTTCATTAACATCAAGGACGCGCGTGTGTCGATTGTTAACCAATGCTATCGCACGCCGGGTGGTCAGGTAGAGGCTCGTATCCATACCTATATGAATAATAAGGGAGAGATACTGGCCGAGAAGATATTTATCATCAACTCATCTGATATCGATATTCCTATCGGCAGTGAGTTTGATAAGATTCCTGATGGGTGGGTGGCTATAGATTGCAGTATAGCCGAAATGACCGATCGGGAGTTGATATTCGTAAGTAAATGTTATGCCACGGAAGGGGGGAAGGTCCAGATCGAGGGCGTTGAGTCGGTAGATCCCCGCTTGAACCCGGAGGTGTCCCATTATGAGGTGGTGAATACGACCGACGATAGTAATCCTATCGGTACGGAGTATGACGCTATCCCCGACACATGGAATCGTATAGTATGTGATTTCCCGGACATGACCCAAAGGGAGATAATACCGGTTCTTAAATGCTTTGATACCGGTACCGGGAGAGTACAGATAGAGGGATATAAGATATTTGATTATGAGATGGGTACCAGAAAGGAATGGTATCGCGTCAAGCAAAGTACAGATCCTGAGAATCCTGTAGGAGAATTTATCACTAATATAAGCGATGACTGGGTTGAGGTTGTTTGTGACTTCACGGATATGGAGGACCGGGATATTGAGGTAACTGTAGAATGTTATAAGACACCGGCCGGTAAGGTGAAGCTGGAGGTTCTCACGTCATGGGACGGGAATATAGGGGTTAGGGATAAGAGTTATAAAGTCCTGGAGACTACCGATCCGTCACAGCCTGAGGGTGCCAGCTTCAGTTCCTTGCCAGATACGTGGGTAAGGACTGTCTGTGATTTCGACGATATGGAGGAGCGTGACATCAGGTCTTATGTCGAGTGTTATGACGGAGGCAATGGCAATGTCAAGCTTCGTAGGTTGGTTTCTTATGACTCCAAGATAAAGGCAAGATACGTCCGCTTCGAGGTGCTTGAATCGGATGACGCCGGCTTCGTCCCGGGGGCCGAACTGGCTACCCTCCCCGAAGGTTTCTCTTTGGTTTCGTGCGATTTCGTTGATTTTGAAGATCGTATGCTTCAGTCCAGAAAGGAATGTTATGATACCGGTAACGGACGTGTACAAGTATCACGTATTACTTCTTACGATGGTGATATAGGTATCCGTGGAACCTCTTATGTAGTTACCCGTTCGGAGGATACTGATGTTTCTGTCAATAGGGTATATAAGGATATACCGGGAGGATGGACCCGCATGGTATGCGAGATGGATGACATGGAATCACGTGATATCGAGTCTTATATTGAGTGCCATGATACGGGTGATGGCAATGTCAAGGTAAGGAGAATCGTGTCTTATGACGCCAAGATAGGTGACAGATATACCCGTTACGAGGTAATGGAGTCGGATAACGGCGGTTTCGTCCCGGGGCAGCGCCTGTCCACCCTGCCCGCTGAATGGTCTTTGGTGTCTTGTGACTTCACGGATATGGAAGACCGGATGCTTTCTAATACGGTTGAATGTTATCGATCAACCAATGGTGTGGTACGAATCATCCACACGGCATCTTACGATGGCGAATTAGGCGTCAGGTCAGAGTCTTGGGAGGTCGTTAGCTCCACCGACAACGGTATCCACGTAGGCGACAAGGCGAGATCGTTATGGAAAGGCCTTACCCGTATCGAGTGCGAGGAACCGGATTACATGGATCGACTTATCGATACCACGGAGACTTGTTATGATACCGGAAAGGGTACGGTGAAGATCAGGAGACAGGAGTCGTTGAACGGAAATCTGGATGTAAAGACTTTCGACTATAAGATCGTTGAGTCTACCGACCCAGATCATCCTATCAATACTACCCCTACACAGACGGTTATTAACGGCTGGACGGTCATCAGTTGTGATCTTAATATCATGGACGTGGATGATTGTTATGAGATCGGTGGTCATAAGATACATTTGAAGGGATTCAGGACAGTCAATCCGGCGTTACAGGATATTAAGTCTATATTGTATGTCGTGTACTCTGATCATCCTGATTACAATGTAGGTGATGAGCTTACGTCTATACCGGATGGGGCTAAGGTGACGATCTGTGATTACGCTGATAAGAGCCAAAGGCATATGGTCCCGGTGCGGGAATGCTATGAGGTGGCCGATGGCCGGTTCTATGTGGAGGGAAGTCGGTTGATTGATAACAATATGGTCGTAGAGCGGATGTCGTTGATGGTGCTTGAGTCATCCTCTCCTACCTACCCTGTAGGGACTACGCTGACCTCCATCCCCGATGGCGCTACTATCGTGGCTTGTTTATGTCAAACCTGTTAATATCAAGGTCATGGTTAAGGTATGTAATGATTATTATATGATTGACGCCCTAGCCGGCGGTGAGGTCATAAGGAAAAGGAAATATCGTCGTGAGAATACGATGATCGGATATAAGTGGTATGATTATAATGGGGTCGAGGTAACCGACCCCATTGAGATATCACGTCTTGACGGATTGGCTACTAAGCATCAACGTGTTGATGAGGCTTATGATGACCATGCTGTTTTCATGTCGTCAACCAATTACGTTAACAGCGTTTCCGGTATACCTATGGATAAGCATATGGTTGTCGTTGAATGGAGGCCGGATAGCGAGCAGGGTTTTGTAACCATGGCTCATGATGAGGGTCTTGACGGGGACAGTTATTATATAGTTGTTATCAACGCCGGGGATAAGCAGGCTACTATCTACACCCCCGTAGATCCCGAGGATCCAAAGGACGGTACCTCTAGGGCGGATGATGGCGATAATATCTCCGTGGGAGGATCTTATGTCTCCATATCCCCTAAGCAGGTAGAGCGGATAAGGGTTACTTTTCGTGATGGTAAATGGTATTATGAGTTGGTTACTAAGACATATCCCAGTAATACCGGAGGCATTAAGATCGGGGATGTCGATTATGTTACTTTCAGGTATTTATGGGATGAGAGTTCCGGAAGGGATTTGGATACGATGACGGAGGCTCTCAACTCGAATGTCCCGACTATCGACAATCTTGGTGTTGGTTATAATGGTCCCGGTAACGGTGATGAGTCCGTAAGGAGCGTGCTTAAATGGGGTGGTGATAACACCGGGTCTGGTAAGGAGTGTGTTTGGATGTCGGTAAAGGATCTAAGGGCACAGCATTATTCCACATTGCCGGATGAGACGCAATTCATGGCTTATGCTACATGGTTCGCTTCTATAGGTACAGGTAAGTGTTCTTTTGAGCTTGTGGGTTACAAGGGCGGTACTATGAGCCAAGACGGATATAATTTTATAAATACCGGTGGATCTGTGGTGTATCAAAATACGTATGATTTTGTTTGTCATACCAGCAAAGGCTCATCTACGTATAAGACATCCTACGAGAAGGTGGCTCGTGTTACCTATAATAAGCTCACTAACGAGGTTTATATGTCCATCGGTGACGCTATAGATCAGGAGGATAATTATGATAAGCTGGAGCGGGAGATCAATAATATAAAGGAAAGACTTAGCGATGTCGAGAGCGAGTTGGCTGTCGTAAGACGTATAGCTGAGGGCAAGAACACGGCGTATATATTTGATACGGTCGATGCCATGAATGAGTGGCTGGCGGTTCAGGAGAACACGGCTAAGCTCCGTGTGGGGGATAGTTTCTGGATCAGGGAGCAGGATGTGCCTGATTATTGGTGGGATGGAACTCAGGCTTTAGAGCAGGAAGGTCCGAAGGTGGATTTGTCTCCTTATTATACGAAAGATGAGATTAATAATATTGTTGATGATATCAACCAGAAGATAGAGGATAAGAGTACGTCGATCATCTTTGATACCTATATCCAGATGAAGTCTTTTGTGGATGACCCTACCAATGCCGACAAGCTTAAGGAAGGTACCATCTTGTTGATACGAGAGAAAAACGTACCTGATTATTATTACGATGGAGCTGGGATAGTTAAGATGGAGGCTGACGTAGAACAATGTCTTTACGTTACTTTAGCCAATAAGCCTACGGAAAGCACCGTTAGTTATACCCAAGATCGGGAGGTGACTAATTTCGCTCCTGGAGCTATAGCTAGATGGGTTGACGCTGACGGTAATGACGTGTTCTATAAGCTTGTGGAGGTAGTAGGAGGCAAGGCTAAGTGGATTACTCTTATCGATACTAAATACGGTAATGTGACGCTACAGAGCACTTATGACAAGAACTATGAGATCGTGAATATCGTATCTGGATCACGTTTACAAGCTATAAATAGCGATAAGGATGAGATCAAGTTCGTTAATAGCGCTACCGGTAATGTTACTGTCGTGTTTAACGCCACGGTATCAGGAGGAGTCAAGAAACTTACGAGCCTGTTGGCCGTGAACGAGGTGGTCCTTACGCCTGGGGCGGCGGCGTCCTTCACCCGTACCGGCGAGACCTTCACCCTCTCCGATCTTTTTGGTGTTACGATCTTCCCGGATCTGGCTGATTCCAACCGTGAGGGAGAATGGGTAATGAGCGTAGACGTAACCGGAAAACCGATCCTTATGGAGGTAAAGGAGATGAGGAAGTGGGATGAGAGTATTGTCAGGGAACTTACTATTGATGAGCTTAACGAGAAGTTCCCTAACGTGGATATCGGATTCGCTGTCGTATGCAAGACCATCAACAAAGTATATGAGATGGTTAACGGGTATAAGGAATGGGTGTCTTATGATATAACCTCAATAAATTAATGGTATGGCTTTTTTAGTAGGATACGACACGGTAGCGTCCTATGTCACGTTTATAGTGAATGAGGACAGGTTCCCTTGTTATGATGGTAAGGGTGCTGATTATATACCCGATCCGATAATATCAGCGGATGCTTTTAATCGCAGTCTTAGGTTCTCGACAAGAAAGCCAGGATTCGTGGACGTTGATTGGGGAGACGGGACAAAGGATCAATATCCTTTAGTTAAGGTATCTGATGGTAGTTATAGGATTATATTCAGGTCTCTTGACATTGAGTATAAGAAGAATCCGGATGATACCGTATGGTGGTATAAGAAAGAGGATGGCTCACAATACATACCGGTTCCCCCACATAAGTATAGCGATATCAGGCGTAGGGAGGTTACGATGAGGTTCTCTAACTTAATTGATGGGGAATTTAATATGGATGGTATTGTCCTTCATGAGTTCCCTATAACTAATCTTCCTGATATAACTTATTTTGCTGTGGTTAGATCCGTTTTAAAAAATGGAGATATTCCATATGACAGGATAAGCAAGAGCGTTAATCTTCGTAATATAAAGATGGGATCTTTTATTCATCCTGGTGTATGGAGTAATTGGCCAGAAGGTTTTTTGAACATGAAAAACCTGAGGTATTTCGGATGCAATAGCGTTTTTAACTTCGGGGATGATCCTGATTCTAATTGGAGAAGATTCTCGGAATGGGAGAATCTTACTGATTTTAACTTCAATTGGTGTAACATTCCTTCTTATGATCCGGCTTTTAATTCTATTCCAGCAAAAGGTATAAGCATTATAAGCGATAGGAATAATATACCTGTATTTGATGAGGTGGATAAGGTTGGAGATGATAAGACAGGCGTTACCTTTATGGGTGGTGGTAGCTCATGGAAACAAGATCTGGTAGGAGGTAAGTTGAATAAGATTCAGGGCACGTATTGTAGTTCAGGCACGGTACCGGTAGACGATCTCCCAGACTGGTTATATGAGGTAAGGGAATTTAGGGTATGGAATTTGCGTGATGGTGGTAGATTTATAAATACGCAGGAGAGGGCTGATACGTTCGTTAACACGTTTTATGATAAGATGATGTCCTGGGATTATATAACGATGTCACAGACGGCTTCTGACGGTAACAGGAATCAGTTTTATAAACTTACCTTAGATTTATATGCTGCCGTAGCTCCTACTAATAAGAGGCCGTCTGGCGTTTATCAGGCTCCTGATGGGTTCGTGAAGGGCGTTAGTAATGGTAATCCTACGACGCCTATGGAGAAGGTGTATGTGCTTACCAACAACTACGGGCAGACGTGGATCTTGGCACCTGCCCCGGCTTCCAAGGCCGCCCTTACGAGAGCACGGCGGGCGGGGAAGACCAGGATCACCCCGTTCGTTCTTGGCGTAAAAGATGGGCATGTATTCGTGTTCAGCGGAGACGTGTTAGATGAAAGCATGTCCAAGTACAGTTTTGCCGATAAATACGAGGCTATAGATATATGTAGTAATCTAGGGCTTGATAGTTCACCTGTTGTCGAGTATTTCAGGAGAATAGAGGAGGGAGAGATATGAAATTGATGTGCAAGGATACGAATAAAGGGTCTATAACCTTTTTTACTAAAGGCAAATACGCTTTTAGGGGAGTTAACAGGAATGATACTACTGATGATGTGCCTGATCCTATATTGGATGGTAATAATTATAATGAGACTATAGGATTTTATTCTAATGCTCCCGGCATGTGCGAGGTTGATTGGGGAGATGGGAATAAAGAGCAATTCCCTTTTGTAAAGGCTAGGAGTGGATCTATATATGGTCAATATAGGTTGATGTTCAGGAGAAGGGATATAAGTTATCGTAAGAATCCGGATAGCCATCCATGGTGGTTTTATAAGGAAGATGGGAGTGAGTATATCCCTGCGCCTAATCATGCTTACGCTGATGGGCTAGATAAAGATCGGGTCATTACCATGACTTTTACGAATGATATTACATTCGTTCAAACAACAAGGATAATGATGGTAGGATTCCCGATATTAGACGCCCCAAGTATTATCAACTTAACTTTATCCATTACCGGCGACGGGAATATAACCGATATCCCTAAAGACAGGATACGTAGATCGGTAAATATAGAGTATATAACACTTAACGAATTAGGCGTAGGGGCATTGACATCCATACCGGATGATTGGGATAGGTTGACTAAGTTAAAAGGCATTAATTTAAATCGAACGGCTGATTTTAATGATACGGAGTCTTCTAATATAAGGAAATTCCCCTCTATGTGGCCTAATCTTATAATATTAGCTTTGGCAGGTTGCAGGGTTAGGGTATATCCAAGGGAATGGCTGTCTTTTAGCAAGCTAAGAGAATTATATATATCCCCGGGAGTGGCTATGCCATCGTTTGACCCTAATACATGCCCGGCTATGGATGAGGTGGATAAGATAAATCCTAGCTTAAGGACCTTCAATCATATAAATAGATGGTATGGGTCTGTCGTGAGCTGGCATCCGTATATGATCGGCAAGGGATTGGAAAACATTGAGAGTCTCGACGCCTCATATGGCTATAGTAATATAGATGTAAGCAATCTACCGGATTATATATATGAGATGAGATCTATGAGTGGTTTTTATATGCATATCTCCTTGTTGACCCAAAGTCGATGTGATACGTTTATGTCAACATTATATGAGAAGGTGATGGGGTTTGATTATCTCACTATGTCCTCCTCTGCTTCCGATGGCAAAAGAAATCAGTTTTATGGATTGTATCTAAGTATATATATGGATGCCAATCCTGTTGATAAAAGGCCTAGTGGCGTATTACAGGCACCTTCTGGTTTTATAAAGGGTCAGTCTAATGGCTCTCCGTCGACTCCTATGGAGATGGTTTATGTTCTTATGAATAATTATGGATGGAGGTTTAGTATGGCGCCAGAGGCTTCGGTGTTAAGGTCAACACGGTCTTCTGATATTGACACGAGGTCGTATAAGCCATATAAGCTTATCGTGTTTGACGATGGGCGTACCTTTGTAGGCAATGGAGATGTTTTAGCTCATGATACGGATAAGGTATTATCGTTTGGGGGTCAACCAGAAGGGGAGTGTTTATGTGATTCTATGGGATTGGACAGGAATGTTATTGTAGAATATTTTAACAAGATAGGTAATGGCTAAGACATTATATAAATATGAGGCATCATCCAACAAGTTCGTGTGGTTCACTACATGGGATAGGGCACTTAGAAATTATTATACCGATGATTATAATTATGTACCTGATCCTGTCGTTGGTAATCCTTATAATACGTTTGTCGAGTTTAGATCCAGAAAGCCCGGTATGGCTAATGTGGATTGGGGGGATGGAATAAAGGAGCAGTTTCCTATGACCAAGGTTCAAGGGGTGGATAATTATCGTATTATATTCCGTTCTTTAGCGATACAACATAAGAAAAATCCCAATACTACGTGGTGGTTCAGGAAGGAGGATGGATCGCAATACGTACCCGTGGATAATCATCTTTACGCTGATGGAAGGAGGGACGTACAACGGGCTGTGTCGATAGATTTTACTTGTGATATTTATTATGCCAATATCCAAGTTTGCAAGATGACATCTTTCCCGATCGTAGATATTCCAGGTCTTGAATTTTTGGTCGTATCCCATACGCTGTATGTTAATGACGGTATACCTGTAGACAAGTTGTCAAGATCCAAAAAGTTAATTCATATCGATCTTCAAAATATAGGGCAAAGAATGACCGTAATTCCTGAGGCTATAACCAGTAAGACAGAGGTATATTATTTAAATATGTTTAATATGCTTGATCTTAGGGATATAGAGGCTAGTGGGATAAGGAATATAAAGAATATGAAAAATCTTCAAACCCTTGAATTGTCCTCATGTTATTTGGATAGGTATATAAAGGAGTTTAATGATCTTCCTAAATTAACTTCGCTGAAAATACATCCTGGCCCTTCTGATATGTGGAATTATTTTGATATAAATACCATTCCTTCTTTCGAGGTCGATAAAATAAATCCTACAATCACCACTTTTAGTTTTCTTGAAGACTGGATGGCTTCCGAGAGAAGGACAGGGTGGAATGATGATAATATGTCTGGAAGGGGATTGGAACATCTTACTAGTTTCATTGCAGCTAATAGCAATAGTCTTAGAATGGATAAGCTTCCGGATTATATTTATGAGATGAGGGCTATTACATGGTTTAACGTGAATGCATCCACTCATAGCCAAAAAAGATCAGATGATTTCGTGAACTCTTTCTACGACCTTGTTGTAGGATGGGATCAGATTACTATGACATCCGTGGCTAAGGATGGGAAGAGGAACCAGTTCTATAGTCTTTCGGTAAGCATGTATAATGCTATTTATCCAACCGAAAACCAGCGTCCTTCCGGCACGGAGCAGGCGCCGGAGGGATTCGTGAAAGGTTCGTCGAATGGATCTCCCGCTACGCCTATGGAGAAAATATATGTATTAAAAAATAATTACGCCCAGAAATGGACGATAAAACCAGCTTGATATGAATAGGAATGATATTGTAAAAGAATTAGGTTCATATTTTGACATAGTGGAATTGGTATGCCCCCATACATACAATAAGTGGAAGGACAGATCGTGGCAGTTTCTCGATACCGCCTTTCTTCATAACCTTCTTATATTGCGTAGGGATATAATCAAACAGCCTATGTATTGTAATAACTGGGATAAGCAAGGACAGTTTTCCCAGCGTGGTCTTAGATGCAACATGTGCCATATCGTCAAGGATAAGAAGGATGTTTATCTATCCGCTCATGTGTTGGGTAAGGCTGGGGATTTCGATGTCAAGTCGATGACGGCGGAACAGGCCAGAGGCTTGATTTTGGATCATCAAGATATGTTACCATATCCTTTCCGGCTTGAGGGGAAGGTGGGTTGGTTGCATTTTGACAGTCTTGATACGAGGAACGGTATACACGCCGTGGTGTTTTAGGTACTTAATGGTATAGTAGTTAACTTTGCGAGTAGGGTATAAAATGAAAGACAAAGACATGATAGAGCGAGTGGGGGCTTTGTGGAATATTGCGCTTGCGTATGGTGCCTCTTGTTGGGCTTATTTCCAGCCAGTACACCATTTATTGACCGTATTACTTATAGTATTAATAGCGAATTTCTTGGCTAGGTTAGCGCAAAGCGTAAGGGGCTGGAAGCTCCGACGAAGTCGTAGAAGACGGTTTAGTTTTAAGAGATGGTTTAGGGAGGTCAGGTTTACTGATATTCTTAAGGAGTTCGCTTTGTCTTGTTTTATAGTAATGACATTATGTGTTATATATAAGACGTTGTACCCGATCGAGGAGGAGGCTAGTATGATACTTACCGTAACCAAATATGGTGTGTATATAGCCCTTGTGGGATATGTCATGCTTTTCTTGAATACCATAGGGGATACTTTCGCTGACGCTTATTTGGTTAAGGTATTCAAGGCTGTGTTCAAGAGGATAAACGTGTTCAAGATGTTTAGTTTTTCCAAGAACATACCTGACGAGACGTTTGACGATATAAAGAAGATTGCTGATGATAACTTCAAATAATATGTAAAATATTAAATTTTATTTGATGTTTTACATATACCGGAAACGGTCAGGTTATTAGCCTAAGTCTTGAAATAAAGGCTACGTTATTGGAGAATATATAGTTACCTACGGATGTTTATCCAAGTCCGTAGCTCTAAGGTAGGTGATTAAACAGGGATTGTATTTGGGTTCCAGTGTTGCCTATACAAAACCTTCAATAACATTGGCGATGGGTACTAACAGGGTTTTTACCCTGACTTATGTTGAATAAACATTTTATTGAATTATTGATTGTAAATGGTTTATGTACAGGACATAGATGGTAGTCCTTTAATGCCAACAACAAGGTATGGGAAGGTAAGAAGGTTGCTAAAAGCGAATAAAGCGACTGTAATAAGCTTATGCCCTTTTACAATTAAATTACTGTACAAGACATCCGATTACAAGCAAGAAATTGTATTAGGCGTTGACGCAGGTACAAAACATGTCGGTTTATCAGCTACAACAAAAAGCAAGGAGCTTTACGCTAGTGAAGTTATTCTAAGAAGTGATGTTGTTGATCTTCTATCAACAAGAAGAGAGTTAAGGAGGACTAGAAGAAGCAGGCTTAGGTATAGAAAGCCAAGATTCATGAATAGGATTAAATCAAAGAAGGATAGATGGATCGCTCCATCTGTCTATCATAAAATTGATTCTCATATTAGGATTATAGGTTTTGTATATTCTATACTACCTGTTTCAAAATTGATTGTTGAGGTTGCCCAATTTGATACACAGAAAATCAAGAATCCAGAGATATCGGATAAGGAGTATCAGAAAGGAGATCAACTTGGTTTTTGGAATGTAAGGGAATATGTCTTGACAAGGGACGGGCATAAATGCCAGCATTGTAAGGGTAAGTCAAAAGATCCTATTCTTAATATCCATCATATTGAGTCAAGGAAGACAGGAGGAGATTCACCTTCAAATCTTATTACTTTATGTGAGACTTGTCATAAGGAGTATCATAAAGGTAATATCGATTTGAAGGTAAAACGAGGCAAGTCGCTTCGTGATGCAGCCGTGATGGGTATTATGAAATGGAAGTTGTATGAGGAGTTAAAATCCAGATACGATAACGTTTCGATGACTTTCGGATACATAACAAAATATAATCGTATAAATCATGGGATTGAAAAATCCCATGTATCCGACGCTTTTGTGATTTCAGGGAATTTTGATTCATATAGGCTTGGATATTATTACAAACGGAAATTGGTTCGTCGCCATAACAGACAGATTCATAAGATGAAAATATTGAAAGGAGGGATTAAAAAGCCCAATCAAGCTCCTTTCAAAGTCTTTGGGTTCAGACTATTTGATAAGGTAAGATATCAAGATAATGTATATTTTGTTTATGGTAGAAGAACTTCAGGGTGTTTTAATATTCGAGATATCGATGGGGATAATAATAAAAATCCAACTTTTAAGAAATTGACATACATCAGTCATGGATTAATTTCTGTTGAGACAGGTTGATTTTTATCATAATAAATATATAAAATTTAACAATATGTTTATATGAGGTTAAGGATAAGTCTTAGGGCTGTTTTTTGTTTAGGTCTGTCGCTGTCCCTGTCCTCTTGCGGAAGCAGGAGGCAGGTTAGCGAGGCGTCTATTGATAGCCGGCTGATAAGCAGGATAGAGACGATGATAAACGAAGTTATAGACCGCAAGATGGTGGAGATAAAGACCTCTGATCTTAATGCCGATATCGTTATAACTGAGAGGAAATTCGATACGGATAAGGATATTGATCCCGCCACGGGAGAGCGACCGGTATCGTCCGTGACTGACGCCCATATCGTCATCGGCCGGCGGGATAGCACGGTGACGACCGATTCCCTTGGCGTTGATAAGACGATCACCGGTATTGAGGATATTGATAAGAAGACAGACATCAAGCATAAGGATATAGACGATAAGGAGGAATCAAGGTGGCCGATGGCTATCATCTTTATGTCGATCTTAGGTATATTGGTTGTATTATTCGTGTTGTTGAAAAGATTCAGATTGATAAAATAATAGGTGTACAAGAAACCCCATACACCTATTGGTTATCACCCCAGAAAAGAATTGCAAATATGAGGTCAGTCCCGGATTCGAACCGAGGTATATGGTTTTGCAGACCACCGACTAAACCAACTCATCCAACCGACCAGCTAAACATATCGCAAATGTAGCCAATTATCCTTTCATAGAAAAAATATTCATTGTTTTTTTAGACTTAAGCCAAAGAAATGGGGTGTGGTCCCGCGCATGGCTTGGTTCTCGTCCCCGACGGCGGTGGATCCCGCTGGGCCTGCCTTACGCCTACCCCACCTCCCGATCCTTCTTGGCGTTTCCCTGTAGGGGTTAAACAAGAAAGGATTGTCAATAAGGTTGTTTTTTAGGGCACAACGTTTTCATCCGGATGAAGCCCGTCTTCGACGGTCATCATCCTCATTCTGATAATTTCCTTTTGGTGAAAATTTAGACGATTAAAATTATGTCAGACATCATCCTTTCTAATCCGGTTGCTCCTTCCAGTCGCAACCTCCTACTAAAATTGTCATGTTTAGGAAAAATGCTTTGATGGGGTATTTTATCAAAAAGTTGATTGGTAAAAAGAATAGAGGTGAAAAAACAAATTACTTCTTTAGAGATTATCGGCACGATAGTCTCCCTACGCAATGTCCAAGTTGGATTTCGACCATAGCGATCACCGTAAAAAGCCGTGATCATAAACAAAAAAAATGAGTACTTTCACAAGCACTCATTTTGAAATGGCAAATTTTTTAGTACCTTTGTACTATACTAAAAAAACATATGGCAAATTTAACATTAATATTTGATCAATTCGTCTCTTCCTCAGAAAAAAAGAGGATGTCAGAAGAAAATAGGGCCTTGAGGAGGGATTCCGGCAAGGTCATCTTACCTTATTTGCTTAATGACAATACTAATCCTTGTTGCGATAATCCTAGGATAAAGCGTCAGTCATCATCAAAGTCAGAGATACTGGAGAAGCCGATATCGGAGACGCTGATAGGCATTCTCATCATATGCCTTGACCCTATAAGGTTTAGGACGCTGGGGATCAAATACAACATCAAGTGGTTCTATTACTTTGTGAATGAAATAGTTAATTACTATATCAAGCATCATCGTCTTGGTGGTGATAATCTCGCCTATCAGGTAAGGCTTGTCAGGTGGCTTCTGCTTAGTTACGTGAACGTGGCTGTTGTCCACGGTTATTATGCTATGGTGAGGAAGGCGAAGAAAGAGCATCCTGATCTCTTCGTGCATAGCAATAAGGCTAGGTATTATTATTGGGATAGGTGTCCTTTAGACTACCACAAGCTAGAGGACGAGCAAAATATAAACAACCCGACCTATAAGGCTCATGAGTGCAATAGGAAGCGTGCCGAGGATATCAAGCGTGTTGTTTATGACTCCATGGATTCGATCAGGAAACGTGACCTTAAGGATTTCGTGTCCTCTAAGAATAATGGCGTTAGTATTTCTTTTAAGGAAAAGGTTCAGAACAAGGTCAGGAAGAAGGGCTTTGGTAATGTCAGCATCAAGACCATAGAGAGGGCTATAAAGAGCTATTTAGATGAGCGTGGTGTCACTTTCTCTGAGTTCGTCGATGGGGTGAGGAAGTTGGATAGGAAGATAAAGGAAGTCAAGTCCGCTTTTGGCAAGGTTAAAAGGATTAAGATCTTTGGCGTCAAGGCTTATGATTATGTGTCTGGGGATGAGATAGTTGATGAGTTTGGTATGGCCGCGTTGTCTGATGAGGTGTGGATTCCTGATAATAGCACACCGTTCCTTGACGATTATATTGAATCGCAGTATTTGTCTAACAATTTTAATTTCTAATATTATGGTTAATATAAAATCACATGACTTTTATACGGTGTTTGATGATAAGAAGCAACTTTTTAAAGTATCATCATTATTTGATTCTTTAGATGAATCTGAAGATATAGTCAAAGATTTGATGGATTCTGGCACATTCATGTATGTTGTTGACGAACGACTGTCTATGATATGGGTGGATATATTTATGATGATAGAGCTTCTTGGGGAATATGATGGTGGGGATGTTAAGGATTTGGCTATTAAATGCTCTTCTCTCTATTTGAAAGATAAGGTGATGCGTTTAATTGTCGATTATGTCAATTGCGATTCTGATGATTATGATGATAGCGTTGATCCTATATTGAGTTATTGTAGCAATCTTATTCATAGTGGTGATGGGAATATTGATTATCTGCCATTGTCCGACATGGTAAGCTTGAATGTAGGAAATTATATGTCAGATGACATGTTGAAGCTATTTGATATTGCCAAGGAAGACAATCGCATAATATCTATATTGTTTGTTTTGTTAAGTAGACCGTATGTTGACGATTATGGTTTTTTTACTCTTACTGATTTGCTTTCTATGATGATTGATAAAGGTTTTATCGGTGATCGTGATGATATAGTGAATGCCTTAGGGTTTATCTTAAAGTAGGTTTATTGTATTGGTATGACCCTATTTTGTATCTTTGCTTAAAAGTAGTAAAGATGAACCAAGTAAATATCATACCGAAGATAATTCATGATAAGTTCGCCGCTAGGATTATCATGGATGATTACGATATAGAGAAACCTATCGTTATTACTGTCGTGGCTAGACGTAACGATGGTGAGTATAATACCCAGATACTAACATATCCGACATCTGGCGTTGATTATGAGGGTAATGTAAGGATGGTGTTTTTTGATGTCGCTAGGTCTCATGTTTGCCAGATAACATCGGTATTTATCAACGGTCATGAGGTCAAGACATATTATACCGATATCCCGGATCTTGATATGCAAGCCCGTTATGACGATAGCTTATGCCGGTACGATAAGAAGGTTAATATTAATGATATTCGGCTGTCATTTCAGGTGCTAGAGACACGTGATCCAAAGGTATTGCAGGTATTGGATGAGTCTGAGTGGGGGCTACTGGAGGACAGGAAGGCGATTATCGAGATCACTACGCCGGGCATGTCCGACCCCGTTACGTTGTTCCTTGGCAAGAATCAGGTCAATACCTTTACTAGCCTAACATTAGGCCTCAATTGCTTTAATTACGATGATTGTAATGTCAAGTATCTTGATCTACCTGATGGTATATATGATATCAAGATCATAGGTAGCCCTTCTACTTACAACTTCAGTCGCAAGTATCTTAAGACGGATCTTATACGCAGGCGTCTTGATCGGCTATGGATTAAGACTGATATCCTATGCGAGGATAAGGATAAGGATCTTATAAATAAGATACAGGAGATGGAGACGCTTATGACTGTAGCGGAAGCTAACGTCAGGTTGGATAATATAGAGGCGGCTCATGAGATCATTGATCGTGTTGGAGAGCTTCTTGAGATGGCTACTAATTGCGTGGATTGTTAAATATAAAAATATTGTCATGGGTTGTAATACTTGTAAGGAAAAGGCGTTAAAGGCCGAGAGGGAAAGGATTGAGAGAAGTATGATGAATCATTCTTCTTCTACCGTTGTTAGCGATATGGAATACGCTTCTAGGAGCACTGCCGGTTGTATGGTTATGCTTGATCCGTTGAAGACCATGGAGCGTGACGTGGTGAGCATATACAAACAGACCCGTACCATAGGTGACGTGGGTATCGTCTATCTCAACATGCAGAAGAAGATCCGTGAGTGGATCAAGAATCTGCCATATGGATGTCCGCCTGACGAGGAGGTACAGGAAATGAGAAAGGAGATTCTGGATGGGCGCTCAGAGTATATTAAGCCTTGATAGATCGGATCTATGTAAGGCCGTGGATGAATGGCTTTCTTGCCAGTGGGGTAGATACATGAGGTATCATAGGTATAGGATCGGGAATAAGCCTGATGTATCTTATTGGGGCAAGATAATTCGTCTGCAAAGATCATTATGCGATAATGATTGCGGGTTATGCCCGGATGAGGTAAGATCGTTAAAGGAACGTATTAACAAATTGTTGGCATGAGAAAGTATAATTGTTCACATATAACCCCGTCCACTTGCGTACCTTACGAGGGCGATCTCCCAGAGTGGTCAAAGTATAAGGACTCTGATGAGTGCGTTATGATCTCAGACGTCATAGAGGAGATATATGATGAGCTTACCCGTATTAAGGAGGCCATAGATGTCCGGGATCTTGGCGAGTCTTGCGTGAAGATAAATGGCGATAAGACTGTCGCTAAAATCCTTTACGCTATTGAGGATAAGATCTGCAATGGGTGATTAATGTCCTGATTTTGGGATATTAAAAATAGCCAATCGGTTTGTGTTTATCATCCCGATTGGCTATTTTTGTATGTCCGCCGACTCTCACGAGGGAGCGGACATAAACTATTTAATTATTAATATCAAAATTAGACTAGGTAATTATATGCAATTTTACACTATTATGTTATATAACATAAGTAAAATAGTATATAATTACTTTTTATATTTTACCTTTGCGTCAAAACAATAGTAATATGCTAAAAGCTTATAAATATAGACTAAATCCGACATCCGAACAGATCTCGCTAATGGATAGAACTTTCGGATCAACCCGATTTATCTATAACTGGGCTTTGCAGACAAAAATCGAAGCGTATCAAGATGATAAAAAATCACTTACGGCTGTTGATCTATGCAAGAAACTGACTGATTTGAAGAAACAAGAGGAATATACTTGGCTCAATGAGGTATCTAGTGAATGCCTACAGCAGTCAATAAGGAACTTAGATCAGGCTTTCACCAGATTTTTCAGGGAAAAGAAAGGCTTCCCAAAATTCAAGTCAAAGCGAGGATCAAGGAAATCGTTCAAGAATATCCTTAATGTCCATATCGATTTCGATAACAACAGGATTAAGTTACCGAAATTAGGATGGGTAAGATTCTACTCTAATCAAGTGTTTAAAGGGAAGATAGGAACTGTTACCGTATCAAAGTCACCTACAAATAAGTACTATATCAGTATCCTTGTAGACAACGGCCTTAAATTACCGGACAAGTCTCCTATAAATCCGGATATAACCGTAGGTATCGATGTAGGGATAAAGACATTCGCGACCTTATCGAACGGTTCGGTTTTCGAGAATCCGAAATATCTGGAAAGGTCTTCCGCACGATTAAGATGCTTACAACGTAGATTAGCTCGCAAGCAAAAAGGAAGCCGAAGAAGAGAGAAAGCTAGATTAGCCGTAGCTAAGGCATACGAGCATATATCAAATCAAAGACA